TCAGGACCCGGTGAGGAGACAGAGGTCCACGAGCGGCGGAAGGTCCACGCAGAGGCCGGAGTCGTCGTCCTGGTCGGTCGGCGCCTCAGGGCTCTCCGGCGTCGGAGGCAGCGTGGTCGGCTTCGGGTCGCGCGGAGGCTGGCTGGATTCGGGCCCCGGCTGGGTTCCCGGCGGGCTGGCGGAGGGGGCGCCCCCACGGGGCTGCTCCTCGTCGGGCTCGGCCTCGGCCGCGGTGGTGCTGGCGGCGGGCTCCGGCGTCTTTTCGTCCTCGGCGTCGCCGCGGGTGGACTCGACCAGGGTGAGGTTCGGTGCTCCAACCCACAACTCCTCCTCGTTGCCGGGGTCGTCAGGGTCCGTGTCGCCGGTGCTCATGACCGGGTCGGGCTGGAGGAGCGCCCCGGCTTCTGGCTGGTCAGTCGTGGCGGTGGACGGCGCGGGGCCGTCGGAGTCGGCGGAGCCTCCGGGGGCCAGGACGAGGGCGGCGGCGGTGCTCACGGAGGCGACAGTGGCGACTGTGGCGGCAGTGATGGCCGGGCGGGTGCGGATGAAGTTCCGGATGCTGTCCCGGCACGTGGTGTAGACGACGGCGACACCGCCGCCGAGGTAGAGCGTCAGGTGGCGGCGCCTGCGGACGGGCTCGGCGGCCGGTTCCTCATCCCCCGGGGCCCGGGCGCTGACTCCCCCGGTGAGTGCGGCGATCTGCTGCGCGGCAACCTGTGCTTTCAGATCGGTGATCAGGGCCCGGTTGGTTTTCCACCCGCGGTAGAGCAGGACGATTGCCAGGGACGCGGCTCCGAGCAGTACGGCCATAAAGACCAGGACTGCGGCCAGCGCGAGGTCGGTCACGGGGTCCCCCTAGACGTGGAGTGACGTACCGTGCATCCTCGGTTGCCGAGGGCGACCTTCTACAGTTTTGTACAACTTTGTGACCTTACCGTGACATGCGTCACCCGGCCTGACGCTGATGACCCCCAGAAGGTTGTACGACCGAGGGATTTTCCCTGGCCAGGCGTCGGACGACCTCCGCCTGCTCCTCCGGTGAGAGGGACGCAAGGATCGCGTACACGGCGTCCGCAGGCGGGGAGAACGCGTTTGCTGCGGCGGCGGGCTGTGGTAGTGGGGTGATCTCCTCCAGGGCGTCCGCCGCGTCCTGTCGGCCTACGCGGGCCAGCTCGTCCGCAGTGACGCCGACGACCTGTGCCATTCGCGCCAGGGTCTCGGCCGGCGCATGTACGGGGATGGATTCCCCGCTGACCGACTGGTAGCCGCTGGTGATCTGTCGCCAGCGGGCGTCACTCAGGTGTGCCCTCTTCGCTGCCTCGCGGGCGGACAGCCGGGATCGCCGGCGGGCCGCATCGATGAGGGCGGCCTCGCGCGGGGGCTCCGGTCGCGTGCCTTTGCTCATGACGGCAGCTTCGCAGACTACGCGCTAGTTGGCCACTACTGCCGGACGCGTTCAGGGCGCAGGGGCGCGTAAACGCGTAACTTCGCGCCAGTACGCCACTAGCGCGTAGTAGTTGCTCTACGCGCTACTACGCGCTAGTTTTCAATCATGAACGACCCGCGCAAGCCGAAGCGGCGGCGTCGTCCTCGCGGTTCTCCGCTGGACCACGCGCCGGAAGGCATCACGTACGCCCGTGAGAAGGCTGGCCTGACGAAGCGGGCCCTGGCTGACGCGCTCCACATCAGCGAGCAGCTGATGTGCGACATCGAGGCCGGCCGACGCAACGCGGCGCCGGAGCTCCTGGAGCGGATGGCGGAGCGGCTGGGCTGTCCGCTGGTGGTCCTCCAGGCGAAGTCAGCCGAGGAGGCGCGGTCCGGTCAACGGCCGGAAAGCGCGGCGCCGTCGGGGCCTTGAGCGGGTGCCGCCGGGGTGGAGATTGCCCTCTCCGTTCCCCGGCCTGGCACCGCCCCCGCGCTGCGGATCTCGGGACGTCCGGACCTGGCCCGGTCCTGGACTCCCTTCACACCTGACACCTCACCCGTGAACGAGAGGTATCGATGGCAGCCAACTCTAGCGACCAGGCGGACGTGATCGCGCCCGCTGTCGCCCTCACCGAGTTGTTCACCACCCACCCGGCCCTCACCCCCGAGGCCTCCGGACTGGCGTGGACCCTGACCCCCGCCGGTGTCCTGCACGCCGAGGCCCGCGACGCCACGGACGGCGGACTGGCCCTCCTGCTGTGCGCGGACGTCCTGGGCGGCACGCCCGTGATCTCCGGCAACGGCCGCGAGTCCGTGGGGGAGGTCGTGGCCGTCTGGCGCGGCGTGCCCGTGGAGGTCTGGGAGAGCTGGACCACCCCGGAGCCCCGTCTCCCCCTCGGCGCCGTGGCCGTCCTCCCCGCCGGGGGAGGTGCCCGGTGAACCCGTGGCTTGACCTCGTCTTCCGGGTCGCCATGGTCGTGGCCTTCCTCGGCCTGGTGCTCTCCGTGTGCCTCGGCCGGCGGATGACCTCCCGACCGGAGCACATCCCGGCGGAGTGCGCCACGTGCTCCTCCTTCCGGCACCCCTCACGGTGGGCGGCCCGCCGGGCCCTGTCCGTCATCCCCCGGCAGACGCGTGGGGGTGAGCGATGAGGACCGCTGTCGGATCCCGTCACCGCACCCGCGTGAACCACGCCGTTGTGGTGGAGGCCGCTCGCGCCGTCCCCGGTACGTGGGTCCAGGCCGCCGCGTACGCCTCCCTGGCGAGCGCGGAGAGCGCGGCCCGCCGGGTCCCGCTCGCCGAGCGCATCCCGGCGTACGAGCCCGCCGGATCGTTCGAGGCGTATGCGGCCTCCACCGGCTCCGGCCCGTTCCTGTGGGTGCGGTCCACCGAGGGCGGCCCGTACCCGGCGCTCCCGGCGCGGATGAGCGTCCGTATCCCGGCCATGACCGGGGCCGCCCCGGGGGAGGTCGGCGTCCTCACGGTCTCCGTCCGCCCGTTCTGCCAGGTCTGCGGCGGCCCGCGTGGCTGGGACGTTGTAGGCCCCGTGGAGATGCATGTCCGCAACGTGCTGGTGACGGTGGACCGTTGGTCTAACCCGTGCGGTCATGACGACGTGTACGCGGACGTCCTGGAGGAGTCCCGCCGTACGCCGGCCGCCGTGGACCCGGCCATCTCGCGCGGTCGCGGCCACCGCCCCGGGGACCCCGCCCGCGCCGGTGTCTTCCGTCCGGCCGTGGAGCTGGTCCTCCAGGCCGCCGCCGAGCACCGCGCCATGCACGCGAAGCAGGCCGCCGCGCTCCTCCGCATCAACGGCCACGTCGAGGCCGCCGGCCTGGTGGAGGTCAAGATCCGCGCCGAGCGCGGCCACCTGTCCGCGAAGGCCGCCGCCCACTTCCTCACCGTGGAGGGCGCCGCGCGTCGCTCCACCAGCACCACCCGCCAGGAGAGCAACGCATGAGCACCACCACCCTGCCCCTCCCGCCGGTCCCGGGTGACCTGGTCGCCCCCACGGCGCGGCTGGTCCTCCCGTCCGGGGACCTCAACTCCTCCGCCTACCGGACGGAGTGGGAGGCCGTCCGGCGCCTCGGGATTGGCGGCTCCGACGTCGCCGCCATCGTCGGCCTCGACAAGTACCGCGGGCAGCGGCACGTGTTCGAGGAGAAGCACGGCCGGGAGGTCGTCCGGGACAACGAGGCAATGGAGATCGGCCGGGAGATCGAGGACTTCATTGCCCGCCTGTTCTCCAAGCGGACCGGCGTCCCCATCGCCACGCCGCCCGGCACGATCGGGCACGTGGACCACCCGTGGGCGCTGGTCAACATCGACCGCGACACGTTGGACCCGGACACGGGTGAGGTGGTCGGCCCGCTGGAGTGCAAGAACCGGTCGGAATACCAGTTGGAGGAGTGGGAGTCCGAGGACGGCCCGCCGGACGCCCCCGCGCTCCAGTGCCATTGGGGCATGGCCGTGGGCGGCTATCAGCGCGGCTACGTGGCCGCCCTGGTCGGCGGCAACAAGTTGCGCTGGCACGTCGTGGAGCGGGACCAGGAGATGGTGGAACACCTCCTGGACTACTGCGGGACCTGGTACCAGCGGCACGTGGTGGAGGGATTCCCGCCGCCGGTGGACGGCCTGGAGACCACGAAGGACCTCCTGGGCCGCCTCTGGGAGGTCAAGCCGGAGGCCATCGCGGAGGTGGACCTCCGCAAGGCGAAGGACCTCCGCTCCCGTAAGGCCTCGTTGGACGCGCAGATCAAGGACCTGGCGTACCAGAAGACGACCGTAGAGAACGAGATGCGGGACCTCGCCGGTAACGCGGACATCGTCCGCGTCGGCGCCGCCACGGCCTGGACCTGGAAGGCCAACGGCAACTTCAGCGAGACCGACTTCCGCGCGCAGTACCCGGACCTGGCCGCGAAGTACACGACCACCGTGGAGGTCCTGGACCTCGCCCGGCTCAAGAAGGAGCAGGAGGCCGCATACTCCGCATGCCGCGGTCGCCGTCTCTACGTCCCGAAGAAGGAGCTGTGACCGTGGCTCTCTCCACGTTGAAGGACCGCGTACGCGCGGCCACTCAGCAGGCGCCCGCCCTCGGCGGGCGCCCCGCCCCGGCCTCCACCGAGGAGGCCCCCCACGGAGCGCCGGCCACCCTGGAAGAGGCCGCCGCCACGGTGGAGGACCCGGTCCAGGACTCGGCGGACGCCGTCCTGGACTGGCTCCGCCGGTACGAGGGCCACGTCACGGACGCCCTCCCGTCGCACATGGCGGCCGGGCCGTTCCTGGCCGCCGTGCGCAACGTGCTGCCGGAGCTCCGCTCCTGCAACCCCGCCTCCGTGCTCCAGGCGACCATGACGGCCGCCCGGTTCGGTCTGGTGCCGGACGGCCGGGAGGCCGTCATCACCGCCGAGTACGGCCGGGCCGTGTTCATCCCGACCTACCGCGGCTACATCGCGCTCATGCACCGCTCCGGGCTGGTGGCGTCCGTCCGGGTCGGCATGGTCTACGAGCGGGACGAGTACACCTACGAGCCGTCCGCGCCCTCGCCGTTGGACTTCACCCACCGGCAGGACCCGGCCCTCACGGACGACCAGCGCGGCGCCCCGTTGTTCTCGTACGCGTTCGCCTGGTTCACGAACGGCTCCCGCTCGCAGGTGGTCACCGTCAACCGCGAGGAGGCGGAGGCCATCCGGGACGAGCACTCCCGGGCGTACCAGGAGGCGGAGGCCAACGGTAAGCGGGACTCGTTCTGGCACACGGACTTCCCCGCCATGTGGTGGAAGACGGCCGCCCGGCAGCTGGAGAAGGTGGTCCCCGTCTCGGCGGAAGTCCGCGCCCTGGTGGAGGCGGACCGGGCCGGGGAGGACGGCCGGGTCCAGGTCCTCCACGCCCCGGACCCGGAGGCCGCCTCCGTGGACCAGGAGGACGCCGTCCTGGAGGCGGGGGCCGACCGGGCCACCGAGGCCGCGGAGGCCTCGCAGGACCAGGCGCCGGCCGACCTCCCGCGCAAGCGCGGCGGGTTGAAGCGGACGCAGCCGCGCCGCACCACCCGGAAGGGCCGTAAGGCGGCCCGGGCGGGGAGGCGGGCGTGAAGCGTTACACGGCGCCCCGGCTCGACTGGACGTATGGGCGGATGACCGGGTTCGACCTGGAGACCACCAGCACGGACCCGCACACGGCCCGGATCGTCACCGGCTCCGCCGTCCAGTACGGCGGCGGCCGGCCGACCACGGCCCGGACGTGGCTCTCCGACGTCGGCGGGGCGGAGATCCCCGCCGACGCCACCCGGATTCACGGATACACGACTGAGGCGGCCCGCACTGCGGGCCGCCCGGCCTCCGCGGTGGTCGAGGAGATCACCGCGGACCTCGCGGCCGCCGTGGAGGAGGACCGCCCGCTGGTCATCATGAACGCCACTTACGACCTCACGGTGTTGGACCGGGAGGCCCGCCGGTACGGCGTCACCCCGCTGTTCGACCGGGTCTCTCCGAACGTCCTGGACCCCTACGTCCTGGACAAGCGTGTGAGGCAGTACCGGCGGGGCGGGCGGACGTTGACGGACCTCTGCCGCCACTACGTGGTGCCGCTGGAGGGCGCGCACTCCTCTGAGGTGGACGCCACCGCGGCGTGCGAACTGGTGCGGAAGATGGGCCGCCGCTACCGGGTGCTCTCCCGGCTCCCGCTGGACCAGCTCCACCGGGAACAAGTGGCGTGGGCGCGGGAGCAGAACGAAGGCCTCCGGGAGCACTTCGCGAACACCCCCGGTAAGGAGGCGTGGGCGCGGGACGTGTCCCTGGAGTGGCCCCTCCTGCCGTTCCGGATGGCGGTGAGGCCGTGACTCCCACCGTGTTCGGCGCGGCCGTCCTGGCCGCGTCCGTGAGCGGCGCCATTTCTCTGCTCTGGTGGTGGCTCGGCGGCCAGGGCCGCCACCGCCGCCAGGCCCGCGCGGTGCTCCTGGCGCCGCGCGCCGCCGCGTCCGTGGACGTTCCGCCAGCGTCCGCCGTCCTCCCGCTGGACCAGGAGGACGGCGGCGGTGAGGCGGACCCGGAAACGGTGGCCCTCCTGGCCGTCGACACCGCCGACTTCGCCCACTGCCCGAGCGAGGGGCGCCGTACGCCCCACTTCCTCCACCGTGACGGCTCCCGTACGTGCTGCCGCTGCGAAACCAAGACGGCAGGTGACCAGACATGACGACCCACCTGGAGCCCTTCGGCGCCGACTACCTGCAGCCCGTACAGGAGGCGTGCGCCTACTGCCTGTGCTGCTCCGCGGCCCTGTGCCGGCGCGGCCGGGCGTCCGTGCTGGAGTGCGTCGGCTCCACCCACGCAGACCGCAAGTCGACCGTGACCGGCTGCCCGTGCTCGGCGTCCACCACGGAGGGCACCGCCTCATGGCGGGCCGGGCTGGTGACCGCCACCCTCCAGGCCGTGGAGCTCCCGCTCCCGGAGCCCATGGAGGACGTCCTCCGGGCCCTGGCCGCCGGGGAGACGACCGTCCCCGACCCCTTCGGGTTCCTCCTCGCGCTCCGCATCCGCCAGTTCGTCCAGACCCGGGACGACGTGTGCGCCGTGACCGACCTCGGCCGGGCGTACCTGGCCGCGCGGGACGGCCAGCGCCTCGCGGTGCGGGCGCGCGTGCTGGACGTGGACGCCGAGGAGAACGCGGCCCGCGTCGTGCTGGACGTGTGCCGGCCGGACCAGCGGGTGACCGTGCTCCTGGACCAGCTCGTCCACGCCACCGGCGTGGACCCGCTGGAGCTGCCCGGGCTGGAGCTGGACGTGGTCGCGAACGTGGACGCGGAGCGTCAGGAGGAGATCGTCCTCACCCGCATCCAGGCCCGGCCCGCGCCGCTCCCGGAGACATGGCGGAAGACGCCGGCCGTCGAGGCCGCGCCGGACGGCGAGGAGGCCCCCGGTGATTGACGTCCCGCTGTGGGAGGACGAGGAGGACCAGGCCGCCGTGGAGACGGCGGCCCTGGACGATGCCTCCGCGCTCCTGGACGAGGTCCAGGAGGAGCCGGAGGAGGAAACCCACCTCGAGGTCCCGCTGTTCGAGGTGACCGTGTACGGGGCGCCGGCGCCGCAGGGCAGCAAGAGCCCGAAGCGGAACAAGCACACCAACCGGATCCACCTCGTGGAGTCGTCCAAGTACGTCAAGCCCTGGCGGGATGACGTGGTGGGCGCCTCGCTCAAGGCACGCGGGCGCGGCTGGTCGCCGCTCACGGTCCCTCTGGCCGCAGAGATGATCTTCACTCTCGCCCGGCCGAAGACACATTTCGGGACCGGCCGCAACGCCGGCCGCGTCCGGCCGTCGGCGCCGCTCCTCCCGGCCGGCGTCCCGGACTTGAGCAAGTTGGCCAGGAGTACGGAGGACGCCCTCACAACTGCCGGCGTGTACCGGGATGACGCCCTGGTGGTCGAGTACCGGCGGCTGGTGAAGCGGTACCACACCGACCACGGGGCGGTGCCGGACGTCATGGAGGTGTCCGGCTGCGTCATCCGTCTGTGGCCCGCGCTGGCCCCGGCGGCGGAGCAGTGAGCGCTGTGGACTTCACGTGCCTCGGCGGCGCCGCCATAACGCTCCTGGAGACCTTCCCCCTGTGGGGGCCGGTCCTGGCGCTGGTGACCGGCTGCCTGCTCTGGCAGGCCCTGTGCCTGACGTGGCTCGACCGTGCGGAGGACCCGGAGGACACCGGGGGACACGCCGTCCTCACGGTGTCCCCGGCCGTCCCCGCCGTAGAGGACAAGACGGAGGACACCCTCACCCTCCGCCGTCTGACCTGCGGGGACACCGTCCCCGCCGTGTCCCCGGAGCGGGAGACGGGAGGTGCCTGATGACACGAGGCCCACGGATCCGGTACGCGCCCGACACCCTCCCGCGGCCGGCGCACTGGTCGAAGGACTCCGCGTGCCAGCACGCCCCGCCGGAGATCTTCCACCCGGAAGGGGAGGCCGCGGTCGTCATGGCCGACACCCGGGAGGCGAAGGCCTGGTGCGCGCGGTGCGCCGTGCAGCCGCAGTGCCTCGCGGACTCCCTGGCCCGGGGCGAGCGGTGGGGCGTGTGGGGCGGCATGGACGAGAAGGAGCGCCGGGCGTTCCTCCGGCGGCGCCGGGAGCGGGAGCGCGCCGCCCGCCGTCGCGCCGAGCGCAAACGGGAGGAGGCGGCCAGTGCCACCACCACCGCGGCGGAGGCCGACGACGCCGAAGCGCCGGCCGCCTGAGCTCCCGACCGGGCCGGGCGGGCTCCTGGACTGGCGGCATGGCCACTGGTCCGACGTGCGGGCGCAGTGCCGCTACTGCCCGCAGGTGACCAACCTCCGCGACATCTACGGACGGCCCGCGCACAAGGTGTGCGCCGAGGAGGCCGCCCGCCGGTGGGTGGAGGAGCAGAACGAGCGATACGAGAACGAGAGGCTGAGTCAGCAATGAGCAGCGAGGTACAGCACCGGTCACCCCGGCTCGGGTCGACGTACCGGCCGCGCGTGAAGGGGGCGGAGCGGGCACGCCTGGCCAAGAGCCTCGGCGAGGACTACGACCTCGGCGGAACGATCCGGTCCCTGGCCGCGGACCGGTCCATGTCGTACGGCACGGTGCGGAAGCTCCTCCTGGAGGCGGAGGTCACCCTTCGCGGCCGCGGTGGACGGGTGGCACGGGGATGAGGAGGCAACCACGTTCCGGCATCGCGCCGTTCGCTCTCCTGACCGCCGGCCTCTTCCTCTTCACGGCCTGCTACGTCGTGGACGACGACGAGGACGGGCACCGGCGGTGCCGGTCTGCCGGGACGTCTGTGGTCCTGGTGGCCGCGGTCGAGGGGAGCGGTAACGGCGGAGGCACCGGGCGGAGTTCCGGGTCCGGGACGGGCGGCGGGGTGAACCTCCGCAAGCCGGAGTCGGCGCCCGCACGGCCGGCCCCCGGCGGGGCGGTGCGGAAGGAGCCTCCGCGGGCTCCGGCCACGGCCGCGCCGAGCACGCCCACCCCGACGCCCACCCCGACCCCGACGCCGAGCCGCACGGGCCGCTGCAAGGGGGCCAGGTGATGCGCCGGTTCCTCTACGGCCTGGCGGCCGGTGCCCTCACCGGCGGCGCCATGTACGCCGTACCCCCGCCCGTCCAGGCGTGGTGGTACGTGCTCGGCCTGGCCGTGGCGTTCGTCGTCTGGTTCGGGCAGCTCCCCGACCTGTTCTGACTCTTCCCGCGCCCGGCCGCGCGCCGGGCGCCCTCCCTCTCCTCCTCTCCCTGCTCCCTGGAGACCGGTGTGTCCAGCTCCTCACGCCCTTCGGTGCCCGTGCGGTACTTCCACGGCGGCGTCCCCGGCTTGCGCCGCGGTGACCTCCTCCTCCCGCCGGCGGTGACCGGCATCGGGCGGACGCTCACCGCGGACGTGATCGACATGGGAGGGGCCGCCCGGCGGGACCGGGTGTACGTGACCACCGCGCGGGAGGCGGCCCGTGTGTACGCCGCGCTCTTCGTGGACGGTGCGCTCTACGAGGTGGAGCCGCTGGGGGAGCTGGTGGCCGACCCGGACTGTGCGGTGGCCGGCGTCTCGTGGGAGTGCCTGGGGGCCCGGGTGCTGCATGTGGTGGACCCGGTGGTCCTGGCCCGGGCGCGGCCGTTCGAGGCGTGGCTGCGCAAGCTCGACCGCGTGACGGACGAGGCGGGGGCGGCGTGACCCGTTCGTGTACGTCTTCTAACTGCGTGACAGTGCGTCTTGACTTTGCAAACTCACTCAGTCAAAGTCATGATCGCGAAGGGGGCGCCCCGGCAAACGGCGGCCCATCCGCACCCGCACTGAACAGCACTGATGGAAGGTGGACCGCCGCATGAGCCACGAAGCGGTCACGTGGGCCATGGACGACGCCCCCATGCTGCGCACGGAGAAGGGCAAGCCGGACTCCACCGCGCGGAACGTCCTCCAGGTCCTCGCCGAGCACGCCAACAAGCGGGGCCACAACGCCCGCCCCTCCGTCCCCAAGATCCGGTACCGCACCGGCTACGAGCGCCGCACGGTCCAGCGGGCGCTTCGCCGCCTGGAGGACGCCGGGCTCATCAAGGCCACCGGCGTGCACAACGACGTCACGATCTACGCCCTGGCCCTCCACGTGAAGCGTCCGGCCACGGACTGGACGGAGCTCCTGGAGGAGGAGGAGCAGGACAAGGCGGCGGCGAAGGAACGGCAGCGAAAGGCCCGCGCGAAGCGTGCCGCCGCCACGGCCGTCACGCACTCGGACGCCGTGACCGTCACGGACTCCGACGACGTGACGGAGGGCGGTGTCACGGACTCTGACGACGCACGTCACGCAGTCGAAGAGCGTGACGTCACGCACTCAGAGTCCGGATGTCACGCACTCAAAGCCGCCCTAACCGTCAGTGAACCGTCCTCTCAACCGTCCGGAACCTCTGGTGACGGCCGTAGGCCTACTACCGGTAGTGGGGGCGACCTCGAGGGCGGCTCCGCCGCGGTACCAACAGCACAGGCGGCGGCGGACGAGGACGAGGAGATCCGGGCGGCGGCCACGGGCGTGGTCATCGGGCTCCTCCCGAGCCACCTCCGCGACCAGCTCCCCAACCCGGTGCCGCGCGCCGTCCAGGACGCCATCCGCAAGGAGCTCTCCCGGGGCCTGACGCCGGACCAACTCGTGGAGCGCGCCGCCCGCCGCTGGTGGAACCACGGCTATGAGGCGGACGCCGAGACCGGCGGCCCGGGCATCCTCCGCCCGGTGGGCGTGGCCGTGGCCCTGGTACGCCGCGGGAACTGCCCCTCCAGCCGGTGTGACGACGGCCGGGACCTGGACACCGGGAACCGCTGCCGGAGCTGTGAGCGGGAGGCCGAGGACCGCAAGCAGCGCCGGGAAGCAGCTCAGAAGCCTGTCCAGGCGACGTTCCTCGTCCCGGTGCCCACCGCCCCCGCCGAGGACGCGCCGCAGCCTCAGACGGCCGCTCCGCGATCTTCGGAGCGTCTGGAGATCCGGGACTGCGACGGCCCCACCTGCGAGCGGGTGTTCCGCACCGTGCCCGCCCCCGCCCCCGCCGGGCTCTGTTTCCACTGCCGCCAGGACGCCGAGACCACCACGGACAACCGCCAGGCGGTGACCGCGTGAACCTCACCGTGCTCCAGGACCTCCGCGCCGCGCTCGCCGAGCTCCACGCCTACGAGGCCCGGCTCACCGCCCGGGACGCCACCCCGCAACTCCTCCGCGAGCTGGACCAGGGCCTCACCCTGGCCCGGCGCCTGGTGGCCGCCGTCGGCAACCTCCCCGTGACCGGATGCCGGGCTCACCCGGACGGCCCGGTGGACCACGAGGCCGGCGGATGCCTCCTGTGCAACACCCGCCGCCGCGCCACCACGGCCCTCCCCCCGGCGGACATCGCCGTGGAGACCGTCCTCGCCGCCATCGAGGAGCACGGCCACGAGGCCGCCGTCCACCGCTACGGCCCCCGCCCCGTCACCCGCGCCCTCGCGGCCGCCGGCCGACACACCACCAGCAACCTCCCGCCCGAGTACCGCCAGGAGGCCACCGGTGACTGACCACCCGCCCGCCCCGCTCGACCACGGCCGCGTGGCCGAGATCCGGGACCTCCTCGCCCGCCTGGTCACCGGCCCCGCCGACGACACCGAGACCCGGGAGCTCCTGGCCGAGTGCCGTACGGCCCTGGCCGAGCTCCTCACCGACCGGGACGACCTGGTCCGCGCCAACCACGAGGCCGGCGAAGCGCTGGCCGCGTGGACCGGCTCCGTCTGACCGCACCTCACGAAAGGGAACCCCTCATGAAACCGACCCTCCTGGACGCCGCCGAGGCCGCCGGCCGCGCCGCCGAGGCGCACGCCGCCGCCTGCGGAACATGCAGCGCCGGTGACCGTCTCGCCGAGCTCTGCCCGGACGGCCAGCGCATCGTCTCCGAGGCCGCCCACCAGGCCGCCCCCAACGTCGTGGACCCGCCGTGCCCCCACACCTCGTGGGAGGTCACCAGCGAGTACCCGGCCCGGGACGGCTCCGGGTGGGTGAAGTCCCGCCGGTGCGCCGACTGCGGAGACTCGCTGGACCCGGTGACGGAGCCGGAGCCGCACTGGCCCGCCGCCGCGGCGCCCGCCGAGGTCGTCCACGCGTGCCCGCCCGTCGGCTCCGGCTTCACCCCGTGCTGTGGGCGCACGCCTTTCGAGCTGCCGCGCACGGACCGGATCACCGTCGACGAGCCCACGACGTGCCCCGCTGGCAAAGCACCGGCGGAGGAGACCGCCGTCCCGGCCGCGCCCGGCCCGGCCCGGCTGGCCGCGCTCATGCGCTCCCGGCAGCACTGGCGGGACGGCCGCGTGGTCTCGGAGGCCACGATCAGTCAGGCCGAGATCCGGGACGCCCTCGGCTGGACGGAGCCGACCGACGCCCCCGCCGTCCAGTGGGACCGCGCCCGCCAGGCGAAGGTCCGTCAACTCGTCCGCGTCATCACCGCCGGCCGCACGGCCTTCCCGGACCTCACGGACGAGTGGCTGGTCCGCAAGTCCCGCGAGGTCCTGCCGGAGCTCCTGGACGTCGTGGACGGCCTGGCCGCCCGCGTGGAGGAGCTGGAGGCCACCGGGTGCCGCTGCTACGACCCCACCAGCCACGCCGCCGGGTGCGTCAAGGCCGCCGTTCGCTGGCAGGGCCGCACCTACCCAGCCGCCGTCTGGTACCGCGACGGAGAGGGCGAGTGGTGGGCACCGGTGAGCACCGACACCCGCGGCTGCCTGGTCCTCCTCCTCGATGGCGACCACTCCAACGAGCCCGTCCCGCTGGACCGCGTCCAACACGAGTACGGCGTGTCCTCCACGTCGTACGGCGCGCACGTCCAGCGCGGAGACCTCCCCGACGCGGCCGGCGGCCAGCCGTGACGCTCCTGGGGGACATCCTCATCGGCGTCGCCGGCGCGCTCGCCGCCCTCGACCTGGTCCTGTTCTTCACCGGCCGGAACTCCTACCAGTGCTACGGAATCGGCGCGCTCGCGTGCGGGCTCGCCGTGATCGCCGCGGTGCTCCTCGACCTCCCCGGCCACTGGACGGCACTCAACAGCGCGGCCTGCGCGTGGGCCACCTGGCACTGGTGGAACGGCGGCGGTGGCAACAACACCCGCCGCAGACTCCGCCGCCTGGCCGCCCGCTTCACCGGCGTACGCCGCACCGCCCCAATGACCGCCTGACTCCGCACCACAACAGCCGCCCCCGCGGGTATCGGGGGCGGCCTCCACCCACCCAAGCACAGGAAGACACAACCCCTGATGAGCACACCCACCAGCAACTCCCCGGCCGCTCCCGTCCCCGTCACGATCGCGGAGAACGTGGTCCGCGCCTCCGCCTGCCAGGAGGCCGCCGGCCGCATCGCCAACCTCCCGCAGGACTACGAGCTGGACCCCGGCCGCGGTGACGCCGTCCAGCTCCTCAACCGCATGGCCGCCGACGCCCACCAGCCCGGCACCTACCCGCCCGCCCTCCCGTGGGCCCGCCTCCTGGACGCCGAGGACCTGGCCGAGTTCTTCCGGAACCTCGACGCCGCCATGAGGGGCGCCGCGCGGGACGCCCACCTGGCCGCGAAGCCGCAGTCTCCGGCCGTCCTGGAGGCCTTCGAGAAGACGTGCGCCTCCTGGCGCGCGACCGCCGAGGCACAGCACGCCCACAACTACGCGCCCGGCCCGGGCACAGACGAGGACCGCACCGTCGCCTACAGCGCGCCCGGTACCGGCTACCTCTACTGCCTCGGCTGCTGCCACGGCGGCGGCCTCTTCGCCGCGCTCACCTCCGACGACCTCCCCGAAGGAGGCCTATGTGACGGCTGCGGCGGAGACGTCCTGATCCCGCAGACCCCGGCCGACACACCGGCTCACACGCCCGTGCACTACTACCCGAAGGACGCGGAGCCCGGCGTGAACACCCCCGCCGAAGTCTGTGCCGCCTGCTCCGACTTCAATGCCGGCCGCCTGGTCCCGGCCTCCTTCTGCTCCATGGCCGCCTCCCGCATGCCCTGACCTGACCGCCCGGCCGCCCCGCCCACCGCGGGGCGGCCCCCTCGGAGAGGACTCACCTCATGAGCGCCCGTACCTGGCGCCCGGACGGCCCGGGTTCCTTCCAGGCCCCGGCCGGCGTCCGCGCCGTCCGCGACAACCGCGGCCGACTCTGGACCCGCAACACCACCCGCTGGACCTGCAACGGCTCCCACTGGATCCGGTGGCGCGTCCTCGTGGCCGACCACGGCCCCGTCACCGAGGCCCCCGTCCACCCCGCGCAGCGGGCCACCTCGAGCACCCTCCCCACCAGCGGGAGGCCCCGGTGAGCGCCCGCATCACGCTGCACTGCAACACCCTCTGGCGAGACGGCTCGTGCACGAGCCAGGTCATGACGGACGCCCGGACCGTGGAGGAGGCCCGCACGGCCGCCGGCCGCCGCGGGTGGCGCTCCCACCCGGACGGCACGGACTACTGCCCGCCCTGCTCCGGCGGCGGCCCGGCCCGCCCCGTCACCGTCCTCCACCTCCACGGAGGCACACCGTGACACACCCGGTCTCCCCGCCCGTCATGGACCCCGGACACGGGCAGTGGGTACACGACCACGTCCTCCCCACCCGGGTCCTGGCCCGCGCCGGGGAGGCCCGCACCCTCGGGGACCTCTTCCTCACCCGCTGCGCCTGCCAGTACGGGCCGTCCGGCCGCTGCCACGCCGGCCAGCACGACCGCTGCGCGCACCGCTCCCAACCCGACTTCTACGACGCCGGGTTCCCGGAGTCCTACCTCCTGAGCCGACGCACGGACGGCGGCCACGCCCCCGTCCTCGCCGAGGTCTGGCCCGCCGGCCACGCGTGCCGGTGGCGCTGCTCCTGCCCCTGCCACAACCCCGACCCGGAGGCCGCGCAGGACCGCGGGCTCCTCTTCGACATCCACGGAGCCACCGCATGAACCAGCCCACCCCCGCCGACTTCCACCGGATCACAGGGGAAGCCCTCTCCCACGGCATCGCCGGTGACCGGATGCGCGGCGTGGCCCTCCTCCAGCCCCTCGTGGACGCCGGCCCCCTCTCCACGTTCGCCCTCCTCGGCGGACTGGCCGAAGTCGCCGCCCACACCGCGCTGCAGAACCAGCTCCCGGGCGAGACGTTCGGCCTCCCCGTGAACAACGTCCTCACCGGAGAGCCCGCCTCCGCGGACGTCCTCCCGCCACCTCTCCGGTTCGCCGCGCAGTTCGTCACGACGTGGGCCAACCGGGACCGGGACACCGCCCGCGCCCTCTTCGAGACCTTCGCCTTCGAGAGCGACCGCACCGGCTCCCCGGACCTCGCAGAGGCCATCGGCCTGGTCTACGACATGGCCGTCACCACCGGCGCCGAAGTCGTCCGCCAGGCCCGCCAGGAACGGAGGAAGGCGTGAGGCCGTCCGGATGCGCGACCACGCTCCTGGCCGCCGCGTACCTCTCCGCCGGCGCGTTCCTTGCCCACGCCGCCACGGTGACCGTCAACAACGGAGGCTCCACCCGCTACGCCGTGACCCTCTACGCCTCGGCCGGCCTCGCGGCCGCCGCCGCGGTCGGCACCGTCACCGCTACCCGCCGCCCACCGCACCCCCGCACGGCCACGGCCGCCGACGACCGGCGCGCCCTGGCGGCCACGGACCCGGACGAACTCCACCGCACCGCCGTCGTGATCTGCCCACAGGACCGCGGAGAGGACCCGTTCGCCTGGAGCGAGCCGGACAACCTCCCGCCAGTCCCCACCCGAACCACGGAGAACCCCATGACCACCAGCAACCAACCGCCCTGTGAGGTCCCGCACGAGACCCCGGAGGAAGAGGAGAGCTGCGAGCGGCGCCGCCTCACCGGAGCCGGGGACCAGGAGGAGCCGCAACTCCGCGCGTTCCACGAGCTCCGGGAGTCCGGCCTCCTCTGGCTCATCAACCACCGCCTCCTCCACCGCCGAGGCCTCGCCCTCGCCCTCCACCTCGACGCGGACGACGGAACGGCCACCGGCTGGAACCTCCTCCGCTCTCCGGACGGACAGCCCTGGACGTTCGACACCGCGACCAACGAGCACGGCCGGGAACGCGCGGAGGCCACCCTCACCGCCGCCGGCGCCCTCCCCACCCGCCAGGTCCCCGAGTTCCCGCCGTTCACCGGCGACACCGCCGAGTGCCCGAAGTGCTCCTACGACCTGGTCCGGACGACGTACTGCCACGCGCTCACCGCCATGGCCCGGGACACCCTCAACGAGCTGTGGGTGTGGGGGCCTCTCCCGGAGCGGCACCGCCGCGAGTGCGAGCGGTGCGAATACCAGTGGTTCGAGGCCACCGGCCAGGACCCGACACTCCCCGTCCCGCTCACGGAACGGCAACTCGCCTACGCCCTGGACAACTCCACGCCCTACCCGGAAGAGCTCCACCCCCAGGTGGCCGCCGCCATGGCCGCCAGCCTCGTGAAGATGTTCACCGCGTACGCCCGGCCCGGACACGTCGTGTGGGACCCGGAGGTGGAGGAGGCCCGCCCCGAAGACGTCCGGCCGACCCCGGCCGACGACGCCCCGCCGGCGGAGGTCTCCGCGGACGAGGCGGCCGGCGCATGAGCCGCCGACGTACATACACGCGCCGCTGCTCCGGCCCCGGCTACTGCCCGGAGACGAGCACGATCGAGTACACCGCCCGCCGGGAGCTGGAGCACGTCCCGAAGGACTGGAAGTGCCCGCGCCACGCCGCCCCGGACGAGTGGATGACCACCAGCAACACCGAGACGACCACCGTCCTGGAGCTCCAACCCCGCTACCTCGACCGGCCCCTTCCCGGCCAGGAGCCGCGTCTCCTCGGCTACTTCTGGGGCCCGCCCGGCGGCCGGGCCAGCCACGGGTCCGTCTCCGGCCCCGGCTTCCGCGCCCTCGGGGACAACTTCCCGCCCGGTACCCGCCTCACCGTCACCGCCACGATCACCCTGCCCGACCCCCCGGAAGAGACCGGCACATGACGTACCGGCTCCGCCTCCACCGGCGCGTTGACCGCCTGGCCGTCTGGCTCATCGACCACGGCCAGCACCGCGCCGCGCTCACGCTCTGGCGCACCTTCCGCATGGTCTGACCCCTCCTCACCGAAGGACCCCAACCCACCCATGACCCTCACCCGCGCGGACCTCCCCAGCCACCTCGGCCGGTGGGTCACCGTCGCCAACCCGAACCCCCACCTGGCCACCGCCGCCACCTGGTACGGCCGCCTCGTCGCCCTGTCCGACGACCCCACCGTCATCATCCAGGCCCCCGGCGGCGGACAGGGCGTGTTCCCGCAGGCCTTCACCATCACCCCGGCCGACCCCCCGGAGCCCGGCTCCGTCTCTCCCCGCCGGCAGGCCGCCTACGAGGCCGTATACGCCCTCATCCGCCAACTCGGCGCCTACCTCCCCCCGGACCCCGCCCACCGCAACGCGGTGATGTGGCGCGCGGTCACCGCCGCCCTGGACGCCGCGAACATCCCGGCCCCGGCCGACCCCTACGACCCCACCCCGGCCTCCAACTACCCGCCCGGTGCCACTCCGGGAAATGACCGAGACACCGTGACCTCCACGGAACTGGGCCGAGCCCTGGAGGAGTCCCACCACGGATGGGCCCTCGACCTTTCCCCCGAGTGCGCCGACGTTATGGCGGAGAGACTGCTGCAGCGGTACAACGTCCGCCCTCGGATCGGCCCCGGGGACACGGGGGACCAGACGTCCCCGGCGAGCGGGGGACACGTCCACCTCCCTGTCCCCCTGGACGAACGCGGATGCGACCTGACCAGCGGTGTCCCCGTCCGCCCCCACCCCGAGGACAACGGGGACACGGCAGGGGACACCGGCGAGGGCGGCGTCCGCTTCGCCTACACCGCGACCGTCCGCCGCGGCCAGGTCCGCCAGGCCATCACGGAGGCGTTTGACCTCCTCGGCGCCGAGCTCGACGCCGCCCCCCACCGCACGGAGGACAACAGCCATGGCGCATGACGACGTGATCACCCCCCTCCACCAGGTCCCGGTAACCGCCGTCCGCGTCACGTGGCTGGACCTCGCCGGCACCCCGGACCACCCGTGGGCCGTCACCTACCACTTCAGGGACCCGCTCCTCCTCAACCTCGCCCGCCGCCGCCCCGCCCCGTCGATCATCACCGTCCACAGCGGGGAGTACCTGGCCGCCCTCACCGCCCCGGAGGACCACCCAGAGCGCATGCGCGTCTGCTACGTCGCGCGGAGCCTCCGCCGCTCCTCCCCCGGCAAGTCCCTGGAGGTGTGGGCCGAGATCGAGGAGGGCCGCTGGTGGTACGCCCTCCTCCCCTGGTACCAGGGCAGGCCCACGGCGGACTGGCCCCTGGAGCCCGACCGCGGCCAGGAGCTCCACGCCGCCGGCGTCCTCCGCGACGTCGGCGCGTACACCTGGCCCCCGCTCCACCCGCTCCGCAAACCCTCCACCGTCCCGCCCGGAACCCCCATCCTCATCGCGGACACGAACGTCCCCCCACCCCCACACGGCTACCCGGAGCCCGCCCGGCCGCAAGGACGGCACGCCCGCCACCCCGCCCCTACCGCGTGACCCACGCCACACCCCGTGTGCTCCTCCGGAGCGGACCGCACGGCCGGCCGCCGGAACGCTGGAGACCAGGCACCGGGTGATGACTCCCACGGCCGGGCTGCCCACCACAGGGCAACCCGGCCGACCCGTACCCACCAACCTGAAACCGCGGCCACCCGGCCGACCCGTACCCACCAGCCTGGAGACCCTGATGACCACCAGCACCGCCGCCACCTACGCCACCGCGTACGCTGTCCTCACCGCCGCCCACGAGGCCGGGGACTACCTCGTCCAGCGCGACACCGACGCCCGCGACAAGGGCAAGCACGGCCACCTCGGCCGCGCCGCCTGCGCCCGGCACGTCGCCACCTACACCGCCACACAGGCCCTCACGCTCCTGGCCGCCGACCGCGGCCTCGACCTCCGCCTCAACTGGCGCCGCGCCGCCGCCGGCCTCGCCCTCTCCGCCGCAACCCACTACCTGGCCGACCGGTGCGCCACCCATTGGGCGGACGACACCCCCGCCGCCCCGCTCCTGGTCCGCGCCGCCCACGCCGCCGGAAAGGGGACCTGGCTCCAGCGCGACCCCGCCGCCGGCGCCCTCCTGGACCAGGCCTGGCACAAGACCTGCATCGCCCTGGCCGCCGCGGTGGCCGCCTCCGGACGACGCTCCCGAGGCGGCTTCCCTGCCACCACGACAAAAGCAGCGATTACGAGCACGCCGTGACGCCCCAGTAACTAGCCTGCCCTAGATGGGATACAGGTCTGATTGGCAGGACGGCCGCCGGGCATGGCAGCGGCTTAACGGCTGGCACAACAGGAACCCCACCCACCCCGTTCAGCGTCGCGACGACGGAGAGAGCGCCCTGGCCGCGCTCAAGGACATCCACCGAGTCCGCAGCCTCCTCGACCTGGCCGAGCAGAACGCGATCATCACCGCTCGCCGAGAGGGGATCTCCTGGGCGGAGATCTCAACAACCCTGCACATACCGCGTGCTGAACTCGAAGCACGGTGGGCCGACCTCGACACCGATCGGTGACCAGCGCGCCACCCGCACGGCACGCGGCCCCCCTCACCCGACACCACGGGCGAGGGGGCCACACCCTCACCAGGACCAGCTACTCCACCGGCATCCGATCCACCGTCGACACCTTCACGCTGCGGATGTCCCCGATCTTCCCGTTCGTGATCTCCGACTCCAACGGAGCCGTGTCCCCACGGTTAGTCTTCCCTGGTCCCACGTTGTCCGCGGTGATCCCCGTCGTCCCCAGTACGTCACCGTCCTGGTCCAGGAAGCGCAGTTGAACGAAGTACGAGGCGTCATCCTTGCCGCCGTTCGTCACCTCGTACGCCACCACGTACGCCTTCGGCCCCCACACGTCGTGGTCCTTGACGCCTGAACTCACGATCTTGACGTCCCGCTTCGCGATGTCCTCCCCGGCCGCCTTCGCCGAGTCCCCGGAGCCCGCCTCCTGGCCCGCCGTCGCCGCGGTGCTCTCCTTCCCCGCGTCGCCGGTGCCCCCGTCGCCGGAGCACCCGGCCACCAGACCCACGGCGGCCACGGCCGCACCCACGGACAACATGATCTTGCGCATGGAACCCTTCCTCGCTGCTCACTCCACGAGCGGCAGACGGTAGCCGCGCGACGCCGCCCCGGAGGCCGACACAGGGGAGCACCGCCCACATGAGGCATACCTAGACCACATGACCGAGACACCCCACCCCCTCCACCTGATCAATCCAGGCCGCTAGTCTCGGCTCCGCTCATCGGGAGCGGCGCGTCACAGCGTTCCCGGCGCGACGGCCCGCTCCGGCCGGCGCTCCACAGCGAACGGCCCCTCACCGGACCTAGACACCGGGTGGGGGGCCGTTCGTGGCTCCAGCTCGCGGCCCCTGGCCCGGAGGTCATCCGCCAGGGGCCGCGTCACTCGAAGAACCCGAGGGCCGTGTCCGGCCGACAGTGGATGCACGCCGGGACGCCCTGGCGCAGCGCATCGACCGCCGCCTCCCGCGGCACCGGCTGACACCGATCCGACTGCTCCGCCGCCCAGCAGTCACCGCAGTGGACCGCGTCCACGTTCCGCCGGTTCAACCCGTACTGGACCAGCCACTCCGGCGGCTCCGGCCGGTGCTCCTCCGCGTACCGCCGCTCCGCCTCCCGACGCTCCTCCTGAGCGATCCACCCGTCCAGCTGCCGGAGGCTCGCCTCCGCCTGCTGCACCACCACGCGACGCGCGAAGAGCAGCAGCTCCAGACGACTCAGCTCACCATCGCTCACGCGTTCGAATGTACCTCCGGTGTGTCCGCACAGCACACGGCCCCCGGCGCGGAGGTCATCCGCCGGGGCCCGGAGCGTGCGTGGCTACTCGGCCACGAAGTAGCGCGTCGCTGAGCCCGTCCCGCGTCGCTCAATCACGCCGTGCTGGACGAGTAGGACCAGGGTTCGCCGGATCGTTCCTACGGTGACGCCGAAGCGCTGTTCCAGGGCGCCGAGCGTGGGGAGCCTCTGGCCGGGGAGGAGGTGCCCCTCCTGGACGTCCTCCTGGAGAACGTCCGCGATGCACTCCGTCATGTGGCGCCCGCCACCGGACCACCGGCCGCCCACGGCTCGGTCAAAGTGCTCAAGGGTGCGCATCGGGCACAACCGCTCCCCGGCCGCGAGCTCCCGCCGTGGCGACGGTGCTCCTCCCACGTTGTAGAGCGGGCGCTGAGTGCGGATGATGCGGAGCTCAGTGTCGAGGGCGGCTTTGCGGCTGGCGAACCACTTAACGGTGACGTGCTGAGCGAGCGGCCACCAGGTGAGTGCGGCCCGTTCCTGGTGCTGCTTCCAGCGGCGCGGCGGGTTGTCCGTGACTCCCACGTACAGGGTCTCCCCGCCCGTGTTGAGGAACCGATACAGGGCGCTGAGGCCTGGACGTGGCTCCGGAGCCGTGAGGCTACGCCTTCCCCCCGCTTGGGCCTCCGTCATCAGTTGTCCCACGCTGTTTCCCCTTCCCGATCGGCCCCCGGGTCCTCCCGGACCCGGAGTAGCCCAGTTCGATGTCCTGGACGGTGGAAGGGGAGACACCGATCTCCTCCGCGATCGTCTTCCGCGTGGCTTTCTCGGCGCGCCGTGCCAGGACGTAGTCCCGACGTAGGGCCTTCAACTCCTGGAGCTCCCCGGGCTGCTCCCGCAGGAACTCGCTGATCGCGTGCGCACGCGCCTGCGGGTCCTCCATCGCCTTCAAGGCTTTCAGGGCGTCGAACACGCGCTGGACCTCCTCGCCACCGTCGTCCTCAAGATCGGCCATTTGGGCCCCAATCTGCCATGGCCGGTTGCCCAAATTACGGGAGTCCCGTAATTTGGGCAACCGGCGCCACTCCGCGCCTACAAGTCGGCCCCGGTCGGTGTCTTCCACAACAGCCGACCGGGGCCCGCCAGACACCTGCACACACAGGAGCTGACGCAGTGAGTAACTGTACTGATCAGATCAGGATCGGTGGCCCGAGTGGCACCGTTTCCGTCGACCGCGCGGCGGTCGGTGAGGTCCTGGCCCTCATGGCCGGCCACTTCACCAGGGTCCGCCCCGGTGGTTACCTCACGCCCGTGGCGCTCGGCGCCGCGGTGGCCGGTGAGGTCTACAACGCCGGTGGCCGTACCTCCCGCGCGAACGGGGCGGCCGTTTCGACGGCCGTCACGGCCGCGCTCCCCGCCGCCGACTTCACCAGCACCCGCGGCCAGTACGCCGTCCTCCTCCGCGAGGCGGCCACCGCGCACGGCTGGAGCGACGACGACAACGAGCGTGCCATCCCGACCGTGCCCGGCCCCCGCCCGGCGCCCGCGCCGAGCCCGCGCCCCGGTGTCCCCGGCCCGCGCCCGACCACGGGGGAGGTCGACCGATGAGCGCGGAGACGGAGCAGCAGCGGGCCGCCCGGGCCTACGCGGCCGGTCGGAGGCAGCGCGAGGACGCACAGAGGGTCGCCGACAACGTACGGAGCGGCGGGGCGAACAGCGCTGGCGCGCAGACCGGGGGTGCCCGGTGACGTGCTGCGGACGGCCCATGAAGGACGAGGGCGGAAAGAAGGTGTGCGGGTCGTGCGGCGCCTGGTTCCAGGGCGTGGCCCCGGCCCCGGCCGCGGTGACGGGGGGTGGCCGGTGATGGGTCTGCGTGACTTCGCCCGGTCCCTCGTACCGGGCAATGACGGCGCCCTGGCCGTGGAGCTCCAGCACCGCGCGGAGGAGAAGGAGCGGGCGCGGAAGGCCAAGCAGGAGAGGGAGCGGGAGGCGGAGCGGGCGCGGCGCGCCCGGGCCTCCAAGCAGCGGCTTGCCCGGAAGGGCAGCGGAGCCCGCCTCTTCTGACCCACCAGAACGCCAGGAGCCGGACCCGTACCCGCGGGTCCGGCCCTGCTGTGGAGCACAGAGCGAGAGACGAAAGGGCTACGGCCATGAGCAGGAAGAGGAAGACCCCGGAGGCCCCCCGGCCGCCGAAGGTCCCCGGCGTCCGTCACGTGAAGACGACGGTGTACGACGTCGAGGCCCGGACGTTCGAGGGGGAGACCTCCTACCGGCAGGTTCCGCGGACGGTGTGGGTGCCCGCGCCGCCGCGTGACTGGGACGCCGTGGTGGCCCGCGCGCTGGTGTGCGCCGCCATCCTGGGGACGGTCCTCTCCCTTGGCTGGTCCACGGACTCCATCGGCCACCTCCTGGACCGCACCGGATCCGACGTGACGGCGTACGCCGTGGCGGTCGTCTTTGACGTCGTCTGGCTCGCGTGCCAGGCCCGGGAGTGGCTGGAGCGGGAGTACCCGGAGCGGGCCGCGGGCGCGAAGGTCGGCGGTTACGTGTGCCTGGCGCTCGCCATGGCGGCGATCTTCGCCAACGGCTACGAGGCCGGGGAGACCGTCGCCGGAGCGGGCGGCGCGGCCGTCTCCGCCCTGGCCAAATTCCTGTGGGTCCTGGCCCTCGGCTACTACGCCGTGGAGCTGGACGAGGGCGCCGCGTACGACCTCCACACCCGCCGTCAGAGCATCGCCGTGCGCCTGGCCCTCCGGGCGAGCCGCCGCCGCCTGGACGCTGCGGAGGCGTACGAGCGGCACGTGTACGGCGACCAGGGCGGCGTGGACGTCCAGGTGACCCGGTACGAGGCGCCGGAGACCGCGCCGGCGGCCGTCCCCGCCCCGGTGTCCCCGCCCGTCCCCGCCGTGTCCCCGGCTCCCGCTCCGGCGTCCCTCTCGACTCCTCCGCCCGCCCCGCCGGCCCCGGCCCCGGCGGCCACCGTCCCCCCGGTGTCCCCGCAGGCCCCGGCCGCCTCCACGGTTCCTGTCCCCCCGGCCCCGGCGGACGCCCGTGAGCGTGTCCTCACCTCCCTCGGGCTCCCCCTGGACCACCCGGGCGGCGTCCCCGCCCCGGACCAGGCTCCGGCCGAGCCCGTGAAGGAGCCCGAGCCGGCGCCCCGCCCCGTCCTCAAGGTCGTGGGCGGCAAAACCGACTTCATCCGCGCCGCCATCGCCGCGGACCCCCGCATCACGTTGGACGACCTCACGGACCAGGTCCGGGCCGCGTTCGGCGACAAGCCGAACCTGCGGAAGGACGTGAGGCGCCTGCGTGCCCGTATCGAAGGGAAGGCCTCATGATCTACGTCATTGGGCTGTGGTTCCTCGGGGGCGTCGCCGTGGCGCTCTACGGGACCCGGCCAGGAAGCCAGGAACGCGGGCAAGCCGTCGCCCTCGTGGCGGCCGTCCTCCTGATCCTCCTGTGGGAGCAGTGGTGAGCGGCCAGCCCGACGAGGACGAGCTCCAGCTCCGTGACCGCCTCCGGGACCTCGGCGTCTCCTACGCCCCCGCCCCGGCCGGCGCAGCGCTCCGGGAGCCGGGGGAGGGCCACCTCGAGCAGGCCGCCCCCGCGGCGGAGGAGGCCTCCGTCCCGGCTCCCCGTCGGACCGCTCCGCGCCTGCCGGACTGGTGGGCACCAGAGCGCCCGGACGTCACCGCCGAGGACAAGCCGGCGGAACCGGCGCCCGCCCCCAGCGATGAGGACGCGGAGGACCAGGAGGAGCCCGCGCTACCGCAGACGCCGGCCACGCCGTCCTCCAGCCCCGACCGCGCCGACTTCCAGACCCGCATGCGGGAGTGGCTGGAGTCCAAGAGGGAGCCCGCCAGGCCGGGGGACACCGGCCCGGACGACGACCATGCACCGGACGATGACGAGGACACGGGGGAGGACGACGGGGACACCGCAGGGGACGGCCCGGAGCCTGGCGGACCCGTCCGCAAGATGGCAACCGGCCTCAAGCGCCGGGCCCGCCGTCCCGGCCGGCGTCCCCGGTTCGCCGCCGCTGGCGTTCCGCACACCATGAAGCCGGAGCGCCGCTCCCTCGTGGAGATCATCCGCTCCACCCCGGACCAAGTCTGGTGGATGGCCTACAACGGCAGCGCCCTGGCCGCCGGGTTCTGGCTCGGCTGGCCGCAGTGGGTCAAGGACGGCACGGCCTTCCTGGCGGCGGAACACCCCACCCTCACGGACACCTACTCCCTGACCTGCTACGCCCTGGCGGCCGGCGTGCTCGTCCTGGACTACCGGGCCCGCGGCTGGCTCTTCCCCGTCTCATGGCTGGCCCGCATCCCCACCGCGTCCCTCGTGGTCGGCGTACCGCTGTACGGCGTCGACACCCCGATCTCACAGCTGTACTGACACCCCGGAAGGGATCATGAGTTTCCTCGCAGGCGTCGGCGTCTTCAGCTTCGCCGCCATCCTGACCGTCATCCTGTGGTACGGCACGAAGGACAATGAGGGCGGCCAGCTCGGCCCCCTCAAGTGGGGATGGATCGTCGTCCTCGGGCTCCTGGCCGGCGCCGCCTACCGGGTCGTGGACGGGTTCCCGTTCAACATCATCACGTCTCTGCTCAACGATGTGCTCGGGATCATCGGCGTGGCTCTCCCGGAGCTCACCCTCCCCGGCCTCGGCCTCCTCCTCGTCGCACTGCTCGCGTTCAAAAAGAGCAGCCGGCGCGGCATCGCCATGCTGTGCATCTTCCTGGTGTTCGTGAGCTCGGACGCCAGCGGCCCGTTGGAGGAGGTCGCGACCCGCATCGAGACCATCGCCACGGAGCTCCCGAAGTGAGCGCGGCCCACCTGCACCCGGTCCCCGACCCTGACGACGCCCCGGCCACCGAGGCCGGGACCGTGCCGGGGGAGGAGGCCGTGGTCATGGAGCTCCCCGCCCCCGAGGTCCGGGAAGACACGGCGCCGGGGGAGCCGGCCGAGGACGACGACCAGGAGCCGGGGGAGGAGGACGGCCCCCGGCATGCCCTGGCCGTCCCCGACCTCCGCCCGTACGTGAAGGTGGACCGCCAGGCCGTGGGGGAGCTCGGCGCCCTGGCCGCCGACGTCACCCGGTCCACCGGGCCGCGGCTGGGCTCCGCCCTCCGCCCTGTCTGGCAGCTCCTCCGCGTCGGCGTCCGCGTCCTGGGCCTGGTCCTCCACGGCTGGTTTACCGGGCAGCTCTGCCCGAAGGTTCCGCCGTTCTGGCGGCTCCTGGCCGCGCCCGTCTTCGTCCTCTACTCCATCGGCTTCGCCGTGGCCGCCGATCCCGCCGCCTCCCTCCTCCTCATCCCCGGGTGGCTCCTGGTGGCCGTGGCGGTGGAGCGGTGGGCCGTCGTCAAGGCCTCCCGGGACGCGAAGGCGAAGGCCTCCGCGAAGGCCGGGAAGGGGGCGGCGAAGGAGGGCCGGAAGGCCTCCGGGAAGACGTCCCCGCCGTCCTTCGCGGCACGACTCGTCAAGGCCCGGGAGCGGACCTCCGCGGAGGCGCCGGCGGAGGCCTCCCCCGAGCCCGCCGCCGAGGCCGGGAAGGGCCCGGCGGAAGAGGCCCCGGAGGACCAGGAGGAGCCCCCCGTCCAGGAGGACCCGCCGGCCCCCTCCCGGGACCAGATCGTGAGGGCCCTACACGCCCTCGTCGGGGGGTCCTCCGGGGTGCTGGACACGGCCCTCCGCGACCGCCTCCGCTACCCCTCCACCCGGGCCGTCCGGGAGGCCCTGGACGCGGCCGGAATCCCCCACCGCGAAGGGGTGCGCGCGGTGGGCGGGAACGGGCCCGGCGTCCACCGCCTCGACTTCCCGCCCCTTCCCCCCTCTCAAGAGGGGCCCCCTGGAGACGGCGTTGTCGCAGGTCACGACGCCAACAACAACGCCAACAACACCGGAGAGGGGTCCGGGAAGGGGTCGGCTGTAGAGGGCAACGAGTATCCGTTCGACGTCGTCCCGGACCCCGAGCGTGGCCCTACCTTCTGGAGAGTCGTTCCCCATGACCAGCACCAGACCGCCGCGCGGCCCGGGCCGCAGGGCCCCGCCCGGGCACCAGGACGCCCGCCACGAGCGGGCAGGAAACGAACCGGCCGGGCCGACCACCCGGACCACTGACAACGGAGAGGAACGACCGTGCAGCAGGACCACCAGGAGACCCCGGCCGAGACCGACACGGCGCAGCTGCGCGCCGGAGACCGCATCACGCTGGACGAGCTCGCCGTCCACCTCTCGGCGGTGGACGTGCGCCTCCGGCAGCTCGCCCGCGCCGCCGAGGACCCGGACACGCCCGTGGAGCTGGAGCCCACCATCGACTCCCTCCGCCAACTCGCCGGCCAGGTCCAGGAGCTCGGCGACCGCATGGGCCACCTGGCCCGGATCGTGGAGGGGGACGTCCCCCTCGCCCCGCAGCTCGGCGTGCAGCGTGACCCGTGGGGCGCCGCCGCCCTGGACACCGACCGGGAGGACTTCGGCGGCCCGGCCGTCATCCCCACTCAGTGGCAGCTCATCCGCCTCGCGCAGGACGCCGGCGACGACGCCACCACGTACCCGGCCGCCATGGCCGACGTCCCCCGCTCCGTCCTCCTCAGCTGGGAGTCGAAGGCCGCGGGCGCCCGGCGCCGCCGGGAACGGGACGCGGAGGTGAGGGCCGAGACGCTTCGGATCCCGTGCGAGCGGTGCCAGGCGGCCTCCGGTGAGCAGTGCCGCACGTCCAGCGGGTGGACCGCGGAGCAGGCGCACACCGGCCGCCGGAGGGAGGCGGAGGCCCGGGTGGACGCGCGGCTCGGCTACGTCGGGGACAACCCCGTGGCCGTCGCCGAGGCCTGACCCTGACTCATTCGAACGCAATGACCGGTTTGTGATGTTGCCCGGAACGGTGACCTCCGGCCCGGGGAGAGGGCAAGCTAGGAGGTGAACGGATTGTGAGGAGGAGGGCATGGTGGGCACGTACGTCTACCGGTGCGACAACTGCCGGGAAGAGTCCGACCCGCTGACCCGCCGTGAGCTGGACGTCGTCCGGTACGACCACCGCCACCAGTTCCACGGCGGCCTCAAGCCGGACGGGGAGCTGGTCCTCCAGCCGGAGCGCATGCGCCTGGCGGACCTCCCCCGGGAGCAGCGCATCGTCGGGGGAATCCTCCTGGCCGTCATCCTCCTGTCCTTCCTCGCGAAGATCGCCTAGCGCCGGGCACGACAATGGGCCGCACCTTCCCGTGAGGGTGCGGCCCTTTGCGCGTTGGGGCCCCGCGACCTCGAGGCGGCCCGCCGGCCGCGTCCGTTCACTCCGCGGAGGCCGGCGCCCTCTTCTGCCGCTGCCGCGCCGTGCTGGTGCTCCGGGCGATCGTCCCCACCCATTCCCGGTCATACGGCGTGTAGGAGGACACCTCCTCCGGTCCCCGGCCGGCCTCGTAGTGCTTCACGATCTCCGCGCGGATGAGCGGACGCGCCTTGTCCATGGCGGCCTCGGCGCGCCGGTAGTCGGCGGTGAACCGGTCCAGCTCCTCCAGGGCGGCGGCCTGGACGGCCGGGTCGTACTTCGGCGCCGGCCCCACCGCGTTCGGGCCCTTGAGCGGCGGCACGGGGGGTGTGGCGTTGCGGCCGATGTCCCCAATCCAGTTCCGGTCATAGGGGGTGTGCTCGGCGATCTTCCCGGGCCGCGCGTTGCGTTCCCGGAGGTGCCGGACGATCGCCTCGTGGAGCGCCAGGCGGGCAGTCTCCCGGGCGTCCTCGGCTGCTTTGAAGTCGGCGGAGTGCTTCGCCAGGCGGGCGAAGTGGCGGGGTGTGGAGGTCATGGCAGGCACTATGCCATCCCGGTTTGCAAGGCAGCAAGGCTAAGCGGGTGAACGTCACGCCACATCTAAACGGCTTGACATTGCAAAGTGACCTTGCTTACATGGTGGTGCCGAGGGTCAACGGGACCCACCGAGGAAGAGGGGCCGACATGGCACGCACCATCACCCGCCCGCAGTTCGAGGCCCTGCGCACCGCCGCACCCGTCACCGAGTGGCAGGACCTCCCCGCCTCCCACGCCCTGGCCTCCCTCAAGGACCGCCGCGCGGTCGTGGCCCGGCGCAGCACGGTGGACGTGCTGGTCCGCCTCGGCCTGGTCGAGCTCGCAGACGGCGCCGTGAGCGAGGAGACCGGACGTCCGTGGAACCGGATTCACGCCCTCACCCCGGCGGGCGAGGCCATCGCCGCCTCCCTGGAGGAGGGCGGCCCCCTGGTCACGCTGGACCGCATCGCGGAGGCCGTGGCCGCGCAGGCCACCACCCCGGCCACGCCGGCGCCCGCCGTCACCCCCGGCGACGTCATCCGCCCCGGCGTCACGATCCGGAAGGACGGCCGCATGCAGTGGACCGTGGAGCGGGACGGCCACATGGGCGTGATCTTCGACGAGGGCGGCATGTCCCGCGGCCGGTGGGCCGCCTGGTCCCCCTTCGCCGCCACCCGCCACAACATCGCCGCCTTCACCCACAACGCGGAGGAGGCCGTGGACGCGATCCTGGCCACCCTCCCCGCCCGCGTCTCCACCCTCGCGAAGGCCTCCGGCCACACCCCGGCGGACATCGTGGACGAGGCCGGCACCCTCGCGGACGAGTGGGCGAGCCAGGGCCCGCGCGCCGTGTTCCGTACCGCGGTCATCGCGGATGAGGCCGAGCTCTCCGGCCCGGCCGCCCTGGCCGTCCTGGAGGCCCTGGCCGCCCGTGCCGCCGAGGAAACGGCCGCCGAGGCCGCCCCCGTCCCCGGGGAGCCGGAGTGGCGCACCCTCAAGGGCGTGCAGGTCCCGTTCTTCCTCTACGGCGAGGAGCGCGAGGGCGGCCGGTTCGCCCCCGCCGGGGACCGTAAGCAGGTCACCGGCCAGCCGCTCCGGGTGGTCCGCCTCTGGATGAGCGGTGACATCCGCTACGGCGAGGACGAGACCGGCCGGGAGCTCTACCTCTGGGGGGCCGCCTCGAAGTTCTGGGCCGCCCCCGCGCGGTGACGGCCGCCGCACACCCGGACATGCCCCGGGCCGCCCGCCCCTGGCGGACGGCCCGGAGGGTGCCCGGCCACCCCGGCCGCACTGAACACGGAGGACCGCATGAGCAACGAGACCACCACCCCCGCTTTCCAGGACGGTGACCGCGTCGTGTGCGCGGACGGCGTGGCCCGCACCGTCCGCGGCATGGCGCCGCAGCTCCCCGGCGAGCCCGCCCACGTCGTGGTGGAGGACGGCACGGAGTGGATCGCAGCCAACTGCCGCCGCGCCAACCCGGAGGACCTGGCCGCCGCCCGCACGATCTCCCACCACGCCGGCATCCGTGTCCGCCAGGACCCGGACCCCGCCTCCCCGCAGTGGTGCGCCGCCCTGGCCGACCTCACCGCCGCCATGGACTACCTCAAGGCCGCGGAGACCGACGGCACCATCCTGGCCGCCATCGCCTCCGGCGCTGCCTCCGCCGCCCGGGACGTCGCAGAGATCACCGCGCGCCACGAGGCCGGCGCAGACACGCCGCTCCCGGCGGACCAGGAGGAGGCGGCCCTCCGTGAGGAGGCCGTCGCCCACTTCACCGTCCTCGCCGCGGACGGCAACGCGCACGCCTTCCAGCGCGTCCAGCCGCACGGCGCCTCCTTCCCCGTCGCCTGGACCTACCGCACCGGCTACGGGTCCGCCGCCCGGTACGGGTGGGTGACCGCCCGGAGCGGACGGCGCAACGAGGCCCCCGTGGAGTACCGCTGGCAGGCCGAAAGGGCCGCGCTGGAGGCCGCCGTCCTCACCGACGAGCCGTCCCCCGTAGCGGGAGCCTTCGCCACCATGTCCCTGGACGACCTCCGCGAGGCCGTCGACCGCCTCCGGGACCGCGCCGCACGCACCCGCGGCACCCGCCCGCAGGACGTGTTCGACGACGGCGTACGCGCTGCCCTGGAGGTCCTGGCCGCGTGCCACTTCGCCGAGGTGTCCCGCGGGTTCAACCCGGCCGCCGAGGTGGGCGCGAAGGACCACGACCCGAGCGTGACCGGCCTGGTGGTCGAGCCGCGGGGGAACGGACACGTGACCGCGTATTGGGTCCAGGAGGGCCGGTACGTCCAGGCGGACGGCCGCCCGTGGATGCACCAGCTCCGTGACCTCCGCCGGAAGTTCCAGGACGCCGGCTGGGAGGTCGTCCCCGGCGGCCGACGCGTGGTGACCGCCTACCGGCCCACCGTCTGACCAGGATCGACAGGGCGTCCCGCCTCCCTCGTGGAGGCCGGGGCGCCCTGCCGTTCCGTCACCGCTCCGCAACACGCCCTAACGAACACGCTAGGCAAGTTGACTTTGCAAAGTCACTCCGTCAGTATCGAGGTGCAGGCAGGGCGAGGGACCCGGCCGCAGACGGAGGGAGCACACCATGAGCAAGACCACCGCCACCGCCGCCCGCACCCTGGCCCGCCTGGTCGAGGCCGAGGACGCCGCCACCGCCGCCCGCCGCGAAGAGGCCCGCGCCGCCGGTGTCGCTGAGCGCGCCGCCGCCCGCGTCATCAAGGCCCGCACCGCCCGCACCGAGGCCCGTAAGGCCCTCCGCGCCGCCGAGCGCGCCGGTAAGGGCATCGCCGCCGCCACCCGCCGCCTGGCCACCCGCGAGGCCCGCCTCGCGGAGCTGGTCGAGGCCGCCCGCACCCGGAAGGCCGAGGCCACCGCCGCCCGCCGCGCCCGCCGCTCCGCGGAGCGCAAGGTGGAGAGCATCGGCCGCCGCGCCGCCCTCGCCGCCACCCGCTCCGTCCAGAAGATCGCCGCCGTCCTCGGCGAGGCCGTCCTCACCCCGGCCCCCGAGACGGACCCGATCATGGACGCCGACGAGCTCCCCGCCGTCGAGGTGATCGAGGCCCACGCCGCCCGTTACGCCGAGCTGGACCGCCAGGCGAAGGACACCGCGAAGCTCGCCGAGGCGGAGAAGACCTGGCTCCGCCGCCTCCCGACCGGCACCCACGGCCGCGTGGTCATCACCCGCACCCCCGGCCGCTCCGTCCTGGACAACGCGCGGATCGAACTCGACTACATGGACCGCTTCCAGGAGCCCGCCCCCCGCAAGTCCACCCGCTCCACCTTCAAGTGCGACGCGACCGCCGTCCTGGCCGCCGACGAGGCGGACGCCGCCGCCCTCACCCTCATCGCCTGACCACCCCCACCGGCCGGGCGCCCCGTACGGCGCCCGGCCCCCTACCGCACAGAGAGCAGAGGCACCCCATGGCCACCATCCGCCGCAACTGGACGAAGCGCGTCGAGGGCATCCGCGCCGCCGCCCTCTTCTGCCGGGCGTACGACTCCTCCACCGGCCACATGGTCACCGTCGACCCGGCCCGCGCGTTCGAGGTCTGGGAGGCCAACCCCCGCGCCTCCCTCTACGAGAACACGCCCGGCGCGAAGTGGACCGTTCACGTTCACTCGAACTCGTTCTACGTCCTCACCACCACGGACCCCGCCGAGGCCCGTAAGGAGGCCGCCCCGGCCGCCCCGGCGCCCGCCCGGGCCACGGCCCCGGTCCCGGCCTCCCGGCCCTCCACGGCCCCGGCGCGCACCGCCGGGGAGGAGGCCGTCCTCCAGGACGTCCGGGAGTACATCCAGGACGCGCCCGGCGTCGGCGCCCGCACGGTCGCCGCGGCCACCGCCGCGATCGGCTCGAAGGTCCAGGCCGGCCGGATCACCCGGGACCGGCTTACCGGCGCCCTCCCCGCCCTCACGGCCGCCGTGACCGCGAAGGCCGTCCGCGACATGCGCGGCCAGGGCCTCACCCACGAGCAGATCCGTATGCGCCTGGAGCGCAAGCGCGCCGAGGCCATCCACGCCCGCGACCACGGCCGCGTGACGGTGGCGGAGGCCATGCTCGCCGCCCACGCCGGGATCGTCGCGGACGAGGAGGCGCGCGCCGCCACCGCGGCCCACCAGCTCCCCGCCGCAGACCGGCCCGCCCTCCCGGGCCCGGAATCCGACCGCCGGGCCTGACTCGCCCCCGCCCGCTCCCGGCCGGGCGCCGTCCCCCTCACGGCGCCCGGCCTCACCCATGAGACGAGTTGAGATGAGCAGCAGCACGCCGCGCGCAACCCACCTCACCCCGGAGGAGCTGGAGGAGCTGCGCGCCCGCGCCCGCCGGGAGGCCGGCCCCTTCGTCAACCCAACCATCCTGGGCACCGCCCGGGCGCACAACCCGGAGTGGGCGACGGAGATCCTGGGCCGCCCCTCCGGCGCCCGCCGGGCGACCTGGCCGGAGCTCTACCTCCTCCACCTCGCGGCCGAGGCCGAGCCCACACCGCCCCCGCCGCCGAAGGAGACCGCAGCCCGGGCCGCCCGCGAGGTGCAGGAGGAGGAACGCCGCCGCGCCGCCGCCGAGGAGCGGGCCCGGCAGGTGGAGGCATGGCGGGAGCTGGAGGCCGCCCTCCTCAAGGCCGGGGCCCGCGTGGACGTCCGGCACAACTACACCTCCCACCGCCACCTGGAGACGTACACGCAGGGCGGGGACCACGTGGTCCTCCTGGACCCGCTCCACGTCGGCCGGCTCCACCGGGAGGCCGGGGTGAGCCTCTGTCACACCCCCAGCAACGCGCACAACGTGGCGATCCTGGAGCCGATCCCAGACGGCCGCCTCCCGTCATGCCAGGCATGCCTACGGATCGCGCGGAGCGTGGCCCGCCGCGTGACCTGACCTGCGGGGACACCGTGTCCCCGCCCATGTCCCCCGGCAGCGCCACGCCACACAGATAACGTGTTGACTTTGCAAAGTGAGTGTGTGAGTATCGAGGTGTCAGGGAGGCCGAACGGCCAACCGGCAGAAGGGACCACGCGCCATGAGCACCGCCATCCGCATCGAGACCACCGCGGACGCCGTCCGGGAGATCACCCGCCTCGCCATCCGCACCATCGCCGCCGGCGGCCACCGCGGCCACCACACGGCCCGGGTCACGGAGCTCATGGAGGCGGACGACGTCCAGGCGGCCATCCGGCGCTCCTTCAACCGCAACATCGCCCGCGGCCTCACCGTCCGGGACGCGTTCACCGTCACCGGCCAGGCCCTCATCGCCCACTACTGCAACTCCGCCCGCATCCCCACCGCGAGCTGAACACCCCCGCCGGGCGCCCCACCCCGGGCGCCCGCCCCCCACCCCCACACCACGCCAGGAGGACCCGTGTTCGTTGAGACGTTCATCCACGCCGGCGGCGTCGCCGAGGGCCACGCCAGCGAGGCCCACGCCCTCCAGCTCATCCGCCGCGCCTTCCGCCGCGGCCACACCGTGGACGCCACCCCCGAGGGAGGCGCCGTCATCACCTGGACCGCCCGCCGCCTGGTCGACGGGGAGGCCGTGGAGCAGGGCCGTTCGATCTCCTTCACCCCGCAGACCCCGGCCGGGCCGCTCACCGACGCCGTACGCGGCCACCTCTTCACCCTCCACACCGGCGCCGCCGCCTTCCCCGGACGCCTGGACGGCCGCCCCGTCATCCGCGCCGGCCTCCAGACCATCCCGCCCGCGGCCACCTCCCACCTCTACGCCCACCGCCTGGTGACGGAGGACGGCGGCCGGGTCCGCCTCACCCTCGTGGCCCGCCTGGCCCTCCTCTCCATCCTCACCGCCGCCTCCCCGGAGGACCTGGCCGCCATCGCCGAGACGGACGGCGTGGAGCTCCCCGCCTGACACCCCGGCCCGCGGGCCGTCCCCGCCAGGACGGCCCGCCCCGTACCCTCCACCACCTCCCGAGCAAAGGAGCTCACCCTATGCGCAACTACGCCACCGCCCGCAACATCGGAGGACGCTCCCGCCAGTGCGACGCCACCGCCGTGGTCGCCGCCCCCGGCAACGTCCGGGCGTACGTCCTCCTGGACGGCGTGGGGAGCTCCCCGGAGGTCGCTCACTGGACCCGCGGCGCCGCCCTCCGCGTCGCTGCCTCCTCCGCCCGCCACCAGCACGCGGAGGCCGGCCTCCGCGCCGCCTACGCCCACTACGCCGACCAGCCCGACCGCTGGAACCCGTGGCTGGACCTCCCGCACGCCGCCGCCGTCGTGGCCGTCACCGCCCCCGGAAAGCCGTTGACCGTCGCCTGGTGCGGCGACTCCCGCGCCTACCTCTGGAGCGGCGGCGGCTTCGTCAAGCTCACCAACGACCACAACCTTCGGCGCACCCGCCCGCCGTACGGCCGCGCAAACATCCTCACCTCCTGCCTCGGCTCCACGAAGACCGACGAAGAGGTGGAGGGCGAGCACGGCCACCCCACGGTGGAATCCGTCACCCGCGCCCTCACCGGCCGGGAGCGCCTGTTCCTCATGAGCGACGGCGCATACGAGCCGATCGAGGAGTCCACCCTCCACCTGGAGGACTTCGCCCCCGGCGCCCTGGAGGACGTCCCCGGCGGCATCGTGGAGGCCGCCGTGGAGATGTGGGGAGAGGACGCCGACAACGCCACCGCCCTCGTCGCGGACCTCTGGTACTGACCACCCCCCCCGGGGCGGCGGAACGTCCGCCGCCCCCGCACCGAAGGAGCCCGCACGATGGCCGCCAGTGACCTCCCCTCCTGCTGCTTCACCCGAGACCACCACCTCCATTGCCCCCGGCACGGCCAGCCCGCGCCGTACCCCGTCGGCCGGCGCGTCCGCACCCTCGTGGACGCCCCCGCCGCCTGGCCGGGCGCCTTCGCCGCCCCGGCCGGGACGGAGGGCACTGTGACCGGCCTCCCGGTCCCGCCCGGCACCTCCTACGGCGTCACCCTGGACGGCGACCCCGACGCCTTCCCGGCGGCCTACGAGCCGGGGGAGATCACCGCCGCCGACTGACCTCCCGCCGCCACACGCCAGGGGCGGGGGACAACCTCCGGGCGCCAGCCCGGGGACGTGTCCCCCGCCCCTGACCTGTGGGGACACCAGCTCCTCCCCGTCGTCCCCGCCAGTGTCCCCGGCCCCGGGGGACACCGTCCCCCGTCTCGTCCCCCATGTCCCCGCGCGTCGCGCCACCACACCGGTAAGCAAGTTGACTTTGCAAAGTCAACGCGTCAGTATGGGAGTGCAGGGAGGGCACGGAGCCCGACCGGGAGAGGAGTGCACCATGTGGGACCGCGTACCGGGGATCATCGCCGGACCGGGCGTCGTCAAGACCGGCGTTCACGTGGAGTACCTTCCGCAGCACCAGCCCGGCCCCCGCACCCGCCACGCCCGCGGCGGCGTGATCGTCTCCGTGGGCCCGAAGTGCGTCCGCTGGACCCCCTACGGCTCGGACCAGGCCGTCCGTACCCCCCTGGCCCACATGCGCGTGGACGCCGCCTCCCACATCAACAACCGCGTGGCCGTCCGCGCCGAGCTCGCCGCCCGGGCCGCCGGCAACCCCCTGCCCTACCCCGAGTGGACGGAATGGTCCCTCGCCCGCCACCTGGAGCACGCCGCCGCCGAGGCCGCCAACCAGGCCGCAGACGCCGCCCGCATCACGTGGGACGGCCAGGAGGACGTCACCGCCGGCCCCGGCGTCATCCAGCCCGGCGTCCACGTCGCGCTCCTCCCCGCGCACCGCCCCGGCCCGCGCGTCCGCCACGCCGACTCCGGCGTGATCATCTCCGTGGGAACGAAGTGCGTCCGGTGGCGCCCCTACGGCTCGGACCGGGACGTCCGTACGCCGCTGGACCACATGACCATCAACGCGGTGGCCCACATCAACCAGGACTCCATGGTCCGCGCCTACTCTGCCGCCCTCGCGGCCGGCCGCTCCCTCCCGCGCTACCCGGAGTGGACCCGCTGGACCCTGGCCGCCCACCTGGAGCACGCCGCCGCCCGGGCCGCCGCACGCCGCGCCCGCCTCATCCGCCTCGCCGTGAAGGTGGCCGCCCGCCACACCCCCGCCGCGCGCCCGGTCGCCGTCCAGCTCCCGCGCCTGGCCCTCCCCGCCCCCGCCCCGGCCGTCGTCCCCGTCACCGTGCGCCCGGCCCGCGTCATCGTCGTCCCGTGCGGCGCCGCGAAGCTGGACCGTCCGGCCTCCGCCGGGGAGCTCTACACCGGCAGCTTTCATAAGGCGTGCCGGAGGGCCGCGGACGCCCTCGCCCGGCCCGGGACCACCGTCCTGGTCCTCTCCGCGCTCCACGGCCTGGTCCCCCTGGACCGCGTCCTGGAGCCGTACGAGCTCCGCATGGGCCAGCCCGGCTCCGTCACCGGCGACGAGCTCCGCGCGCAGGCCCGGGAGCTCGGCGTGGACCGTACCGCGGAGGTCACCGTCCTCGCGGGCTCCGCGTACACCGCGGCGGCCCGCCACGTCTGGCCCCACGCCGCCGCCCCGCTGGAGGGCGCCGGCGGCATGGGCTACCAGCTCCAGCGGCTCAAGGCCCTCCGAGAGGGCCGCTACGCCCTCGCCGCCTGAACAACCCGCCCGGCCCGGCCCCACGCCCGGGCCGCCACCCGTAATCTGACCTTCAATCCCGGCATGAAGAGGAGCACTGATCACCATGGGGGCCTGCCTGGAACCCACACCGGCCATGCGCCGGTACCGCGTCGAGAGCAGCGGCCAGTCGTTCTACCTCACGCGCACCGCGGCGAGCCCGGCCACCCACGAGAGCCGCTTTCACGCGGTCCTCCCGGCCCCGGACCTGGACGCCATCCTGGCCGCCCTGGACCAGGTCACCAGTCACCCCGACTGGGCCAGGTGGGAGGAGGCAGGCAGGCTGGCGGAGCCGGACACCTCCTGGACCATCAAGCCGGGCGAGGACGGACCCGCCGCCCCATCGGCCTGGGCCGTGGAGCGCGACCGAGAGGCCCTTTACCTCTCCGGCCCGTGGATCACCGGCCATGAGTACGACCGATGGAGTGCGGAGATCCCGTACAGCGAGCTGGAGGACCTGCGGAAGGCCCTCACCGCCCTACTCGCGGAGGACTGACCCCGACGCACCCCGTGTGAAGGAGCACCACCCCATGAGCAACGCACCCCGCTGCACCGCGTACTACCAGGGCGGCGTCCAGACAGCCAACGGGACCGTGGACACCCTCCTGGTCACCCTCCCGGACTCAGAGGACCAGAACGGGGACTCCAGCCCGTCCTACCACCGCCTTTCCACGGGGGAGTGGACAGCGGATGACATGGTCACCGCCAACGGCTGGACCCGCCTCACCGAGTGGGAGCCCGTCCCCGGCGAGGACTTCCACCAGGCGAAGGTCCAGCGGACTCCGGCCCCGCAGCCGGTCGCCCTCACGGTCGTGCGGGACACCGTGAACGCGGAGATCACGGTCTCCGCGCACGGCATCGCCCCGGCGGACCTGGACGCCCTGACCGCCGCGGTGGAGGACGCCGCCGCCCCGTACAGAGCGATCGTGAACGTGTCCCGCGACTGACCGCCGACCGTTCTGCAGGCCCGCCCGGCACCCCGCCCGGGCGGGCCCCTTTCACATGCCGGAACTGATCACCACGGGTGCCTATCCTCCTGCGGCCCTCACCCCGGACCGACCAGGAAGAGTCCCCGATGACCACCAGCACCGAGCCCACCGGCGCCGTCTTCAAGCGGCTGGAGACACGCCCCCTCGGGGACCTCACCCCCTACCCGGGCAACGCCCGCCGTGGTGACGTCGGGATGATCCTGGAGTCCCTGACCGCCAGTGGGCAGTTCCGGCCCCTGGTCGTGCGGGAGCAGGCGGACGGCGCCCTGGTCGTCCTCGCCGGTAACCACACCCTCCAGGCCATCGAGCGCCACGGCTACGGCCCCTGCGGCCGGGTCACCCGCCACGACGGCCAGGAGCGGCCGTGCGCCCTCTGCCACGGCCAGGAATGGGCACCCACCGCGCAGGTCGCCGTCTACACGTGCACCGACGACACCGCCCGCCGCATCGTCCTCGCCGACAATAGGACCAGCGACGCCGGCGCCTACGACGACCAGGCCCTCGCGGACCTCCTGGCCGACATGGACGGCGACCTCGCCGGTACCGGCTACACGGACGATGACCTGGAAGACCTCTTGCAGTACCTGGAGGAGGACGAGCCCGAGCCGGAGCCGGACGAGGACGACGACCAGGAGCAGGAGGAGCCCGCCCCGGCCGGTGAGCCGGCCACCTCGAGCGCCCCCGCCACCGGCGGGGACACCCCGCCGCCCGGACACGCCTCCCTGGTCCTCACCTACCGCCAGGCCGACAAGGACGAGACCTCCCGCCTCATCGCCGCGGCCGGGGAAGTCATCCAGGGCGCCGACTCCGCGGAGATCATCCTCCGCGCCCTGCGCACCCTCGTTGCCGTGATCGACTCCCGGCACGCCCCGGACGGCGTGGTCACTGTTGCCGCCCTCCTCAAGGCGGCCGACCTGGACCAGACGTGACCACCTGACCGTCCAGGGCCCGCCCGGCACGGGCCCCACACGTCACCGGACCGGGGCCGCGCTCCAGTCGTCCACCAGGAGGTCCCGCATCGTCGGCACCCAGGGGCCGAACGTCTTCGCGTTGCCGTTCCACGCCATCAGGTACGGGTCGAACACGCACCGCGTGCCCTGCTCCACGCCCGTGGACGCCGCCGTGTTCGCATTGATCTCGATACCGTCCGGGTAGCCCGGCTGCAGCACCACGTAGGAGTCCTCGCTCCACCCCTCGCGGCGGATGCGGTGACCGTTCTTGACGGCGCTCAGCGCCTCACTGAAGTCCATACCCCCATGCTGGCAGGCGGGTTCCGGGGGAGCGTTTACACGGAGGTCGCCTCACCCGCCACGGGGACATGACCGGCACGGGCCGTCCCCGCACCCCGTCAAAGTGATCATCTCGGGCGCTTATCCTCCAGGGCCGCCGAACCCCTCCGGACCAGGAGTAACGCCCATGCCGCCCGCCGTACACGTGCGCACCGACACCATTCCCCTGGCCGACCTCCAACACTTCCCCGGCAACGCCCGCCGCGGGGACGTGGAGCTCATCCTCTCCAGCCTCAAACGGAACGGGCAGTACCGCGGCCTGGTGGCCCGTCACGTCCAGCCGGACGGCCCGCTGGTCGTCCTGGCCGGCAACCACACGATGCAAGCCCTCCAGCTTCACGGCCCCGGCGCGTGCGACTACCGGACCACCCACCAGGGCGAGGAACGGCCGTGCGGCGTCTGCCACGGGGAGGACTGGTCCCCGTCCGCCCGGTGTGAGGTGATCATCTGCGACGACGACACCGCCCGCCGCGTGAACCTCATCGACAACCGGGCGTCGGACGTGGGGGAGTACGACCGGGACGCCCTCGCGGAGCTCCTGTCCTACCTGGAGGAGGACGGGTTCGAGGGCACCGGCTACACGGAGGCCGAGGTCCGGCAACTCGCCCACGCCGTCCCCCCGCTGGAGACCAGCGAGGAGGAGTTCCCGGCCTACGACGAGGACGTCCCCACGGCCTACACGTGCCCCCGCTGCTCCTACAGCTGGTCGGGGAAGCCGGCATGAGCCCGCGCCGCGCCCCACGGACCCGCCCCTCCAACCGGGCCGTCGTCAAACCGCCCTACCGCGTCCCGACCATGGCCGAGATCGCCGCCCTGCCCTGGAACGGCTTCACCGCCGCCTCCTCGTTCTCCGGGTGCGGCGGCTCCTCCCTCGGCTATCGCATGGCCGGCTTCCGGATGCGGTGGGCGTCGGAGTTCATCCCGGCCGCGCAGGAGACCTACCGGGCCAACGCCCGCCCGTACACCGTCCTGGACACCCGGGACATCCGCGAGGTGACCGCGGAGGACGTCCTCGCGGCGTGCGGCGTGGCCGTGGGGGAGCTGGACCTCTGGGACGGCAGCCCGCCGTGCGCGTCGTTCTCGACCATGGGCAAGCGCGAAAAGGGCTGGGGCCTGGTCAAGCCGTACTCGGACACCGTCCAGCGCACCGACGACCTCTTCTTCGAGTACGCCCGTCTCCTCAAGGCACTCCAACCCCGCACGTTCGTCGCGGAGAACGTGAGCGGCCTGGTCAAAGGCACCGCGAAGGGCTATTTCCTGGAGATCCTGGCCGCGCTCAAGGCCTGCGGCTACCTGGTGGAGGCCCGCCTCCTGGACGCCTCCCGCCTCGGCGTCCCCCAGTCCCGGCAGCGGCTCATCTTCGTGGGCGTCCGGGAGGACCTGGACATGCCGCCGGCGTTCCCCCGCCCGCTCCCGTACCAGTACACGGTCCGCGACGCCCTCCCGGAGCTGCCGCGCCTCGTCCACGACACGTCCGGCGCCCGCGGCCAGGGCGACGTCACCGACCGCCCGTCCCCCGCGATCACCGTCGGCACGGACGCGATCAACAGCTACCACTTCCGCGTCCTCGACCCCGCCGAGGGCCGGGAGGTCACGCACGACCCGGAGACCGGGAAGAACATCCATATCGGCCGGTACGCCATCGGGGAGGCCTGGCGCGACACCCCGCCCGGCGGCTCCTCGGAACGGTTCTTCAGCCTGAAGCGGATGGACCCGGACCGGCCGTCCCAGACGATCACCGCCGAGGGCGGGAACGTCACGAAGGCCTCCGTGACCCACTACGCCGAGGCCCGCAAACTGACGCTCGGCGAGCTCCGGAAGATCGGCGGGTTCCCGGACGACTTCCAGCTCACCGGCACCTACGAACAGCGATGGGAGCGCATCGGCCGCGCCGTCCCCCCGGTGATGATGAGCCACATCGCGGCCGCCGTCCGGGACCAGATCCTCATTCCCCTCCGCGAGCGGGGGGTGATCTGACCGTGTGCGGCATCATCGCGGCCGCCGGCCACCTCGACCTGGCCCCGGCCGTGGAGGCCCTGGCACACCGGGGCCCGGACGCCGCCGCCGTCGTCCAGGAGTACGGCGTCACCCTCGGCCACACCCGCCTGGCCATCCAGGACCCGGGCTCCCGCTCGGACCAGCCGTACAGGGACGGCCCCGTGACGCTGGTCTATAACGGGGAACTGTTCAACGCCCCCCGCGTGTGCGCCCTCGTGGAGTCCATGGACCCGCGCCGCAACTGGACCACCACGGGGGACACGGAGGTCGTCGCGGCCGCCCTGGCCACGCTCGGCCCGGAGGCGACGCTCCCGGAGCTGGACGGCATGTACGGCCTCGTCTGGACCGATGCCCGCCGCCCCGGCGTCCTCATGGCAGCCCGGGACCGCCACGGGGAGGTCCCCCTCCACGTCCACCGTGGCGCCCCCGCCCTCATCGCCTCCGAGCTCAAGGCCTTCCGCGCGCTCGGCCGGCGCTGCGGGAAGGCCGTGGTCGACGTCCCCCCGGGGGAGTGGTGGGAGCTCTACGGCGGCGCCCTGACCCGCCACGTCTTCCACCGGCTCACCGCCACACCCGCCCCCGGCCTCACCCGAGAGACCGCCGCCGCACAGCTACGCCATGCCCTGGCCCGCGCGGTGGACCGCCGGGTGATCGCGGACGTGCCGGTGTGCGCGCTCCTCTCCGGCGGCATCGACTCCGCCGCCATCGTCGCCGAGCTGGTCCGGCACCACCCCGGCCTCACCACGTACACCGCCGTACTGGACCCGAAGTCGGCGGACCTCCGCCACGCCCGGGAGACCGCCGAAGCGCTCGGCGTGACGCTGGTGGAGGTCCCCGTGGCCCCGCCCACGGCGGACGACCTCACCCGCGCCCTGGAGGTGATCGAGCAGCCCTCCAAAGCTCAGGTGGAGATCGCCTGGCCGTGCCTGGCCCTCGCGTCCGCCATGCGCGCGGACGGCTACCGCGTCACCTACACCGGCGAAGGCAGTGACGAGCTATGGGCGTCCTACGGCTTCGCCTACCGCGGCATCCGGGAGGCCGGCTGGTACCCCTACCGCCGGGACCTCATCGCCGCGCAGGCCGTACGGAACTTCCCCAGGGTGAACAAGGCGTTCATGTCGGCCGGGGTGGAGGGCCGCCTCCCCTTCCTGGACCCCGACCTGGTCACCCTGGCGCTCTCCATGCCCGAGGCCACCGTCCGGGACGCCGACACCCCCACCGGCCGTAAAGCCGTCCTCTCCGCCGCCTACCGCGACCGCCTCCCCGCCTCCGTCCTCCGCCGGGCGAAGGTCGCGTTCCAGGACGGCCTAGGCCTGAAACCGATCATCACCAGCGCCCTCCCCAACCCCGTGAGGTACTACCGTGCAGAACACTTCCGCCTCTACGGCTGACACCGCCGCCGGCCCGGGGCCCGCTCCGGAGGACGCCGCCCGCTGCCGGTGCGGCCACCCGAAGGGCGACCACAGCGACCGCCGCGACCACCCGTCATCCCCGACCGTCCCCCGCCGCCCCTGGTGCCACGCCTGTGAGGGCACGTGCGACTACGCCCCGCGCGGCCAGGAGCCGGAGGACATCGCGGAGTCCTTCGCCACCGGCGCGTGGGAGTTCACCCCCGCCGTCGTGGACGTCTTCCCCGAGCACGTCCGCGCCTCCGTCCCGTACTACGACGCCATTCAAGACCTGGTCGCGGAGGCCGCGGACTGGCTCCTCCCGGATGACGGCCTGGTCGCCGACCTCGGCGCCTCCACCGGGACCACCGTCCACCGCATCGCCCAACGGCACCCCACACGCCAACTCCGCGCCTCCCTCTACGACCAGGAGACCGCCATGCTGGACCGGGCCGCGGAAACCCTGGCCGGCGTCTCCAACCTCCACGTGGACTACGTCCCGGCCGACATCCGCCGCTCCCCCCTCGGCCACCAGGACGCGAACCTCACCCTGGCCCTCTTCACCCTCCAGTTCCTCCCCCTGGCCGACCGCGTCCACGTCCTACGCCAGGCTCGCCACGCCGCCGCCTCCACCGGCGCCCTCATCGTCGCCGAGAAGGTCCGCCCGCCGGACGCCCGCTGGGCGGAGATCGCCGCGGACGCCTCCCACGACTGGAAGGCCGCCCACGGGATCACGGACTCCGCCATCCGCGCGAAGGCCCGCGCTCTCCGCGGTGTCCTCCAGCCTTACCCGGAGGTCGCCCTCGTCCAGGCCGTCCATGACGCCGGCTGGTGCTGCCCGGAGGTCCTATTCCGCTGGCACTCCTGGCTCGTCCTCGGCGCGTTCGCCACCCCTACCGGCCTCTAACCCACCACCCGCACCGCGGCCCCCGGGGAGCCCACCCGGCCCGGCCGTCCCTGGAACCCATAAGACTCTGGAAAGTGAGGGGGCCTCATGGGCGCATCGAAGGCACAGCGCGCGGCTGCGGCGAAGAAAAGAGCGCAGGCCACGGCCCTACGCGTCGCCGGGGTGGACTGGGCGACGATCGCGGAACGCGTCGGCTACGCCTCGGCCGGCGCCGCCTGCACCGCCGTGGGCGAGGCCTTGAAAGCCAACCTCCGTGAGCAGGACCAGAACGTGGACGAGCTCCGCGCGCTCGGCCTGGCGAAGGTCAACCGGCTCCAGGCCGCGTTCTGGCCCGCCGCCATCCAGGACAAGGACCCGAAGGCCGCGAAGGTCGTCCTGGAGTGCATCAAGCAGGAGGCCCGGTTCCAGGGCACGGAGGCACCGACCCGCGTCAACATGGAGGCGCAGCGCCTCGCGGACGAGATCCTGGCCGTCTTCGACGAGGGGGCCGGCGGCCCGGGTGAGGGGACGTGAGGACCCGAGAGGAGCTGGAGCGGGAGGTCCGGGAACTCGCCCGTACGGGAGACATCACCGCCCTGCGCGAGGTCCGGGACGCCGTCCGCAGCGCCCGCTCCCGGAAGAACTCCCGCCGGGTCCTGCGCTACATGTACGACCCGGTGGGGTGGGCGCGGGACTGCATCGCGTGGGAGGAGGGGGAGGGCCTGACCGCCTATCAGGCGGACTCCCTCGGCGCGATCCCCCGGCAACGGCGCGTGGCCGTACGTGGCCCTCACGGCCTCGGCAAGACCGGCATGGCCGCTATCTGCGTGCTCTGGTTCGCCACCACCCGGGAGGCCGCCGGGATCGACTGGAAGGTCATCATGACCGCCTCCGCGTGGAGGCACCTCTCCGTGTACCTGGTGCCTGAGCTCCGGAAGTGGGCGAAGCGCATCCGGTGGGACGCCGTGGGGCGGGAGCCGTTCTCCGAGCGGACGGAGCTCCTGGCACTCAACCTCAAGTTGGAGAACGGCGCCGCCACCCCGGTCGCCTCGAACAAGCCGGAGCTCATCGAGGGTGCGCACGCGGACAGCCTCCTCTACCTGATCGACGAGGCCAAGATCGTCCCGGATGGGACGTGGGACGCGATTGAGGGAGCGTTCTCCGGCGGCCGTACGGACGGCCCGCCCGGGGAACTCCCCGAGGCCTTCGCCTTCGCCATCTCCACGCCCGGGCCGCCGGCGGGCCGGTTCTACGACATCCACCGCCGCGCCCCGGGCCTGGAGGACTGGTGGGTCCGTCACGTCCGGCTGGAAGAGGCCATCGCCGCCGGCCGGATCTCCCGCCAGTGGGCGGAGCAGCGCGCCCGCCAGTGGGGCCGGGACTCCGCCGTCTACGCCAACCGCGTGGAGGGCGAGTTCCAGGCGTCGGACGAGGACTCCGTCATCCCCCTGGCATGGGTGGAGGCCGCCGTGGAGCGCTGGCACGAGTGGGACCAGGCCGGCCGCCCCGACCTCGACGGCCGGGAGTACGTCGGCGTGGACGTCGCCCGGGCCGGCGGGGACTCCACCATCCTCGCCCGCCGGTGGGGCGTCGCCGTCGTGGAACTGGAGAGCCACGACCGGGAAGACACCATGCGCACCACGGCGCGCGTCCAGGCGGCCACTGGAGAGGACGGGGAGGTGATCCCGGTCGTGGACTCCATCGGGGTCGGCGGCGGCGTCGTGGACCGCCTCCGGGAGCTCTCCGTCCCCGTCCTGGCGTACACCGGCGCGGCCAAGACCCGGGCGCGCACCCGGGACGGGGAGTGGGGGTTCCGCAACGTCCGCTCCGCGGCGTACTGGCGGATGCGGGAGCTCCTGGACCCCGCATACGAGCCGGAGGTGATGCTCCCCCCGGACGATGAGCTCCTGGCCGACCTCACCGCCCCCACGTGGGACACCACCACCGGCGTCCCGCCGAAGATCTACGTGGAGCCGAAGGAGGACCTGGTGAAGCGGATGGGCCGCTCCCCCGACAAGGGGGACGCCGTGGTCATGTCCTACTGGGCGGAGATGCTGGCCGCCACCGCCGTCCACTCCCCGGCACGCCGCGGGCAGTCGGCCGGCACCGGCGGCCGGACGGCGGCCTCCCGGTACGGGCGCACCATCGGAGGCGGAGGCACCCGCACCCGGTGACCAGCTACCGCGCCCGGCGCTCCCTGGCGAACCGCTCGAAGCTCCTCCGAGCCCACACCAGCCCGACACTCACCAGAAAGAGGAACCCCGCGACCACGGCAAACCCCCACTCCCCGAGGCACGCACAGAGGGCCACACCAGCGGCCACAGCGGCCAACGCCACGTTGTCCAGGACCTCCCACCGGATGCCAGTACGGAACCGGGCGTAGAGGGTGAACCACGCCAGCACGCCGAGGATGCCAACCAGGACGAAAGCCATGATCACGGTGAAGCTCCCGGGGTGAGATCGAGCGACCAGGGTAGCGAGCGGCGGAGGAGCGGCACGCGCCCGATTGGCGGCCGTCAGGGCAGGAGCGGGCCCACGGGGTCCACCACGGCGTACGCCTCCCCGAGCTCCCGCCACACCCGGCCCCGGAGGTCCTGGCGCGCCTCCTCCCCGAGCATCCACCACAACGCCCCGGAGACGGGGAGGTGATACGAGCGCGTCCCGCCCTCCGCCGGCGTGGTGCCGCAGAGGGTGACCACGTCCGCGCCGTCCTCCAGCGGGGCGTGGACGTGCCGCTCACTGACCTCCCGGCCATCGGCCAGGGCCGCGGCCACCCGGGCAAGCGCAGTCGGGCCGAAGCCACGGATGTCCAGGAGCGCGTGGCCCTTGACCGCGCCCACCCACGGCACGGGCCGCTCATACTCCGCCCGCAGCGCCTCCACGTCCTCGATGCCCTCACGGCGCAGCGCCCGCGCGTACCGGTACGCGTACTCATCGCCGCCGAGGAGGTCCCCCAACACTCGGTTCGTCGGGTCCGGGGCAGCGGGCCGGGCCGGGCGTCGCTCCGTCTCATGACTCATGCCGGGAGCGTAGCCGTGGCCGTCAGGCTCCTTCGAAGGTGACCAGCTCCGCGTCCCCGTCCAGCCGGATCGCCATACGGTGCCCGCACTCCTGGTACACGGCGACGGCGTACCGCCCTTCCCCCGGGCCGCCCTCAATTTCGTGGCTCATCAGCCCTTGATTGACGTCCGGGCATAGGGGACACCCCCGCTCCAGCGCGGCCCGGCGAATGTTCGCCGGAGTGTCAGCGGGAATGAGGAGCGTCCCGCCGTTGAGTACCTGGCCCCCCTCGCCCACGGAGTACAGCAGGAGCTCGCGGCCGTGGTCCGTCTCCAGCTCCACCGTGTCCATCGGAGGCGCGGGGCGGAAAGCGCCCTCCGCCATGGCCTCGAACGCGCGGACGAGGTCCTGGTCATCGCTCATGCCGTGAGCGTAGCCGCACCTGAGTTGCTGCGGGGTTGTCTCAGTTCGTCCCACCGGCTCCGCCCCGGGGCCGCGGTCCGCTACGGTCGTTCCACCACCGCAAGACGGCCCTCCTTCGGCCGGCCCTGCTCGTGGCTCCAACCGGGCCGGGGTCCGGCTCCTCGCTCTTCCTGTTGGTGCAGGAAGGGGCCGCGCCCCGGCTTGAGCCGTCATCAGCACACCGCCCACTCCCGTACGCTTCCCGGCCGCGTCACGACGGAGAGGGGCAGACATGAGCGGCGGAGGCTTCGACTACCTCCACGAGCACGCCGGGACGCTGGACGCGCTCGCGGCCCGGCGGTCCACCGTGCAGTCCGTGGGGGACTATCTCGTGGCCCTGGACGTCCTCGGCTACGGCGACACCGACCGGGCCGGCCGGGACACCCTGGAGCTCGCCCGGCTCCTCCGCCGGTGGGAGCGCCACGCCGTGGCCCACGCCGCGCCCCTCCTGGCCGTCTGGCGGGTAGCGGACCGCGTGGAGTCCGGCGACGCCGGGGAGGCCGAGCTCCGCGCGGCCACCGCCGGGTACGCCGCTCGGCAGGTCTCACCCGGACGGCGCCCCGTGGACGACCCGGCCGGCTACCTGCGGGACGCCCTGGCCACCCACGAGCGCAGTGAGCGTGACCGCCGCACCCTCCACCCCGGCGCCCCTGACATCGAGCTCACCTACCGCCACGGCGCGATGGAGTGGGCCACGGAAGACGGCCAGGTCCTCACGGCCGAGTGGTGGGAGCAGCACTCCGACTCCGCCGCGGACCCGTTCGTCCTCGCCCTCATCGCCTCCATGCGGGACCTCCTGGACGACTACGACCAGGACGCCGCACTCCTCAAGACGTTGGACCCTGCCGGGGAGGCGTACGGCATGACGGTGAAGGGCCAGGCCGTCCGCGCCGGGATCATCCGCCAGTGGGCCGCCGCGTACGCTGCCCGGCAGGAGGGATGACCGTGGAGCAGGAGTACGCCCCCGGCGGCCTGGTGCCGCCCGCCCCGACCGCCGGCCGGTTCAACGGGCCCGTGGTGTTCGTGCCGCTCGGCTACGGTCCCGCGGTCGCCGCCCGGGCCGCGCGCCTGGCGCTCCTCCACGGCGTGGAGGAGGCGGAGGCCTACGTGAACGAGGCCGCCGCGTCACGGCCTACTCCCCGGGGTACGGACCGACGTCCTCCCGGGTGACCACGGTCACGGGGAGCTCGGCGTCCCCGGACGGCCGGCGGGCGATCCCGCGCCACGTCTCCCGGACGTCCTCCGGGGCGACCTCCCACGCGATGGCGGCCACGGGGGCGTGCCACCAGCGGGTCCCGTTGTCCACGCAGAGCGTGACGCAGTCGGGCGGGACGTCCAGGGGGGTATGGGTGTGGCTCATCAGACACCTTTCGGAGAGTGTGATCAGGTCGTGGACCTCGATAGGCCGGCGTCCACGGCCCGGCAGCGGGCGGCCCCAGTCGCACCAGCCGCTAAAGGTCTTGTGTCCAGCGGCAGCCACGCGCGGGGCAGTAGAGGTACCTGCCGCCGTTCGATCCGTCCTCTGACAGGACGCGCCCCCTTCCGCAGGCGGGGCAGCGGTCGCCGTGCCGAGCCTCTGGAAGATCGCCGGCTGACTCCTCATGCCGAGTTTCAACCGTGGCGGGGTTCAGCCCAAGGACTCGCCGAATGACGCGCTCCAAGCCGCTCATGACTGCCCCTCCTGGTGGGCCGTCTCGTTGAAGGTGTACACGTCGAGCACCGCCTCCAGCTCCTCATCGTGGTCCATGCATGAGCGGAACGGGCACGGTAGGTCCTCCGTGGGCGGGGCGGTGAGCGCGGCCCGGGCGGCGGACACTACCTCCGCGGGCTCCGGCACTAGGGAGCGGCACGCGGTGACGGAGGCGCCGCACACGTCACCGGCCGGTCCCCACCCCACGGACCAGCCGGCCTCATCGGTCCATAGGAGGGAGACCTCCTGGTCCCCGTACGCCCGCCAGGTGGCGCGCATGTCGAGGTCGAGGACGGCCCGGCGAAGGAGGACCAAGTCCGCTTCCTCGTCGTGGGGGTAGGACACGGCGCTCACGGGGACGTCGGCGGCGGCGAGGGCGGCGGCCACGGCCCGGATGTAGGCGCGGTGGGTGAGCTGGTCCGGAAGGTCGAGCAGAGGCATGAGGGCACTCCTGTGGAGTCGTTCCTCGCCCGGCCCGCAACCAGCAGCGTAAGAGCCTGCCCGGCGTTCCAGCGCGGGCGGCAGAGCCACCGTAGCGCGTAACCGGCCGGGCGTGGGGGAGAACGGCCGCGGTCCCCGGACCGGGAGGGCACGGGGACCGCAGGGTGGAAGGGCGCCGCCCCCCTTGCGAGGACCAGGGCGGTGCCTTCCGGCGGGGCGGGCGGCGGCCAGTGGGGCGCGTACTCCCACGCCGTCCGGACACTGCATCGGCATAACCGCCGGGGCCCCGTGCCCGCACCCTACCGGAATTCCCGGAGCATTCCGCCGCGGAATTGATCAGAATTACTACGCGCTAAACCCCCGAATTGATCGAAAGAGTGGCCGTGACCAGCGGATTTGCCTGCCCTGACGCTCTCCGCATTGGCCTATGATGCGGCGCCGAACATCGGCGGATCATGCAAGGGGCGGAAATGATCGGAATTCCGGAGATCGGCATCCTGGCACTCGCCGGATATCGGCTCACACAGCTCGGCGTTCATGACGCCATCCTGGACCCCGCACGAGACCGGGTATTCGACTGGCAGACACGCCGCCCGGAGTCCTCCGTGAGGGCCTTTCTCGTCACCCTCATCTCCTGCGTGTACTGCCTCGGCTGGTGGCTCTCCGGCGCCGTCCTGGCCGCCTACCTCCTCACCACCGACCAGTGGACCGGAACCCCCCTCCTCCTCCACGGCCTGGAATGGCTGGCCGTCGCCGGCGGCGCCGTCCTCCTCAACCGCTGGGACGACTCCCGCAAGGACGCATCGTGACCGCCGCCGCGCCCCGCCGCGTCATCACGGCCGCCGCCTCCCGATACACCTCCCGCAAGCTCAAGGGCAACACGAAGAAACCGGACTCCGGCTGGCAGGAACGCGCCTGGACGTTCTACGACACCACCCCCGAGGTCCGGTTCGCCGCACAGTGGGTGTCCGGCGCCATGAGCGCGGCCACCCTCTACGCCGGCCGCCTCGCCGACGACGGGAAGACGGTGGAGCCGGTCCCGGACACCCACCCGGCCGCGGAGATCGTCGCCCAGATCGCCGGAGGCCCCGAGGGACAGGCGCAGTTGCTCAGCGCGTTCGGCCCCCACCTGGTGGTCCCCGGGGAGGGCTGGATCGTCGTCCGGCCACGTGAGAAAGGCGGCCAGGACTGGCACGTCCTCTCCGTCCAGGAGATGCGCCAGCAGGGACAGAAACTCCTCGCGGAGATCGACGGGGAGGAGGTCGAGATCCCGCCGGCCGACCCGGACGGCACCGCCGACGACTCGGCCCCCGTGGGCATCCGTGTGTGGCAGCCGCACCCCCGCCGCTTCCTGGAGGCCGACTCCCCGGTACGCGCCTCCCTCGGCCTCCTGGAAGAGCTCCAGCTCCTCAACGCCGCGGTGGCCGCCATCGCCCGCTCCCGCCTCACCGGCCGCGGCGTCCTCCTGGTCCCGCAGGGCACCCGCTTCCCCTCCACCCCCGTCCAGGGCAACGCCGAGGACGACCTGATCGAGGTGTTCATGGAGGTGGCGGAGACCGCCTACCGCGAGCCCGAGAGCGCGGCGGCCACGGTCCCGATCATCCTGGAGGTGCCGGCCGAGTCCATCGGCGCCATCAAGCGCCTCACGTTCGAAAGCGACTTTGACGAGCTCGCCCTGAAGCTGAGGGACGAGGCCATCCGCCGCTTCGCCACCGGCCTGGACACGCCCGCAGAGGTCGTGCTCGGCATGGGCGGCATCAACCACTGGGGCGCCTGGGCCTTGAAGGAGGAGGCGGTCACGCTCGGGGTGGAACCCCGCCTCAACACCGTTGCCCACGCCCTGACCACACAGTGGCTCCGTCCGCTCCTCCAGGACGTGGACGAGGAGGAGGCGGAGCGGTGCGTCGTCGTCGCCGACACCTCCGGCCTCCGCGTCCGCGCCAACCGGTCCGCGACCGCGCTGGAGGTCTTCAAGGCCGGCGCGATCTCCGCCGCCGCGCTCCGCCGGGAGACCGGGTTCGACGAGAGCGACGCCCCCACCGCCGAGGAGGAGGCCGCCCGCCGCCGCGAGGAGGAGAACCAGGAGCAGCCCGGCCAGGAGGAGGGCGAGGAGGAGACGGACGTCCCCGTGGACGAGAGCGAGGAGGCCCCGGACACCCTCCCCGCCTCCGCCGCCGGACACCTCCCGTCCGCCGTCCTGGAGGCCGCGGACGGCCTGATCTGGACCGCGCTCTCCGTCGCCGGGGAAAAGCTCCGCAAGACGCCGGCCTGCCCGCGCTCCGAGCGGTCGAAGGCCCGCGAGATCGAGCCCGCCCGCCTCCACACCGTCATCCGCGTGGAGCCCGGCCAGGTCGAACAGTGGCGGCTCCTGGAAGGCGCCTGGTCCCGCCTCCCGGAGGTCGCCACCCGCTACGGCCTGGACCCGGATTGCCTCTCCGCCTCCCTGGAGACGTACTGCCGGGAGCTCATCACCGCCGGGATCGGCCACGACTTCGACCTGACCCCGGGCGCGCTACGCACCTCATGCCTGGCGGTGGCCGCATGACACCCCGCCCTCGGCCGTCGTCCCCGCGCCCGTTCCCGGTCCTCACCGTCTACGTGACGGCCGGCACCGCGCGCCCGGACTGGTGCCACGTCTGCAAGGCATACACCCGGTTCACCGGGGACGTCCTCCTCCTCACCCCGGAGGGCGTGTCCGTCGTCGGCTCCTACGCCGGGTGCGAGATCTGCGACGAGCCGGAGGAACACCGTGGATGAGCTGCCCTTCCTGATCAAAGAGGCGTCGGCCGAGCACGCTGCCAACCGCGTGAGCCTGATTGAGGAGGCCGGCACGGTGGCGATGGCCCACTTCGACACCCTCGCCCCGGGGTACGCGAGCGTGTACGTCACGCTGACGGCCCGCACGACGTACGGCACGGCGATGCTCGGCCAGTGGGGGTTCAGGCGCTCCGCTGACGGTGCGGTGACTCTCATCGGAGCGCTCCCGGATACGGAGGCCGCCCGTGTCTGACCAGACCACCGCGCCGAACGGCCGGCCCCTGGACCACACCGGGCCGCCCGGGCACTGGAGGCCCGCTCACCGCGTACACGGCTGGTGCTCCGCGTGCCCTGGCATCGAGCCGTGGGAGGAGCTGGTGGCGTGGCGCCTCTGGGAGGACGAGCGCCACCGCAACGCCCGCCCCGAGACACCGGCAGGGGATGACTACCCCGGGCCGGAGGAGCCCGAGGACACGGAGCTGCCGTTCTTCGTGGACTCGACCGTCAAGCCGGAGCGGTGCCCGGTGTGCCGCGCGGAGGTTCCCTCCGCGCTGGTCTCCACGTTCACGGTCACCACCGGAGCCGGCACGTACACGATCGGCTCCTTCACCTACTGCCTCACTTGCAAGGCATCCCCCCTCACGCGCCCGGAGGTTACCCATGGCTGACGGAGAGGCCTCGCTCCAGGAGGCGGAGGCCGAGGTGGGGCGCACCGTCCGCAACGTCCTACGCGAGGTGGCCGCAGAGTTCACCGACGCCGTACGGGACGCGGATGAGCTGGTGGCCGCCCGGTTCTCCGTCGGCTCCATCGCCCGCATGTGGACGTCCCGCGTCCCCCGGATCGTCCGAAAGCTCCTCGGCGTCTCCGAGACCGCCGCCAACGAGGCCGCCGGTGACGTGGGCGGGGAGCTGGACGACACCTGGCGCGACCTCCCGGGCCGGTACGACGACGGCCGGGAACTCCCCCCGGGCATGGGCCAGTACGTGGAGACCACGGAACACCTCCTCCGCGCCGTGGGAGACCGCCTGGCCGACGTGGCCCGGGAAGAGCTCGCGGCGGGGGTGGAGGCCGGGGAGGACGTGGACCAGCTCCGGGACCGGCTCCGTGCCCGGTTCGCCGCGGACGGCGCGCAGCTCGGCCGCGCCCGCCAGGAGCGCACCGCCGCCACGGAGGCCTCCCGCGCCTGGAACACCGCCACCCTGGAGGCCGGCCGCGCCCTCACCGGCCCGGACCGCCCCCTGGTCAAGCAGTGGCGCACCCGCGGGGACCGGAAGGTCCGGGACGCGCATGACGACGTAGACGGGCAACTCCGGCTCCTGGACGAGCCGTTCCGTGTCGGCGGCCACGACATGGACGGCCCGGGCGACCCGACCGCCCCGGCCTCCCTGGTCGTGAACTGCCGGTGCCGTCTCCGCCTGGCCCGCGCCGAACGCGCCGCCCTCACCCCCCAGTCCGAAGACGACGGACGGGCGCCCTCTAACGAATCTCAGGAGGCGCCCGTGGGCGCACCTACGAATGTGACCGCCGCAGCGGACGGGAGCCACCTCATGGGCGGCATGATCGCGCTCATCCCCACCGAGGAGGACGCCGCCCGCCTCGCCATCGAGGGCGGCGAGGACGCCGGGGAGCTCCACCTCACCCTCTACTTCCTCGGGGACCAGGGCGGCGACTGGACACAGGACCAGCGCCAGGACCTCGCGGGCCGTGTCCGCTCCTGGCTCGCGGACCTCAGCGGCCCCGTCACCGGCCGGGCGTTCGGCGCGAACCACTGGAACGCCGGCAGCGATTCCCCGTCATGGGTGTGGGCCGTGGGAGACGACCGGGACGCGGACGCACCCGGCCTCACCGACATTCACGACGCCATCACGGAGGCCCTGGAAGACACCCACGAGCGGCCGGAGCTCCCCCGCCAGCACTCCCCGTGGGTCCCGCACGTCTGCGCCGCCTACAGCGACGACCCCGCCCTCCTGGAGCAGCTGGAGGCGCGCCTAGGACCGATCACGTTCGACCGCGTACGCCTGGCCTTCGCCGGCGACCACATCGACATCCCCCTGACTCCCGAGGAGGAGCCCATGCCGGAAGAGGAGAGCGCGGCCGGAATGCCCACCCGCGCCTGGTCCACCCCCGGGGACACGGCCCTGGCCTTCGAGAACCAGACCACCGGCGACGGCCGCGTGTTCGCCCCAGGCGCCCTGGAGTGGACCGGGCCCGGCCCGTGGCCGCTCCAGTACGCCGACCAGATGCTCGGCGGCCACGAGGGCGCGGAGCTCGCCGGAGCCATCACCACCGTGAGCCGGGACGGCGACCGCATCCCCGGCGCCGGCGTCCTCTACCTCTCACAGCGCGCCGGCGCCGAGGCCGCGATGCTCCTGGAGGAGGAGGCCCCCCTCGGCGTGTCCGTCGACCTGGACGACGTGGACGTCGAGTTCGTGGACCGCACCCTGGAGGAAGGGGAGGACGGCGTCCTGGTCCTGGCCGCGTCCCTCGCCTCCGCGTCCGTCCTCCACATGGAAGACGGCGGCTGGTGCATCAGCGCCCACCCCGCCGTGGAGTGGGAGGCCTCCGCCGGCGTCCTCTCCCGGCAGCGGCCCACCGTCCAGCTCATCACCGGGCCCGGCGGCCAGGTCAACGCGTCCTCCATCGTCAACGCGTTCGCCGGTACCGGCCTCCTCCCCGACCGGATCATGGCCGCCGCCGGGGAGCCGGACGACCCGGACGCCGGAGTGGTCGTCCACGCGGAGAACAGCGGGGACTTTTTGATCAGGATCACCCGCGCCCGGCTCCGCGGCGCCACCCTCGTATCCGTGCCCGCGTTCGCCGGCGCCCGCATCGTCCTGGACCCCCTGGAGGACGAGGAGGAGGCCCGGGCCGCGTCCGCCCGCGCGGCGCGCCTGGACGACATCACCGCGGCGTCCGGGGAGACCCGTAAGCGCGTCGTCACCTACGTCCGATCCTGCCCCGGCCCCGTCGGCGCCGCCGAGGTCGCCCGCGCGGTAAAGGTCTCCGTCTCCACGGCACGCCGGCACCTCAACGAGGCCGTGAAGGAAGGCCACCTCGTCCGGCTCCGCCCGGGCCTCTACACCGGCGCCTCCTCCATCCCCGAGGGCCAGGAGGAAACGGCCTCCGCCGCCCCCGCGGGCGCGCACGCGGCCGTGGGCGGGCCGCACCTCCACCCCGTCCCGGAGGAGGTCATGACGGACCTGGTGGCCTCCGCGTGGACGGCCATGCAGGACGCCGACCCCATGCCCGCCGCCTGGTTCGCGGAGCCCACGGAGGCCGAGCTCCCGGACGGGAGCGGCGGCGTCCACTACTCCGGAGGCCGGATCTACGGGTGGGTGGCCCGAGCCGGGGAGCCGCACGCCGGCCACCCCGGCCGCAACCTCACCGTGGAGTCCCTGGGGCAGCTGGACATGTCCCACTTCCTCCGCGCCCGCTTCAAGCTGGACGACGGCACGTTCGTCAAGGCCGGCGCCTTCACCATGAACGTCCCGCACTCCCGGGACGGCGCCGAGTGCGACACGGCCGCCTGCCAGTTCGACGACACCCGCACCGTCGCCGGAGTGATCACGACCGGCCTCAACGAACGCGGACTCTGGTTCTCCGGCGCGGCGGCCCCCTGGCTCTCAGCGTGGGACCGGACCGTGTTCGCCGCGTGCCAGCCGAGCTATCACATGCTCAAGGGCGGTGACGGCCGCTGGCAGCTCCGCGCCGTGCTCTCCGTGCCCGTACCCGGCCACTCCTCCCCGCTCATCGCCGCGGCGGTCGAGCGGTCCAACCTCGCGTTGGCGGCCTCCGCCGCCCTGGCCCCCGCCGCCGGGACGGAGGGCGTCATCGTCACCGCACCCCGGACGGCCGGGGACCTCGAGGTGGCGGCGCAGCCGCTCACCGTCTCCGCCGCTGGCGCCCTGGTCCCCACCGTGGACGTACCCGGCCCTTCCGTCCCGGCGACGGACACGGCCGCGCTCACCGCGGCACTCCTGGAACGCCCGGACGTCCTGGACCGGTTGGCGGACGCCCTGGACGCCCGCCGCACCACCAGGGAGGAGGAGCGGCGCGCCGAGGTAGAACGCCTCTCCGCCTCCTTCGCGAAGGTCCCGGCCGGGACCACCGCCTCCTTCTGACCCCCGACCACCTGAGAGGAGCACCGCCATGGCGTGCGCGTGCCAGAACAAGCACAAGTCGTTTGAGGTCGTCACGAAGGCTGGCACCGCCACCCGGCCAGCGTTCACCAGCAGCAGCCAGGGCACCGCGGAAGCCGTCGCCGACCGCTACCCCACCGCCATCGTCCGGGACAAGAAGACCAGCGAGCCCGTCTACTTCGCGTGGCCGAAGGGCACGTACGAGGTCGTCCTGCAGGCCGGGGACGGGCCGGTCCTCAAGGCCGCCGCCCACGTACGCAACGGCAGCGACCGGGGCACGCTCAAGGCCCTCGCGGACGACCGGGCCGGGGAGGGCGCCGTGGTCCGCTCCACCACGGACGGCACCGTGGTCTACCCCCTGGCCGCCGCTCTGACCGCCGCAGCCGTCCAGACGGCCCCCGCCACCCCGTAGCGTCCTGCCGTCACCCCTGGTAGGCAGCTACTATTCAGCCCTAGCAGACCGCTGGTTTTGGGCCGGGTCCCCAGCTTCAACACTGGAGACCCGACCCATGGCCGACGAGTTCGAGCTCCCGCAGGACCTCAACCAGCTCTCCGACTCCGCGTTCCTCACGTCCCTCTCGGACGAGGAACTGGCGGACGCCCTCAGCGTCTCGTCCGTGACCTTCGCCGCGCTCTCCGCGCAGGACGCCATCACGGACGATGCTCTCCAGCAGATGCGCGCCCTGGCCACCGGCTCCGAGGCGATCCGGCTGGAGCAGCGCTCCCGTACCGAGGCCGCGGAAGCCGCCGCCGCCGAGATCGAGGCCATGGCCGCCCGGGTCCGCGGAGACCAGGCCACCACCGAGGAGACGGCGGCAGCCGAGGGCGGGGAGGGCGGTGACGGCCAGGAGGCCACCGCCTCCACCGAGACCGCCCCGGCCGCTCCGGAGCAGCCCGCGGCACCCGCGGCCCCGGCCGCGCCGGCGGCGACGGCGTCCGCGGTCGTCGCCCGGCCGCCGCTCAACCTGAGCGCGGTCCGCCGCGTCCAGCCGCGCGTCCTCCCCGAGGCCCCGGCCCCCACGACCCGCATCACCGCGGCCGTGGACGTCCCCGGCTACACCCCGGGCGCGCCCCTGGACTTCGACGACATCACCGCCGGCATCATCAGCCGCGCCAACGCGCTCAAGACGGCCGGCGGCGGGGTCGGGCAGGTGATCTCCTACCGGCACCCGTACGAGCAGGACCAGATCGTCACGGACTCCTCCTCCGCGCCGGAGGGGACCACAGTCTCCCTGAGGGCGTCGGACCAGCGGCGCCTTCCGCAGAAGGAGCTCGTCGCCTCCGGTGGCTGGTGCGCGCCGTCGGAGACGATCTACGAACTGACGGACACCGCGTGCCCTGACCTCCTCTGGGACGCACCGGAGATCCAGCTTGCGCGAGGTGGCCTGCGCTACTACAAGCCGCTCTCCCTGGACGTCGCCGCCATGACGTGGGTGCACACGGAGGCGGACGACATCTCCGGGGCCGAAAAGCCCTGCTACCGGGTGCCGTGCCCCGACCCGGTCGAGGTCCGGTGTGACGCGATCGGCGTCTGCCTGGAGGCTGGCATCCTCACGCAGCGCCACTTCCCGGAGCTCGTCTCCTGGTACCTCCGCAACGCCATGGTGGCGCACGAGATCCGCGTCAAGCAGTACCTCTTCCAGCAGGCCCTGAACACGGCCACGACGGTGGACATCCCGCAGTCCTTCGGCGCGCTCTCCTCCGTCTTCGCGGCGGTGGCGCTCCAGGCCGCCGACATGATCGAGCGTCACAGCCTCTGCGAGTCCACGGCCCTGGAGGTCGTGTTCCCGTACTGGTCCCGTCAGCTCTTCCTCGCGGACCTGGCGCGGCAGAACGGCAAGGACATCTGCGACCTCGACCCGGGGTGCATCCAGAACACGTTCGCCAAGCTCGGCGTACGCGTCCAGTTCGCCCGCGGCCTCAACCCGGCCGTGCCGGACGAGATCGGCGGGGAGACCCCGGCCACCGCGTTCCCGTCCACCGTGAAGTTCCTCATCTACCCGTCCGGCGGGCTGGTCATCGGACGCGGCGAAGAGGTCAATCTCGGGGTAATTCATGATTCAACTAAGTTCCGGTTCAACGACTACACGGCGCTTTTCGCGGAGGAATGCACGGCCCTCGTGGACAGGTCGGTGGACACCCGGCTGGTGACCGTCCCGGTCTGCCCGTCCGGTGAGACCGGCGCACAGACCCTCCTCGCCTGCGCCTGAGCGGCACCTCCCGCCCGAGACGTGCCGGGCCCGCGGACCTGAGACGCGGGCCCGGCACCCCCTGACCCTGACTGGAGGTCCGCGCGATGCCGGGTATGCGCAAGCTCGTTCAGCCGATCCCGGGCGTGCCGCTACCGCACGGCATCCTCAACGCCTGCACCACCGTGGAGGACGTCACGGACGTCCATGAGCTCATGGGCGTGGAGTGGCGGGCCCTCGGCTGCTGCCCCGTCCACGAGTGGAAGGACCCGTGCCTGACGGACGACTCCCCCGGGGAGGAGTCCCCCGGCGAGCCGGTAGCCAAGCAGTTCTGCAGGCCGGAGTTCGAGCACGCCCAACCCATCACGCTCTACGCCGGCGCGGAGTGCTCCACGTTCGGCTGGTCCTACGAGGAGGCCGTGACCCACGCCCGGGCCACGATGGCCCTCGGGGAGCAGCACGGCCTGGAGGCCGCGTTCTGGTCCGGGAAGCTCACCGTGGACGCGGTGGACCTCACCCCCGCGGCCGGGCCGGTGTCCGTCGCGCAGGGCGTCGCGGCGCTGGAAGGCTGCTTGGCCGAGTCCTACGGCGGCGTGGGCGTCCTCCACGTTCCGGCCGGTGCCGCCGCGCTCCTCGGCTGCTGCAACGTCCTCACGAGGGACCCGGCCACCGGGAGCCTGGAGACCCTGGCGGGGAACTGCGCCGTGATCGGTGCCGGCTACTCCGCCGAGAACACCGGGCCGGGCGGTATCCCGGCCGAGCCGGGGACGGCCTGGCTCTACATCACCGGGCCCGTCCACATCCGGCGCGGCCCCCTGGACGTCATCCCGGACCGGTCCGCGTCCGTCAACCCCCGCACCAACGATCGCCGCGTGCTGGTGGAGCGGACGTACGTGGTCGGCACGACGTGCACCGTGTGCGCGGTGCTCGTGGAGGTCTGCGCGTGAACGACTTCATCCGTATCCGCCCGGCCGCGCGCCGGCGTGTGCCGTTCGCCCGGTGGGCGGTGAGCCAGAACCCGAAGATCCGCACCGTCAGCCAGTCCGAGTTCGGCGTCCCGCCAGTCCTCTTCGTCGACATGCCGGAGGACCTACTCCGCGGCTCCCTGGTCGACGGCCGCCCGTACGTCTCCCCCCTCGACCAGGAGGAGGAGACAGAGGCGGCCGGACCGGGCGCGCCGGAGCTCCTGGGCGTCGCCACGCGCGGCCCGGACGGCTTCCTGGAGGCGGTCCCGGGCCAGCCGCTCCCGGAGGTCCCCGCCCACATCTACGGCCCGGACGCCGTCCCGCTCCCGGCCGACTTCGCGCCGCTGGAGGACGCCCCCGAGACGTACGAGCTCTCCGGTGTCCTGGTGGGGGAGACCGGCCCGGAGACCTATGTCCCCCTCGGGGACACCAGCGGGGACACCCCCGGGGGCGCCCTCGCGCAAGGAGGGGACACGGCCGGAGAGACACCGGCCGTGACCAGCGAGGACACCCCGGGGGACACCGGAGACACGGCGGGGGACACCAGCGGGGGCACCGGCCGGTCGTTCCCGTGCGGGGCGTGCCCGCGCGCCTTCAAGAGCGAGCGCGGCCGGGACTCCCACCGCCGCCAGGTCCACGGGAGGTAGCCGGTGCCGGTCGAACCAATCCCCTGCGCCCCGGGCGGCGGTGGCGAGCCCCCCGGCCCGTCCTGCTGCGCCCCGTCCATCGCCTCCACGCCCCTGTGCCAGGAGGACGGGACCACCATCCTCCTGGTGCTCCGCTCCGCGTGCGCGTGTGACGGCGCGGAGCCCACACCGCCGGAAGTCGTCGGCTGGCTCGATCCGGTCACCGGCGACTTCACGGAGGGCCCGGCACCGGCCGGCGCCGGGCCGTGCGGCGCGGACGACTGCGCGTCCGTCTCCCTCCTCCGCCTGTGCGACCTGACGGAGGAGGAGTGCGTCCCGTTCCTCCGCCACCTGGTCCACGACTGCACGGGCGCCGTCACCTCGAGCACGGACACCGCCCTGGACGGCGTCACCCCCTACACGCCGACCGGAACGGTAGGGGACTGCGAGGACTGCCCGTGCCCGCCGAAGACGCGCGTACTCCCGCTCTGTGACTACCTCGGCCCGGGCCCCACGCCCGTCGTCCAGTTCCTCCGCCACGTCACCTACGACTGCACCACCGGCGAGGTCCTGGAGCAGACGGACACCCTCCCGGACGCGGTGACGCCGTACACGCCCGTGGGGGAGGTCGGGGAGTGCGGCCAGTGCCGGCCCACCCCGATGTGCCCCACCCTCCTCGGCCTCTCCGGCCCGGAGACCTGGTCCATGCCGGAGGGCACGGAGTCGCTGGCCATCACCGTGGCGTGCGGCCCCGTCACCGTCACTGACTGCTCCGGGAACGCGACCACGATCAACGAGTGCGGCGCCTCCTTCACCTGGGCTGCCCCGCCTGGCGACTGCACCCCCGGACGCCTCTGCACTCCCGTCACGGTCGACGTCCCCGAGGGCGCGGCCGTCTACCTCAACCTGCTCATCCCGTGCGGCATGGGAGACGTCTCGTGAGCTGTGACAACTGCTGCCCGCCCGTCATCCTCGGCGGCTCCGGCCAGCCCGGCCCCCAAGGACCCGCAGGGCCGACGGGTCCGCCCGGCCCGGGAGTATGCGTCTCCAACGACCCGGGGAACGCCCTCCAGCTCGGCACGGACGGCTGCATGTACGTCGCCGAAGCGGACGCCGGCGCCGAGGGCCCGCCCGGCCCCCAGGGACCCGCAGGCCCGGCCGGACCGGCCGGAGAGGGCGTGTGTATCTCCACGGACCCGGACAACGCCCTCCAGCTCGGCACGGACGGCTGCATGTACGTCGCCGCGGCCGAGGCCGGCGCCGAGGGCCCGCCCGGCCCCCAGGGACCCGCAGGCCCGGCCGGACCGGCCGGGGAAGGCGCGTGCATCTCCACCGACGCCGGGAACCAGCTCCAGGAGGGCACAGACGGCTGTCTCTACGTCGCCGAGCCCGCCCCCGCAGAACTGTGCATTGCCGCCGACTCGGCGGACGTCCTGGCCGTGGACGCGAACGGCTGCCTCAGCCTCACCACCGACCCGACCGGCCCCGTACGGCCCGGGGAGAACGGACTCACCCTCTGCCTGTCCGAGGACCCCGGCCAGACCGCGACCCTGGACGGTGACGGCTGCCTCCTGGTCACCGGCGGCGGCACCGGCGCGCTGCCCGTCGTGGAGATGACCACCGCGGTCGAGGTGTTCGAGGAAGACGGCACCTTCGACCCGGCCGCCTACCCCGGGCTTCAGTACGTGCGTGTCCGTGTCCAGGGTGCGGGTGGCGGCTCCACCGGGTCCGGGCCCAACCCCGGCCCGGTCGGCTCAGGGTTCGTGTCGATCGGCGCGGCCGGCGGGGGCGGCGGCTACAGCGAATCCCTCCTCAACGCCGCCGACCTGCCCGGGCCCGTCCCGGTCGCTATCGGGGCGGGCGGTGCCGGATCGCCGGTCAACGTCAACGCGGGGAACGGCGGAGGGTCCTCCTTCGGCACGCTCGTCACCGCGAACGGGGGCTCGGGCGGCTTCCTCACCAACGGCGGGATGCCGGAGTCCTGGGACGACTCCCGGGGCCAGATCGCCCGCGCCGGCGGTGGCACCACCACTGCGGCAGGCCAGCTGAAGATCCCGGGCAGCGCGAGCATGCCCGGATGGGCGGCAGGCGGCGGCGCCCTGGTCGACGTCCCGCAAGTCCCCACCGGCACCGTCATGAACTCCCGGATGAGCTTCGGCGGCAACGGCGGCGGCTCCCACCTCGGCGGCGCCTCCGCCGGCGGCAAGAGCAGCGGACCGAACGACACCACCGTGGGTGTCGGCTCCGCCCTCGGCTACGGCAGCGGCGCACCGGCGCCCGCCTCCGCATCCGGGAGCGGTACCGGCGGCGGCAACCCGAGCCCCGCGGTGCCCGGCCGGGACGGAGCGCCGGGGGTCGTGATCGTCGAGGTCCACATGCTCACCGTCACCGCCGCCTGAGCGGCCACCAGCAAGGAGAACCACAGTGCCCAGCGGCGGGAACTTCAGCTCATGCAACTGCGGCCCGGACGTGTCGGCATGTGACAGCCCGACACAGCCCGTGGCCACGGTCGGCCTCTGCCTCGCGGACGGCTCCCCGATCGCGGTCACCGTCGTACGGGACTGCGCCGGCACCGTCACCAGCGAGGGATGGATCGACCTCACCACGGGCGCGTGGTCGTCCGGTCCGCCACCGGCCGGGACCATCGCGTGCGGCGACAGCCGGTCCATCACGACGAACGGCACCTTCTGTGACGTCCTGGAGGACGGCACGGTCGCCGGCCTGGTCCTCGTCGAGTACCAGTACGCCGCCGACGGCTCGATCGCGTCCGTGCGCCTGGTCGACGCCGTCACCGGGACCACCTACACCCCGCAGGGCGAGGTGACCACCTGCCCCGCCGGGGTCGAGGCGCCGGAGCGGGACATGCTCCAGCTCTGCGACACCACCGATGACGAGTCCGGCGCGATCACCAGCGTGCCGTTCCTGCGGGACTACGCGCGGGACGAGTCCGGCGCGGTGGTCGGGCACACCGACTACACCCTGGACGGGGACCCGTACACGCCGTCCGGCACCGTCGGCGTCTGCGGCCCCCAGACCGAGCCCGTGGAGCCGTGCGCGTCGACCGTCACCGTGCTGCGCCTGTGCGACCTCAACCCCGACGCACCCCCGGACGACGAGGGCAAGCGGTGCGCCATCCCGTTCCTGCGGCACCTCGTCCACGACTGCACCGGTGCCCTTGCGGAGACCCGCGACACCACCACGGACGGCACCACCCCGTACACGCCCGTCGAGGCCGTGGACTGCGGCTCCGGCGGCGTCCCGGCCATGGTGGAAGTTCCCTGGGAGGTCGTGGACATCCAGCCGGACCCGGCCAGCCCGGTCGGCCGCGGCCTCATCTACACCCTCTCGCCGATCGACGACCCGGCAACGGTGGGCACGGTCACGGTCACCACCACGGCCACCGCGAACACCGCATGCCCCGGCACCCCGCCCTCGTACAACTTCCGCAACCCGTGCACGTACACGTTCACGCCGGACCAGGCGCTCCAGGACGCGGCCACCTACGTGCGCTGCGACTTGATCGACTTCGACACCTTCGAGCCGGTCACCGGCCTGAACCCGCCGCCGTCCCGGCTCGGCGGAACCGCGTACTGGGACGGCACGACGATCCGCCCGACCGAGTCCAACGGCACGGGCGAGATGTACTACGACGGCCCGCCGGCCTCCTGGTCCTACCGGGTCGGGAACACCGGCGGCGGCAACTCCTGCTCCAGCCTCTCCTTCGCCGCGGTCTCGCTGCGCCCGGAGGGCTGCTGCGCCCCGTGCGGGAGCAGCGGCGGCGGGGACGGAAGCGGGCGCACCGTGCAGGAGGTGTGCGTCATCGCCAACTCCGCCCCCACGGAGGTGATGACGTGGACGCGGGTGATCGAGGACGGCGGCGCCACGATCTACTACCTCGACCAGGACGGCGCCCGCTACGACGACACCCTCCCGGCCGGACACCAGATCATCGCCTGCGCTGTGGAGCCGGAACCGTGCCGCAACAGCACGACGCTGCTCCTGTGCGACACGCAGGCCGAGCCTGAGGAGCCCGTCCCCGCCGAGGGCGAGCCGACCGCGACGGATCTCGTCCCGCCCGCCCCGCTGCCCGCCGGAGGCGCGCACGTCGCCCTGCCGGGAGGCGGGGCCGACCTGTGGTCCGGCGGAACGCTGGTGTTCCCCGCGGACCCGGACGCGACGGCGGGCGACGGCTCGCAGGTGTACCGCAGCGTCGCCGCCACCCTCCAGGCCGACCGGCCGGCGTGCGACGACGGCACGGCCACCGTGACCGCGTCGGTGCACGTCCACCTCGACGGCCCGACCGACGCCGGCGGCTACCCGGGCGCGTTCCACCTCGTCGACGGCTCCGGCACGGACATCGCCCTGGACGCCCCGCCGACGGACACCGTGTCCGGCTATGACGGCGTCCTCGTCGTCAGCGGCACCGTCCCGGCCGCCGACCTGGCCGCCGGAACCGTGACGCTGGTGCTCTCCCTGGAGACGTTCCAGAGCGGCGGGAAGGCATGGACGACCGATGGCTTCACCGCGGACTACGTCTTCGGGACCGGCGAGGAATGCGCCAGCCCGGAGCCGGTCCAGTTCCTGCGGACCCTGGTGACGGACTGCGTCACCGGAGACATCGTCAGCGTCACGGACACCACCCTGGACGGACAGCCGTACACGGCGGCCGGGGAGGTCAGCCAGTGCACCGCCACCGGAAGCGACGCCGGGGAGTGCCGGCACTGCGAGACGCTGACCCTGTGCGACGTCCAGCCCGACGAGGAGGAGTCACCGGGCGAAGGAACCGAAGTGCCGTGGACCACGGTGAGCGTGGTCGAGGACCCCGCAACTGCTGGGCAGCACACGGACTTCATCTTCACGATCTCGCCGCAGGACGACCCCAGCACGGTGGGCACCGTCCACGTCAACGTGAGCCGCGCGGCAGGCGGGGCGTGCGGTGACTTCGACATCAACGACCTGATCTTTTCCAACACCGCGCAGTACCACCTGACGCTGGACGAGGTCGCCCAACAGGTCGACTTCCTGCGCGTAGACCTGCTCGACTTCGACGGCTTCGAACCGGTCGCGATCCTCACCGGCACCCCGGAGCCCACCCGGCTGGGCGGCACCGCCGTATGGAACGCCAGCCACGACCGGATCATCCCGACCGAGGACAACAGCACCGGCGAGCTGTACTGGGACAACCCGCCCGCCACGATCGCCTACGAGATCTTCAACACCGGCGGCGGCACCAGCTGCTCGCGGCTGTCCTTCGCCGGAGTGACGATCGTGCCCCCGCCGCCCCCGCCACCCGCGGGCACAAGGACACCGTTCCTCCGCACGATCTGCCGGGCCTGCGACGGCTCTGCCCTGTCCGTCACCGACACCAGCGTGGACGGCGACCCCTACACCCCGGCTGGCCAGGTCACCGTGTGCGCCACCGGCAGCGGCGGCGGGACGGAACCGGGACCGGACGTCGAAGTCCTCCAGCTCTGCGACACCCCCACGGAGGGCGCGGACCCGGTGCCGTTCCTCCGGCACCTCATCTACAGCGACGGCGCCGTACCGCCCTTCGTGCTCGATACCGAGCTGGACGGCGTCACCCCGTACGTGCTGGCCGGTGAGGCAGTCGACTGCGCGGCGTCGGAGCCGTGCCGGGACAGCTCCTCCACGCTCCTGTGCGACACGTCGGCCGCGGACCTGATCACCGTCTTCGACCCGGCCAACCGGCCGGACGATGACGGCTGGGAGGTTGTCTCCTTCACCGGTTACCACGCGGACGCACCGCCGGAGGCGCCGCTGCCCTACCCGGCCCGCTACGGCACGCCGTACGGGTATCCGGCCCTCGGCGCCCGCGCCGACCAGTACGGCGGATACGGCGGCGGCTCCTGGCAGGGCTACGACAGCGCGCCCGTCCGGTGGGTGCTCCGCAAGACCTTCACGGCCCCCGAGGACGGCGTCGCGATCGCCCAGAGCATCGGCTTCCGCGGCGACGGCGGCGCCCGCGTCCGCATCAACGGCATCGACGCCGGCATGTACGGGCAGTGGAACCAGCCCGCCACCAGCGGCACGGCGGAGATCCCGGTCACCGCCGGCGCGAACACGGTGGAGATCGAGGTCCGTGACGTCAACGGCGTCAACAACGTCGTGGGCAGGCTGGACATCGCGCTCCCGAAGACGGTCCAGTTCATGCGCCGTCAGACGGTGGACTGCGAGACCGGCGACGTCATCTCAACCACCGACACCACCTTGGACGGCGAGCCGTACGAGGTGACGGGCGAGGTCGGCCAGTGCACCCCGACGTCGGAGTGCTGCGAACAGCCACCACCGGAGCTCCGGGTCGACGTCGAGTCGGACGTCATGTGCATCCGCGACGCGGACGGGGAGATCACCGGCCAGGTCGTGGTGGAGCGCGTCTACGACGACCAGTCCGGCGACCGCACGGAGCAGCGCCTCACGGACCCGACGACCGGGGACCCGGTGGAGCTCCCGGACGGCGCGGAACTGGTCCTCTGCCAGGACCCGCCGTGTCCCACGGCGTTCTCCACGGAGTGCGTGGGCGCCGTGACCCGCACGGAGGCCGGCTACGACAACACCTCAACGATCAACGGGGTGCCCGGCAAGTGCGGGTCGGTGCAGGGCCCGAACGGGCAGTTCCCGTGCCAGCCGACCACGGGCGCTCTGACGATCACCTCGTGGGTCGTGGACGGGGAGGAAGTCATCGGCGAGGGCGGCGGTCGAGCCTTCAACGGCGGCCCCTGCGGCGAGGGCACCACCGCCAACCCGGGCATGCACCACAACTGGGCACTGGCCCTGACCAACCTGGACCCGTCCGGCGCCAACTGGAGCGCGCAGGAAGCCGACGGGTGCGCGTGGTTCGTCGGCTCCACCGGCGGCACACAGACCGTGTACGGCCCCATGACCGTGGTGGACGCCGAGGGCCGGCAATGGATCCTCGGCCCGGCGCAGGCCTGCGAAGAGGTCCAGTTCACGAAGGTCTACAACCAGCAGTGCGACGGCTCCGTGACCGTGTCGTGGCTGGACGCCCAAGGGGTGGAGACCGACGCCCCGGAGGGTGACCTCGTCCCGTGCGGTACGGGCTGCGGTACGGGCGGCGGCGCCGGCCTGGACGTGGAGACCGTGGCGCTCTGTGACGTCGCCGAGGACGGCACCACCGTGCCGTTCCTCCGGCACATCACCTACGGGACGGGCGGGCAGGTCTCCGTCGTCCTGGACACGGGCCTAGACGCGTTCTCCGCGTACACACCGAGCGGCACCGTGGGCGTGTGCCAGCCGCGCGAGGACGGCCAGGACGTGGAGCTCCTGGCCCTCTGCGACGTCGCCGAGGACGGCACCTCTACGCCGTTCCTCCGGCACCTGGTCTACATGGCCGCGGCGACCGCCCCGGCCGTCCTGGACACCCTCCTGGACGGCGCGACGCCGTACACGCCGGCCGGTGAGGTGGGCACGTGCGCGCCGGAGGAGGAGTGCCCGAGCCGGAACATGCTCTCCGCCTGCCGGTGTGACGACACGGACGGCGACGGCGTCGCGGACACCGGGTACGTGGAGCTCCTGGCCGTCGACTGTGAAGGCGTCCTCACCTCCGTGGGCACCTACACGGAGGACCTGTCCGCCCCGTACACGCCGGTCGCTCCGGTGGACTGCGAGACGGCCGACCCGGGCCCGGAGCCGGTCGTCTCCGTCCAGGCGCACCGCGTGCAGCTGGCCCCGGGGCAGTCGTGGGACGCCTCGACGGTGGCGTCCCTGCGCTCCGTCACGCTGACCGCGCACACCGGGGACGGCCTGATCACCACCGGGGACGGCGTCTCCACCCTCTTCCAGGGGGAGTCCGTGTCCTGGTCCATCAACAAGGAGACGGACGCCGCCCTCGTCGGCCCGCTCACGGTGGACGCCGTGGACGGCGTGATCACCGTTACGTGGACCCGAACCTCCTGACCCCGTCCCGCGGGCCCGCTCTGTGTGCGGCGGGCCCGCGGGACGGCCTTCCCTTCCCTCACCAGTAGAGGAGTCCCCTCATGTCCGGTACCAACGGCAGCGTGGCCGCCGCCTCCACGGACGCGGAGTACGCCGTCCTCTGTGACGAGACCGGAGACCAGTTCCTCCGCCGCTACACGAACACCGGGAGCGGCGCCCCGACCGTCACGGACACGGAACTGGACGGCGTCACCCCGTACGCGCCGACCGGCGAAGTGGTCCGGTGCGGCGCCCCGGCCGTGAACCCGGAGATCACGTCCACCGTCCAGAGGCAGACCGACGCCGGCGCAGTCACCATCGACGCCGGCGCCCGCTCCGTCACCGTCCTCGTGTACGCCGGGGAGCCCACCGTGGCCATCGGCGGCGGCCCGGCCGTGACGCTCCTTCCGGGGACGTCGCTCTCCTGGGGCGTGAACCGGGGCGGGAACCTCGGGGAGGCACTGGCGGACGCGTTCGTGTTCACCGCGGAGGCCGGTGAGGACCTGGTCGTCTCCAGCACGCGGGAGGCGTAGCCGTGGCAGCGGGGACGGACGGCTCCTACGCCCGGCCGCCCGGGCCCCGGGTGGAGGCCGCCCGGGGTGTCACGGACGGCTCCGGGAACGTCACCTTCACCTGGCCGCCGGGGGCGTTCGCCGCACCGCCCGTCGTCACCATCGGCCTCCAGGGCGCGGCCGGGTTCCGCGTGCACTCGATCACCGGGAACACCGCGGCGGCCACGACGGTGAACGTCCAGGCCTCCACCGGTGTGACGCTCCTCGGGATCGGGGTCCTGGCCGTGGGCGGGCCGGCGGCCGGGGTCACCGTCCACGCTCACGCGGTCGCCGCGCCCTGACCCCTGCCCGGGCGGGCGCGCAGAGCCGCCCGGGCGCGTGGGGGCCCGGCTAGACTCCTGGTAGCTGCTGGTTCTGGGCCGGGCTGACACCACGTTTGTTACGCCTGCTGGTTTAGGGCCGAGCCGTCCAACTTCCTTTGTTGGAGGCTCCACCGTGGCAGCTCCGCTCATCTCGAACGCGGCCACCGTCCGGGTCACCCGCGTTGACGGCTGCGGCCGTCCCGTCTGTGGTGACGACTCCTCATACGTCACCGACTGCTTCGCCTCCGTCGCCATGGCCGCGAACGTGGAGGACGGGGAAGACATCGTCTTTACCGCCGCCAACGGGAGGCAATGCGGATTCAAGCGCGGTTGCCCGACTCTGAACGGGTATGACCTGACCTTCACGTTCTTCCAGGCCTCCCCGGAGCTCATGGAGATCATGACGGGGTCCCCGGTCTACTTCGACTACGCTGGCAACCCGATCGGCTTCGACTCCTGCTCCATCCCCTGCAACACGGGCTTTGCCTTGGAGGTCTGGACGGACGTCCTGGGCGAGGACGTGTGTGAGGACGAGGCCGCGGAAGGCGCCTGGGTCTACTTCGTCTTGCCGTGGATCACGAACGGCATGATCGGGGACCTGGAGCTCGCCAACGAAGCCGTGAACCTGGAGCTCACCGGCGCCACCCGCGCGGGCGGGAAGTGGGGCACCGGCCCCTACGACGTCCAGCCGCAGGACGCCGCCGGCACCCCCGGCCCGATGCTCACCCCGCTCGGCTCCTCGTGCCACCGCCGCATGTTCATCACCTCCACCCCGCCGCCCGAGCCGTCGACCACCTACATCCCGGTGGCCGGCGAGTACTGCATGGCCTCCTGACCATGAGCGCGCTCGACATCGTGGTACCGGTGCGGGAGGGCGCCGCGAACGAACAGCTCCGCTACGCCCTGCGGAGCTGGTCAGCGAACCTCCCGCACCGGCGGGTGTGGCTGATCGGGGGACGTCCGGCATGGGCTACGGGGGTCGAGCACATCCCCACCCGGCAGGCCGGGACGAAGTACCAGAACACGACGTCCGCGGTGGCGGCGGCCTGCCTCCACCCGGACGTCTCCGACCCGTTCATCTACTGCAACGACGACTTCTTCGTCCTCCGCCGCCGCACGAGCCTGCCCGTGTTCCACCGTGGGCCCGTGGCGGAGGTGGAGGCGTACTACGCGACCAGGGGGAACGGCCGGTACCTCCGCGGGCTCCGGGAGACCCGGGATCTCCTGGTGGAGCTCGGCCACCCGGACCCGGTCTCCTACGAGCTCCACGTCCCCCTCCCAATCGCGAAGGGCGGGATGCTCGCCGCGCTGGAGGCCGGCCGCCACCTCGACGTCATCCACAAGCGGACCGCGTACGGCGTCCTGGCCGGGATCGGCGGGGAGCGGATGCGGGACGTCAAGGTCCTCAGTCGCGGTCCCGGCTACGACACCTCCAGCGGGTTCCTCTCGACCATGCCGGACTCCTTCGCCCACGGCATGGTGGGCCGCTACCTCCGTCAAGCGTTCTTCCAGCCGAGCCCGTACGAGAAGGGGCGCCGTCGGTGAGCCTCCAGGTAGGGCCGTGCGATCCCTGGCCCACGCGCCTGTGCTGTGACGTGGAGGACCGGGACCCGGAGGACGTGGAGCACTGGACACGGGTCGCCTCCACGATCCTCTGGTACCTCTCCGGGATGCGGTGGGGGCCGTGCCCGGTGACCGTGAGGCCGTGCTCCCGCTCGTGCTTGGACACGGCCGGCCCTATCTCCTTCCAGGCCGTCTCCGGGGCGTCCGTGGGCGGGTGGGTGCCGTACATCGACTCCTTCGGCGTGTGGCGTAACGCGTCGCTGTGCGGCTGTAAGAGCTCCTGCTCCTGCGGAGAGCTCTCCGAGCTCTACCTTCCCGGCCCCGTCTATGACGTCCTGGAGGTCAACGACGGCGGGACCATCCTCACGCCGGGGCTGGAGTACCGGGTGGACGCCCCGGGCAAGCTGGTCCGCCTCGGCGGCCAGCAGTGGCCGAAGTGCCAGGAGATGGCCGAGCCGGAAGGCGCGCCCGGCACCCTCACCGTCACCTACCGGTGGGGCCTACCCCTGGAGGCCGCCGCGATCGCCGCGGTGTCGGAGTTGGTGTGCCACCTCCTCAAGGGGTGTGGCCCGGGCGCCGGCGGATGCGGCTGCAAGGCGAACCCCCGCGTGACCCGGACGACGCGCCAGGGCGTGGAGATCGAGCGCCAGGACGTCACGCTGCTCTACGCGGAAGGCCTCACCGGCCTCTCCACCACGGACATGTGGCTCAAGGCCGTGAATCCCTACGGCCTGCGTTCCCCGGGCCGTGTCCATAGCCCGGACTTCAAGCGCCCGCGCGTCACCACCTGGCCCCCGTAGGAGACCCGCATGCCCTTGAAGCCGTTCAGTGTCCATGACCTGGCGGAGGCCGTCCTCGGCTGCGTGTGTGCGGCCCTGGACGCGGTGGCCGAGGAGGTCCCCGGGCAGCCCGGGTGCCCGTGCCGGGCGTGTGTCGTCCCCGGCGTGGTGGCGTGGGACGGGTGCGGCCCCGACGACTGCACCGACGGCGGGGAACCCGGGCAGCTCACCGTGTCCGTGGCACGGATCTACCCCGCCAGTCATGCCTTCCCGGCGGAGGACCGGAGCGTCCAGGGTGTCCGCGGCTGCACCCCGCCCCCGCTCACTGCCGTGGAGCTCATCGTCACCCTCCTGCGGTGCGCGCCGATCCCGGACGAGGAGGGGTGTCCGCCCACGTGTGAGGAGCAGGCGGAGGCCGCGCGGGTCCTTCACGTGGACGCCTCCACCGTCTACTCCGCGCTCTGGTGCTGCCTTCCCGGTATCGGCCCCAACCCGCGCAAGCCACGCCGGTTCATGATCGGCGCGCAACGGATGATCGGGCCGGAAGGCGGTTGCGTGGGCGTGGAGCAACGCGTCACCGTGGCCCTGCCCGGCTGCGGGCCCTGCCCCGGGGAGGACGGCACGTCATGAGCGTTCAAGTGCGGGTGAACCCTGGTGCCCTGGCCCGGCTCCTCCGGCTCCGCAACGGGCCCGTGGAGCGGCGCCTCCGTGAGAAGACACGGAAGGTCGCCGGCATCGCAGCCCGGGAGGCTCCGGGCTCGATGGGGGATTACGTGGACTGGGACGTGGTGGAGAGCCGGCGCGGCCTCCAAGGCGTCATCACGTGCGACCACCCGGCCGTCCGCTTTGTCCTGGACGGCACGCCCCCGCACCTCATCCGGCCGCGTCGCCGGACGTACCTCCGGTTCCAGGTCGGCGGCCGGGTCGTCTACACGAAACTCGTCCGCCACCCGGGCACGGATGCAAACAACTTCCTCGAACGCGCCCTACGCGCCGGCCGGTAGTTGACCCCCGCCCGGGCCTCGTGCCAGCCTGCCGGGAGCTGATCAGTGCAGCGGCGGAGGCCGCTCCCCTTTACCCCGGCCTGGCCGGGGGCCCCTCATGCCGGGAGGGCGGGGAGCGGCCTCCGTGTCGTCTCACGCCCCGCCCGGGCCCGGCTACCCTCTGCCCCTGGACGCGTTCACTGCTGGTTGTGGGCCGGGTGACGGCGCGTCGGAGGCATGAGGGGCGAGCCCGTGAGGAAGTCATTCGCGCTCAACACCGAGCCGCACGTCGCGGAGATCGGGGCGGAGCTGGAGCTCCAGTTCCAGGCGGAAGTCATGGGGGACGAGTACCTGGACGCGTACGCGGAGTTCCGCGAGGCGCAGCAGTCGGAGAGCGGCGTGGACGTCGATGAGCTCCAGTCGGGGGACGTGGAACAGCTCCGGAAGGTCACCGGCGGCCTCCGTATCTTCCTCGCCCGCCTGGCCGTCCCGGAGTCGGCGGTGCTCCTGACCCGCGTGGACGTCGTCAAGGGCGGCGAGGTGCTGGAGTCCTTCCAGTCGTGGGGTGAGGCCGCGGCGTACGCCGACGGCATCGACGGTGCCAAACCGCAGTGGGGCCTTCGCCTCCCGGAGCGCGTCCTCCTCCAACTCCTGGAGTGGACCGTGGAGCTCTACGCCGGAGGCAAGCGCCCTCCTACGTCGCCTGGCGCCTCTGCAAGGCCCTCACCGAAGGCTGGGAAGCGTTCGACGGGAACCTCGCGCTCAAAGGGGTCGACCCGCACGGCTGGACGCTGAGACGGCTCCTCAACGCGGCGGAGGCGTACATCTACTCCCACGCGGAGGACGAGGCCGCCCTCGAACGGGTCCGGCTGGAGCTGTGGGCCGAGCCCGGCGCGAAGGCCGGCGGCCGACGGATCGGCGCCACCAGACCAGCGCGGCCCGCGCCCGCGGAGGCCGCCGAGGACCAGGACCAGGAGGCGGCGGCGCCGCCCACCGCCGGGGCCGGGCCGCCCCCCGAACCGCCGCGCGCTACGCCGCCGGAGGGCGGGGGCGGGATGAGACGGTCCGCGGCGATGGCGCTCATGGCGCAGGTAGCGGCCGAGGACGCCCGGTTCTCCGGGCCGCGTGGCTGACGTGACCAGCGGCTAACCTGGGGACGTCCGGCCCCCCTTGTGCGCGGCCGGCGCGCCGCTGGTTTTGGGCCGGGCAACCACACACGACACGTGAGGTTGCCCGGTGGCCGGCGATGAGATCGACTACGGCAGCGCCCGCATCACGATCGACCTGGACGACACGGACGCGGAGCGTCAGGCGTCCAGCATCGGCGCCGACATCGAACGGGCGTTGACCAGGGCCACCCGGAACATCGGCCGGACCGTCTCCCGCAACCTCCAGCGGAGCCTTCGCCGTCTCTCCATCGGCGCGCGCGTGGAGCCGGACCTCAGCCGGTTCGAGCGGACTCTACGCCGCAGCATCCGCGGGATGGCGCCCGTGGCCGTCCCGGTCACCGCGGACCTCCGGCAGTTCCAGCGCGGCATCCGACGGGGCGGCGGTGACGCCGTCTCCGTCCCCGTCTCCCCGGACCTACGCCGCTTCGCCCGGGACCTCCGCCGAGGCCTGCGCGGCATTCAGGCGGAGGTCCAGGTCCGGGCCGACGCACGGGCCCTGATCCGGGATATCGAGCGGGAGCTGCGCCGGGTCTCCCCGCCGGCCATCAGGATCCCGGCGGAGGTGGACCTCTCCCGACTCCGGTCCGAGCTCGCCAGCCTGGACGTCCCCCGGATTCACGTACAGGTGTCCCTGGACGTCGCGCGGGTGGAGGCGGAGCTCCGGGATCTGGCCTCCCGCACGATCACCATTCCCGTCACGCTCGGGGAGCCCGGCGGCGGTGATCCCGGGGGCGGGCTCCTGGACGCTCTGCGCGGCTCGTTGAGCGGGGCCGGGGGGATCGGTCTCGGCGCGGGCGCCGCCGCGTTGGGCGGTATCCGTGCCGGGCTCCTGGCCGCCGGGCCGTGGGGCGCGATCGCTGCCGGCGTCGCCGCGTACGCCGCGGCGATCGGCAAGGTGCTCATGACCGGCATTGAGGGGGTCATCGAGCACCAGCAGATCGCCGGGGCCCTCCGCGCCGCGCTCGGCCTCGGCGAGGCCGCCGCGAACCAGGTCGGCCGGGTCGTCGGGCAGCTCTACGCCCGCGGCGTGGTGGAGTCCGTGGAGGAGGGCACCGCCGCGGTGCAGGCGGCCCTCCGTAACGGCCTGGCCGCCCCGGACGACCTCCCGGGGCTGGAGTCGATCTCCACGAAGGTGTCCGACCTCGGGCGCCTCATGGAGGAGGACATCGGCAAGGTGGCCCGCGCCATCGGGACGATGGTGAAGACGGGCCTGGTCGACAACGCCACGGAGGGCCTGGACCTCCTGACGCGGTCCGTCCAGCAGGGCGGGAACGTCGCGGAGGACCTGCTCGACACCTTCACGGAGTACCCCACTCAGTTCCGGCAGTTGGGGCTTTCCGCGGAGGAGGCGTTCGGCCTCATCCAGCAGGGCCTACGCGGTGGCGCCCGGGACTCGGACGTGATCGCGGACGCGCTCAAAGAGTTCTCGATCGAGGCCGCGCAGGGCGGTAAGCGGGTGGTCGACGCCTTCAAGGCGATGCACCTGGACGCCGAGCGGCTGACGGACCAGTTCGCGAAGGGCGGCCCGGAGGCCCGGTCCGCGCTGGCCGAGATCTTCGACGAGCTCCAGAAGATCGAGGACCCGCTAGAGCGGAACCAGGCCGCCGTCGGGTTGTTCGGTACCAAAGCGGAGGACCTGGCGGGGGCCCTCGCCAGCCTGGACCTGACGAACGCGGCGAAGGAGCTGGACGGCTTCGGCGGCGCCGCCGGCCGGGCTGGTGACGCCCTCCGGGACGACCTGGGGACGAAGCTCCAGACGATCGGCCGGGAGATCAAACAGGCCTTTCAGGGCCTCTTTACCGGGGACTTTTCCCAGTTCGCGGACGTCGGCCGGGCTATCGAGGACGCCCTACCGGACCTCAAGGCCACCGGCGCGCACATCGCCGAGTCCATCCAGCAGGGCATTACGGAGTACGGCCCGAAGGTGTTCGCGGCCCTCTTCGATCTCGCCTTCGAGATCGGGGAGCGGGTGGACATCTGGGGCCCGCTCCTCCTCAAGATCATCGCTGGTGCGTCGGCGCTCCCGGCCGTCATCGGATCCCTGATCCTCACCGCTATCGCCGGCGGGCTCGCCGGGATCGGCTCCAAGCTCCTCCCGTACCTGGAGACGGCTTGGGACGCCGTGGCCTCGTTCATCACGGAGACCGTCCCCCAGGTTGGCGCGGACCTGGCGTCCGGCCTGGCCGACGTCTTCACCGGCGCGTTTGCCTCCGCGCGGGACGCCGTCTCCTCCGGGATCGACACCGTGGTCGGGTTCTTCACCGGCCTGCCCGGCCGGATCGCGTCCGCCGCCTCCTCCCTGGGCGGACAGATCGGCGGATTCTTCACGAGCGCTTTCGAGACCGGGAAGCAGGCGGTGAGCGACGGGACCACCGCGGTGGTCGACTTCTTCGTCCAGCTCCCCGGCCGCATCCTCGCGGGCCTGGCCGCGCTCCCCGGGCTCCTCCTGGACGCCTTCACCTCCGCCGTGGCGTACGTGGCCATCGGGCTCCTCACCGCGGTCGCAGGGATCGTCTTCGTCTTTACCGAGCTGCCAGGCCGGATCTGGAACGCCCTACTGGGTTTGGGAGCGCTGCTCCTGGCGGCCTTCCAGGCCGGTTGGTCGGCGGTGACGGCGTGGCTCGGCCAGGCGCTCACCTCCACCATCGCGTTCTTCGCCGCGCTCCCCGGGCGGGTGGGTGGCGCCCTGGCGTCCTTCGGCTCGTTCCTCCTCGGCGCCCTGGTGTCCGGGTTCAACTCCGCCCGGTCCCGGATCTCCGGGTGGATCTCGGAGGCCGTCGGGTTCTTCGCCGCGCTCCCCGGCCGGGTGGGTGGCGCCCTGTCGTCCTTCGGCTCGTTCCTGCTGCGGAACATCGTTGCCGGGTTCAACTCCGCCCGGTCCCGGATCTCCGGGTGGATCTCGGAGGCGGTCGGGTTCTTCCGGGCCCTCCCCGGCAAGATCGGCTCCGCACTCTCCGCGCTCCCCGGCCGTCTGGCGTCGGCGTTCTCCAGTGCGGCCAGCCGCGCCCGGTCCGCCGTCTCCAGCCTGATCAGCGGCATCGTGGGCCTCTTCCGCGGCCTACCCGGCAAGATCGTCTCGGCCGTCGGCAACATCGGCGGCCAGATCATGAGCAAGATCAAATCCGGGCTCCCGTCCGCCGTGAAGAAATACCTCCCCTTCGCCAACGGCGGCGTGGTCCTCGGCCCGACCCACGCCCTGATCGGCGAGGCCGGCCCGGAGGTCGTCATTCCCCTGACACGGCCGAAGCGGGCGCGGCAGCTCGCGCAGGAGTCCGGGCTCCTGGACATCCTCGGCGGAGCCCGGCCACCGCGGCCCGGAGGCGGGGAGACGGCGGGCCGGACCGTGAACCAGTACGTGACCATCAACGAGGTTGGGGACGCGCGCACGACCGCGCACCGCGTCACGTCCCGCCTCGCCGTGGCGGGAGGCCTGCTCTAGTGCTCGACTGGTACCTATCCCTGGGAGGCGTGGAGGTAGCCAACCACGCCCGCCTGGCGGCCTATCTGGAGACGGTGGGCTCCCCGCTGGACTCCGTGGAGGCCTGCCGGTGCGAGACGTTCACCGCGGAGATGGTGGGGGACCTCCCGTACACGACGCCGGCCGCGGATGCCGCGCCCTGGTACGACCCCTCCGTCCCCGAGTCCGCCGACTTCGCCGGGCTCCTGGTCCTGGATGTGGACGGCCTGGACGCGCACCCGGTGAAGCGGACCGTGACGACCGCGGTAACCGGCGGCGGTGCCCTCGGCCCGGCGCGGGTCCTCCCGCGCACCATCACGGTCACCGCGGTCCTCCTCGGCGCCTCCTGCTGCGCCACGGCGTACGGCCTCCACTGGCTCGGGGAGGTCCTGACCGGATGCACCACCGGCGAGTGCGAAGGCGACTGCCTGACCCTCTTCAACTGCTGCCCCTCGGAGGACCTGACGCCGGAGGAGTTCGCGGAACGGCACCGGCGGAGCATGCGGCGCGTGGGCCTGGTCGACGGGCCCACGGTCACCGCCCGGCACGGCAACGGGTGCGGGCGCGGTGCGTGCTCCGCGGGCGGGGAGATCCTGACCGTGGAGTTCATCCTCTCGGCCAACACCCCCTGGCTCTACACGGACACGGTCCCCGTGCTCGAGGTGGCTCCTCCGCTGGACCCGTCCACGGAGTGCGTCACCTGGTGCCTCCACGGCGGCGGGGACCAGGAGGGGTGTGACGGGGAGTGCCGTCTCTCCCCGTGCCCGGACCCCACGGCGGCGTGCGGTGACCCGCTCTGCCGCCCGCCGGCGCCGCCCGTGCCGAACATGCCGGACACGTGCTACTGCATGCCGCTCGCCGCGGAGCGCGAGTGCTACGACGTGGACCTCACCGACCGCCCGGGCTGGTCCGTGGACGTCCCCATGATCACCGTGCGGGCCGAGGACAAGGAGATCCGGAACCTCACCCTGACGTTCTACGAGCGGACGCCCGGGGATGAGGACCTGACGTGTGAGGAGATGGCCGAGCTCCAGCGCTGCAACCCCCACTCCGTCTACCACGTGCGCTACCTCCCGGCCGGCGGTGCGCTCACCCTCGACGGGCAGATCGGCCGGGCCACCGTGGAGTGCGGCGGCGTGTGTGAGTCCAGTTCGGACGTGTACGGCCGGGACGGCCTCCCGGTCTCCTTCAAGCCGTTGTCCTGCGCGACGTACTGCCTGTGCGTGGAGACGGACGTGGCCAACCCGCCGTCACCGAACGCCGTGATCAGCGTGGGCGTGTCCGGACGGGGGTACTGACGATGGCTCAAGCGGGCTGCGGCACGCACCAGGCGCGCATCGTGGACCGGAGCGGCGCCACCATCGCGGAGGCCGACGTCCTCACGGAGGTGGAGTGGACGAGGGAGCTGGACGAGTTCTCCAGCGCCCGCGTGCTCATCCGTCCCTCCGGTGACTGCTGCAACCGCCTGGAGCGCGTGGAGCCCTGGCGCCACGAGCTCCACGTGTTCCGGGACGGACAGCCTGTGTGGAACGGGCCCGTCATCCAACCCGAGTGGCGCGCCGGACAGATCGAGATCTTCGCCGCGGACATCCTGGCGTGGCTGGACCGCCGTGTCCCGCACCGGTCCCAGACCTTCGGGGACTCCGACCTCACGGACATCGCCACGTGGTTGATTGAGGACGGGTTCGAGCCGGACGACCCCGGCCATGAGCTCTACGTCGTGGCCCCGTCCCGGGTGACCGGCGGCCGGGCCTACACGGTGAACGTGGGGCAGACCGGGGACCACCTCCGGGACCTGGCGGAGACCGGCCTCGACTACACCGCGGTGGGCCGCACGGTCATCCTCCTGCCCGAGGACTACACGGGGAGCGTCGGCCGGCTGACGGACGCGGACTTCCCGGAGGAGCTGGTGGTGGGCCAGGACGGCTCCAACCTCATCACCCGGTGGGTCGTGGCGGGGGATGAGGACTCCGGCGTGATGGGGGAGGCCGGGGGCGTGGACCCGTATTACGGGCTCCTGGAGCGGTACGAGGAGCAGACGTCTATCAAGACGGCCGGCTCCGCCATCGCGGCCGCCCGGGCGAAGCTCCGCGCGTCGCTACCGGCGCCGGTGTTCGTGGACACGCAGCAAGTGACGATTTCGCCGGACGCCGCGGTGGACGTGGCGAAGCTGGTGCCGGGCTGGTGCCTGGACGTCACCACGGAGGCCACGTGCCGGGTGGTCACGCAGCGGATGAAGATCGTGGGGCTCAAGGTCTCCGAGGACGGCGGTACGGACAGCAGCCCCGGGCAGGAGAGCGTGCAAGTGCAGTTGGCGGCGACCGGGGCGGAGGCATAGGTGGCGAGGCGTGGAGGACCGACCAGGCTCCTGACCGGCAATCCCCTCGGGGGGATGCTCCGGGACCTGGACCGGCGGTCGAGGAGCACCACCAGGAGGAGCGGGACCTCCCGCCCCGCCGACACGGAGCGGGAGCCGCGGGAAGGCCGTGTGACGCCCCTCCCGCCGCATCCCGGGCCGCCGGTGGCCGCCCGGCCCCGGACGGCCGTCGCGATCGCCGTGACGGGTGAGGACGGCCGCGCTCGCTGGACCTACCCCGTGCCGTTCACCCGGCCGCCGGTGCTCACCGCGCTCCCCGTCGACCCCGCCCCCGAGGACGAGCAGCGGACGGCCACCGTGGCCCTGGAGGAAGTCACGCCGACCCATGCGGTGGTGCGGGTGTGGAGGACCAGGGCGCGCCGGGGGAGCGGGGTGTCCTCCCCGGCAGGGGACGGCGTCACGGTTCACCTCGCGGCGTACGAGGCGGACGCGTAGCGCGGTTACCCTCTGGTCACGCCGCTGGTTGTGGGCCGGGCGCCCGTCCTCTCCCTTGAAGGGGCCAGACCGTGGCGTCCGTATGCGTGTGTGACGACTACTTCACCGTGACCGACACCGGGGAGCTCTGCCTCATCCCCGGCCGCCAGGGCCTCCGCCAGGTCCTGAAGTTCAGCGAGCCCGGCACCTTCCAGTTCCGGAAGGCTGACTATCCCTGGCTCGCGCGGGTGCTGGTCCGCGTCCAGGCGGCGGGCGGTGGCGCGGCGGGAGCGTCGGCGGGGAATGACCTCCTGGCGTGCCAGCCCGGAGGGGCGGGCGGCGGCTACTCGGAATCCCTCCTCGCCGTGTCCGCGCTCGGCCCTGTGGAGACCGTGATCGTGGGCGAGGGCGGAGAAGCCGGCGGCTCCACCACGGACGGCGGCAACGGCGGAGGCTCTAGCTTCGGGGGCCTGGTGACCGCGAACGGCGGCGGAGGAGGCTCGGCCGTCATGACGGCCGGGAGCACACCGATCTGCTACTCCGGCACGGCCGGCCCGCTCGCTGGATCGGGACAGACGGCCATGGGCGGTGGAGCGGGCGGCGGCGCAATCCGGATCAGCGGCACTCAAGGCCTGGCCGGTTCCGGCGGCGAGTCGCACATGGGACACGGCGGGTTCCAGCGGGCCTCCACCGGCGGTGGTGGCGCTCCCCGTGGGTACGGCGGCGGCGCGGCCGGCGGCATGGCGCGCGGCGGAACCGTGGACGGCACGAAGGGCCAGGACGGAGCCGTGTGGGTGGAGCTCTACGGCTGACCGCAGCCCGGCCGCCGGCGGGCCGTCCGTCGCTAGACTCGACGGGACGCCGCTGGTTGTGGGCCGGGCCGAGGACTTACCCCGTGAGGACGGTGTCCCTTGGCTCGTTGCGGATGCGGCGGTGGCGTGTGCAACTGCTCGCTGATCGCAGGTGAGAACGTCACGATCAGCGGCACGGGATCAGTGGCGAACCCCTTCAAGGTCTCCGCGGAGGTTCCGTGCGAGACGGTCCGGACGTGCTTTAGCGCCGGCCCCGGGATCGACCTGGACCAGACGTCCGGGATCATCGCCGCGGACCTCTCCGGGGAGGCCGGGAACAATCTGGTGATCGGGCCGGACGGCGGGCTCCTGGTGCCCACGGCGGCCGGGCAGATCCTCACCGGGTGCGGCCTGACCGGTGACGGATCGGGGAGCTCTCCGGTTGAGGCGGCCACCGGGACGTGGCCGTACGAGTGCCCGGTGGACGAGGCCGGCACGGTAATCGCGTGCGATTCGGCCGGCGTCCTGCGCGGGGAGCCGCGCGCGGTGGCTACGTTCACCACGTACTCCGAGGAGCGGACGTTCCCGGACATTGAGATCCCGCCGGGCTCCGTCCAGACGGTGGACAACTACGCTGTAACCGCCACGAACCCCTCCTCCTGCCGCCCGGCGATGATCCTGGCGGAGCAGGAGGTGGACGTGTGGATGGTCCTCCCGGCCGGCGCTGGCGGGGCGACTGGCTTCGACGGTGACGAGTGCTTCTACATGCGGAACACCGGCACCAGCACCCTGACGAGCGTGCACGCGCAGGCAACGAAGTTCCTCTCCCGCGGCATGCTCGCGCCCGGGGCGTCCACGTCCGTCGGGTTCGGGGCGTCGGTCGGCAAGGGCTCCGGTGGCGCCTACTACTGGCGCATCAACTACATCCTCCGCGTGTTCCTCCTGGCTCTGTGAGGTCTGCTCATGACGACTCCTGACTTCCCCTGGCCCTGGCCGTGGCCGGACTGGGAGCCCAACCCGACGCCGGTGAAGGCCTACGTCCAGTACGAGGACGGCTCACTGGGCTCGATCACCGTCACGGGCGGGAAGGTCCCCGACCTCGCGCGGCCGGGCCGCCTCATCCCCCGGGACGAGTACAACCGGCTCACCACGGCCATGACCGCCGCGCACACGGCGCGCCTGGACGCCATGGCCGCCGAGGACGCGGAGCGGCAGGTCCGGGAGTTCCGGGACCTCACGGCGGCCGGTATCCGGGAGGAGACGGCCCGCCGTCTCTCCGGCTACGAGGGCCCCGCGGACGCCTCGGCCATGAGCGCGCCCTAGCTAGACTCCTGGTAGCCGACTGGTTATGGGCCGGGCGCAGCGCTGCTGCTGGTTGTGGGCCGGGCGTCCCTCCGAAGTCTCCGGAGTACACCCATGGCTCAGTTCGGCTGCGGCGGCTCCCGCTGCACCTGCCAGGTCACCGCCGGCCCGGGCGTCACCGTCACCGGCAACGGTTCCGCCGGCGCCCCCTACGTCATCGAATCCGAAGCGGGCACGGTCACGTGTGACCAGGTCCGCCCCTGCATCTCCGCCGGAGACGGCGCCTCCTACGACCCGGCCACGGGGGTGGTCGCCGCACGACCGTCGACCGACGCCGGGAACAGCCTCGGCTTCGGGACGGACGGCGGCCTCCTGGTCCCGCCCGCCGGCGCGCCCGCCCTGGAGGCCGGGGACACGGACACCGTGGACACCACGGTCACGGGCGCCGGGGTGCCCGGGGACCCGTTCGTGGTCTCGGCGGACGTGAAGCTGGACCCGACGCCGCCGCAGGGCGGTACCAACCTGATCGGCTCCGGGGCGGAAGGCCTCTTCCTGGAGTGCGCCGACGTCCGCGGTTGCTTCACCGCCGGGGACGGCATCGCCTACGACCCGGACACGGGCGAGATCGCCGCCCGGGTCTCCGAGGACGCCGGGAACCAAACGGTGATCGGAACGGACGGCGGGATCTACACCCCGGCCTCCGGCGGCTCCTCCACGTCCCTGGCCGCCGGGGACTCGGACACGGTGGACACCACCGTGGCAGGGAGCGGCACGGAGGCGGACCCCTTCGTGGTCTCCTCCACGGTCATCCTGGACCCCACCCCGCCGCAGGGCGGTACCAACCTGATCGGCTCCGGGACGGAAGGCCTCTTCCTGGAGTGCGCCGACGTCCGGGGATGCTTCACCGCCGGGGACGGCATCGCCTACGACGAGACCACGGGCGAGATCGCCGCGCGGCCGTCGACCGACGCCGGGAACGGCGTCTCCTTCGGCACGGACGGCGGCCTCTACGCGCCTGCCGCCTCCACGGCTCTGCAGGCCGGGGACACGAACACCGTGGACACCACGATCACGGGCACGGGGGAGGCCGGGGACCCGTACGTGGTGGCGGCGGACGTCATCGTGGCGCCGGAGCCGAACGGCCTGGAGGCCACGGATGACGGGCTCCTGGTGGCGCCCTCGGCCGACGCCGGGAACCAGCTCACCATGGGCACGGACGGCCGGCTCTTCGTCCCGCCGGACGAGCCGCTGGAGATCGGGTGCGGTCTCCAGGGCGACGGCACCGCGGCTGCGCCCCTGGCCGCCTTCCCCATCGCCGGGGAGCAGCCCTGGACGGATGACTGGGACTGCGACGCGGCGGCGAACAGCACGCTGAAGTGTGACCCGGGCACGGGAGCCCTGTGGACCCCGCCGGAGCACACCAGCGCGGCCGTCACCCTCCAGCAGAACCACCCGGTGACCGGGCTCGCCTTCACGGACACCGGCGGCGCCGTCGTCGTCTCCGAGGACGCCTGGTCCGCTGGCCAGTACACCGCGGACACCCTCACGACCTGCCGCGGCGTCTCCTACTCGGTCCGGTTCACCGGCCACCTCGAGGTGTCATGGACGGCCAACGCCCGGTTCGACGTCGGATACGCAATCCAGATCGACGGCGGCGGCCTGGCCGTGCGGCTCATGCACAGCATCCTCGCGGACGGGCCCGCCGGCCGGGAGCGCTGGACGTTCAACCTCTCGGAGGCCGCCGTCCTGCCCCCGCACACCGGCAAGAACGTGCGGGTATACCCGGCCATCCGCGTGACCGCGGGCACCGCCACGATCCAACAGTGGATCACCGACACCGACCTCATCGTGATCACCCGGTAAGGAGCCCTACCCGTGCGCTACTTCCTCAACGACGCCGGCGGATGGATGTCCGTGAGCGGTGACGCCGACCTCTTCAACGTCGTGCCGGACGGGTACCGGGAGGTGACGGAAGCCGAGTTCAACGAGGCGGCCGGCGTCATCACCCTGGAGCCGCCGCAGCCGAAGGACCCCGAGCCGGCCGAGTAACGGCCCGCTGCTGTGGGCCGGGGAGCACCCCCGGCCCACAGCTACACTCCCCGTAGCCGCTGGTTCTGGGCCGGGCCAAGGAACGTCCCCACACGGGAGACCTCTTGGCACCCGAAAGCCACCAGGCGGCGCCCGCCGTACGCGTCTCGTACGGCGTCTCCTCTCGGCCTCGCCGCCACCAGCTCCGCGCACGCCGCATTGCGCTGCCCGCATCCGGCCGGCCCGCCTGGAGGTGGTCACGGTGAAGTTCGTTGAGCGTGAGGACTGGGGCGCGCCGGCGTCGTCCCCGGCGGCCTACCTCGGGTCCGCCCGGGGCGTGAAGTTCCACTACCTGGGGACGGAGTACACCTCCCGGTCGCACTCCCTCTGTGACGACTACGTGAGGTCCATCCGCGCCTCCCACCTGGCGAACGTCCAGGAGAACTATGTGGACATCGCGTACACGGCCCTGGTGTGTGAGCACGGGTCCGTGTTCGAGGGGCGCGGCTCCCACAAGCGGCCGGGCGCGAACGGGAACGCGGACCTCAACTCCCGGGACTACGCCGTGTGCGCGCTCCTCGGCTCCAAGGGGCTGACGACCCCGCCGGATGCGATGCTCCACGGCCTTCGGGACGCCCTGGAGTGGCTGCGCCGGGACGGGAACGCCGGTACGTGGATCGGCGGCCACCGGGACGGCTACGCCACTGAGTGCCCCGGGGACAAGCTGTACGCGTGGGTCCAGCGGGGCGCGCCCCGGCCGGGCTCGGCGCCGGCCCCGGCGGATGACGTCTACGTGGTGAAGGCGGGGGACTACCTCTCCGTCATCGCCCGGCGCCTGGACGTCCCTTGGAAGGAACTCGCGAAGGTCAACGGGCTCCGCGCCCCGTACACGATCTATCCGGGCCAGGAGCTCACCATCCCCGACGGGGCCGCCCGACCGGTGCCGCCGTTCCCCGGTACGGGGGCGTTCGTGATCGGCCGCTCCCACTCGGCCGTGGTCACGCTGGACGAGGGCCTGATCCGGGGCGGCTGGACGCGCCACCACGACGGCAACGGCTACCAGAAGGGGCCGGTGTTCACGGAGTACACCAGGCGGAACGTGGCGGACTTCCAGCGGTCCCGCGCCGAGCTCCGCGGGGACCCGGACGGCTACCCCGGCCCGCTTACCTGGCGCCTCCTCCTCTCCTAGACGGGACTTCCGCATGGCACAGCACGCACGCCGCCCGGTGGAGGCGAAGGTCAAGGCCGGGACGGCGCTCACCTACCTCGCCGGTGTCGCCGGGCTCTCCGTCGTCAACGCCGTCCAGGGTGACCCGCTCCTCATCGGCGGCCTCCCGGACTGGCTGGAGCCGTTCGTCCTCTCCCTCCTCCCGGCGGCAGGGTCGGCCATCGGCGGGTGGATAGCTCCGCACACCCCGGCACCGGACGCCGACGCGCAGGGCGGGTGACCCGTGGCGGCTGAAACGGGAATCCCAGCTCTGGACACGGTCCTGGTGTGGGGCGGGGCGGTCTCCCTCGGCGCCGGCCTCCTCACCCTGGGGTGGCGGCTCGTCCGTGGCCTGGTCCGACTCGGCCGGCGGGTGGAGCACGTGATGGACGACTGGCAGGGGGAGGAGGCACGGCCCGGGGTGGCCGCGCGGCCGGGCGTCATGGAGCGCATGGCCGGGCTGGAGGGCCGTATGGGAGGGGTGGAGGAAGACCTCCGGCGTATCCGGCACGAGCTCTACCCCAACTCCGGGGAAAGCCTCCGGGACGCGGTGGACCTGGCGAACCATCGTCTGGCCCTCTTGTGCCCGGAGGAGCCCACCGGCCGTCCGGGGACGGGTGTCCCCGAGGGGGACAGGCGGGGAGACAACCGTCCCGAGCCAGGAGACGCGGACGGGTGGGCACCCGACGTGACCAGCGGGGACACCTCCGGGGACAACCCCGGGGACGCCGGGGGACAGTGACGGAACGTCCGTCCCCCGCCTGACTGAGCGCCCGCTCCCAACCGTCCCGGGGAGCGGGCGCTCTGCCGTACCATCCCGGGCCATGACGAAGAGCTCGGGCGAACGCACGACGACCACGGACGCGGACACGGAGGACCTGGAGGCCATCATCAGGAGCGCCGCGCCGACGCTCCTGGACGAGGCGTTCCGGGCCATGCTCGCCGAGCGAGAGCGGGCGCGTACGGCGCCGCCGGAGCCGGAGCCGGTCCTGCCCCGGCCGGACCCCGGCCCGGGCATCTTCGGGTACGGCGGGGAGGTCCGCTGGCACTGCCGGCACTGGTGCGGCTGGTACCACGCGGAGCGGCCCGACCTCGACGTGATCGGCCCCGTGGTGATCCCGGCGGACGGCGGCCCGGACGACGTCTCCGCGGCGATCACCCGGCAGGCGAAGGGACGTCATCAGGCCCGCCACGACCGGGTCTTGGCGGCCGTCACGGAGCACTACGAGCAGGAGCACCAGGAGGCGGAGTCCGCTTCGCACTCCGGCCGGTGAACTAGGGTCGTCGGCGTCCAAGCTGGTGCTGCCAGATCGGATCCCAGGAAGAGCGCTCCGCCGGATGATGCCCCGGCGGGGCGCTCGTCTTCTACGCGGCGGTAGCAGGCCGGTCGCAGCCGGGGCAGCCCGGGCAGCCGTCGACCCACCGGGTGAGGAGGTGGAGCCACTGCGTGCTCCGGGCGTCGCTGGCTGGCTGTTCCATGAGGATTCGGATTCGCTCGTTGACCTCTTCCCGGGCAGGGCAGTAGAGGCCGTCTGGCCTGGTGGGGGAGGGCATACACCTACGGTAAGGCCGACCGCCGACAGCCGGATACGTCAACGCCCCGTGTGCTCGGGGGAGTCACGGGGCGTCAACGCGAGTACCGTTTTGAGTGTCTAGGTCAAAACGGAGGCTCCAGTATGGCGCACAACTCAACCCCGTTGGGAGACACCGTCCGTGCGTACCGTCGGACAGCGGGATGGACTCAGGAACGGCTCGCGGAGGAGGCCGGTCTCTCCCTGGGCACCGTAAGGAACATCGAGCAGCGCGGACACGCGAGGTTGGACACTTTGAGTCAGGTCGCACAGGCATTTGACGTGCCGACCTCCGCCCTCTTCGCGCCGGGTGTCCCGCACCCGGTGGGCGAGGACGACAGCGCGAACCGGCAACTCCTGGCGTCCCTCCGGCAGGCGCTGATGCCGCCGGTAGGGATCGAGGGAGAGAACCTGGCGGACCCCGGCGAGGCGGCGGACATCCCGGCCATCCGGCGGTCGATCGAGGACGCCCTGTCTCTATACAACTCGGACCGGTACGAGTCGGTGGCCCTCATGCTCCCCGGGCTCCTGCGCCAGGCCGACGCCGCGGTGCTGGTTGCCGAGGAAGAGGAGCGGCAGCGGGAGGCCACCCTTGTGCGGGCCCACGCGCTCCTCCTGGCCGGGAAGTACCTGACGCAGGTACGGCAGTACGACATGGCTTACCAGGCGCTCGTGGAGGGCATCAGACTGGGCCGGGAGCTGGACAGCACGCTGACCGCGGCGACCGGTGTCACGGGACTGTGCTGGCTACTCCTCCGCCAGGACCGGTTCGACGAGGCGGAGCGGCTGGCGGCCACCACGGCCGAGGCCATCGAGCCCAAGCTGTCCACCGCGTCCCTGGGGGAACTGGCGGCGTGGGGGGAGCTCTGCCTCCGTGTCGCCGCCGCAGCCATCCGGAACAACCGGGACGATGAGGCCGAGCAGGCGCGGCGGATGGCGGCCACTGCAGCGTCCGCTATGGGACACGAACATCGGGACTACCGGACCCACTGGGGCCGCTTCGGCCCGGCCACTGTGGAGGTCAAGTCCGTGGAGGACCTTTCCCTGGCCGGTGACGCACACGGTGTCCTCAGCCGTAAGGACAAGGGCCTCCTGTCGAAGGAGAGTCTGGAGGCTGTAGGCCGGCCTGCCGCGATCAACTGGTACCGCCACCGGCTGGACATCGCGAAGGCTCACGTAAAGGTTGGGTCGACGCAGGACGCCATGGAAGAGCTCGGACGCATCCGGAAGAGGGCGCCCTCCTGGATCCGGCACCAGCCCATGGCGCGGTACGTCATGGAAGACATCCTCAAGACCCGGAAGCGGACTCTTACGCGGGACATGCGGCAGATGGCCGGGTTCCTCAACGTCCGTGCCTGACGGATCACCAGAAATACCAAGCTGGTTGGTAGTTAGCCAGTCACCCACGGCTAACTACCAACCGCGCTGTGTGGTCCACGCCACACCCCGGCCGTACGGTCCATGTACCAACCACTGGACCTACGCCAGGGACACAGTCATGCGTAGAACAACCGCCGACCGGCAACGGCGCCGCGCGCTGGTGGACATCTCGGTAACGGCCACCACGCCCGTGACGGAGCCCGGACCGGTCCTCCCTTTCCCCATCAACCCCCCGCTCCTCCCGCCGCGCGCCGAGCGCCCGCGCCGGAGCCTGGAGGCGGCCGAATGAGCGGGGACGAGTTCGAGTGCATGGCCGTGGAGGGGACGGCCGTGACAACGCTGCCGGAACGGCAGCTCGCCGTGGGCCACTGGCTCCTCAGCGCCGCCGAGAACCGACAGACCGCACAAGGCCAGTGGGACGCCCAGGACCTGGCGCTCTTGCAGTGCGGCGGCATCCTCTCCGCCGTCCGTGTCCCGGCCCGCCTGGTGTGGGCGGCGGCCAGCTCCGAAGACCTCCACGTAGTGGACGACTACCTCCGCCGCTGGTTCGACAGCGGCGCAGTGCTCATGGACCTCCACTCCCTCCTGTACTACTTCCTGGTGCCCGGCACCACGCCGTGGCGGTGGACGGAACGGGAGTTCCCCGGCGTCCACTGTCTCGGCCGGGACGACCACTACCTGGGAGTGCCCGCGCCCCGGCTCACGGAGCCGCGCGGGCGCGCGTACTGGTGCGTCCCGATGGACTCACCCGGTGACCTCTGCTACCCGGACGAGGTGGAGGGGCTATTGAAGGCCGGCCGGGCGGCACGCGCCTTAGAGGGCGGCGCCCGATGACGACGGAGACATATGCACCTACCCCGGCCGGGGAGATCCCCGCGCCGCGCCCGACACCGGGCGAAGCGGCCGCCGCGATGGGACCGATGCCGTGGCTGACGGCCACCGGGCGCATAGACCAGGTCCTCACCGCGTGGGGCCGCGGGGAACTCGCGGAGGTCCCGTCCGGGATCTCCTTCGACGTCCTCCTGACCCCGTTGACACTCGGCCGGGACACCGTCCACCGGATGCATGCGGCCGGCCGCCAGGTCGGGCCCGTCGTCCTCGGCCCGCTCGGCGCGGAGTTCATCGTCGAACGCGGCTCCGCTACTGGCTGGTCCGCCTCTCACTCTCTCGTCCTTCGCCAGGGCGCCCTGGTCCTCCTCCCGCCACCCGGCGACGACACTCACGTGGTGGGCTCCCGGAGCTGGCTCGTGCCGCCGTGCCGCCCCGAGACGGGCGCGCCGCTCTGCTGCGCCGAGCTGACGATGGCCGGCGCCCTCGCGGAGCCGTTCCAGGCGGCCGTCCAGGACGCGGCAGCCCGGAGGGAGTGGCCGTGCGCCCGGTGAGGCCGGACAGCGCGGCCGGGCAGGTCCTCTACGCCGTGTCCCTGGCCGCCCTTGTGGCCGCCCTGGTGGCCGGCATCGCAACCCGGTAGACCACCGCCCCCCCCGCTGGCCCGGCCCGGTCTGTCGTTCCTCCCCGGCCGCGGACGGGCCCGGCCCGGCGCACCCGAACTCAACCCCGAGTGTGCCGGGCCCCGCCCCTCCCTCCACGCACAGGAAGGCTCGAACCGTGCTCCCTCCGGCCCCGCCTGGCGTCGTCCCCTACGTCACCTCCGGCAGTGAGGAACGGCTCCTCCCGTCCCGGCTCATCCGCCGGCCCGTCTGGGACGGGATCGCGCACGCGGATGAGTCCCCCCATGACCGGGACAGCTTCGGCGTGACGTGGATCCGGCCCCGGCTCCTCCCGAAGCACCGGCGCGGGGAGCCCCGGTTGAAGGAAATTCATCCGTACCGGCAGCGGCGGGCCATGGACAACATGCTCTGCCAGGTCTGCGCCCGCCCGCCGGCCGACCCGGACGGCGCGCAACTCTTCCTCCTCCGGGACACCGGCGGCCCGATCCGGGAGGGGGAGCGGACGGCGTCCCCGCCCGTGTGCGTGCCGTGCGCGGGGATCGCCGTCCAGCAGTGCCACGCCCTCCGCCCGGACCGGTGGGTGGCCGCGTGGGTCAGGCACGCCCCGGCGTGGGGGGTGCGCGGGACGGTCCACGACCCGCGGACTCTCCAGGTGGTCCCGGGCCGGTACATGGAGGCCGTGGAGTACGGCTCCGCCCTGGCGCCGTGGACGATGGCCGCCCGTGTGGTGGTCGAGCTCCAGGGCGTGAGGCCGGCCTACCTGGAGCTGGAGTGGGCGGCCCTCGGCCGGGACCGGCTGGAGGCCGAGTTCGCCCGGGTCGCGGAGCTCACCGCCGTGTGAAGGCTCCCGTCACGTACATGGCGGCGGCGCGCCGTGTCCGTGGCGGGTCCCGGCCCGGCGCGCCCACACATCCCCCGGGGCGCGCCGGGCCCGTTCGTACCCCTGAACTGCGCAAGATCAGTCGCCCGAGGAGGCGCCCATGATGATCAGCGTTACGACCGAGCGGGACCAGGACTACCGGCCTGGTATCGGGGACGTTTTCACGTACGGAGCCGCGCAGATACACCAGGCCGCCGCCGCCCTATGGCCCACCGCGCCCGTCACGCTGGAGCGGCACGTCCCCAGCATCACCGGCTATGTGCACCAGACCCGCGTGGGTGACCGCCTCCTCTACGGCAAGGTGTCCGTCCTCGGCGTCTCCCTCGTCTCCCTCCTCCGCGGTGCTTGCGGTGGCTGGCCCGCGGCCCTCCAGGCTCAAGGGGAGTACCTGACGCGGCAGGACGGCCTGGTCCCGCGCGAGGCGGCGCAGCTCGGCCTCCTGGCCGGCCTGGACGGGCCGAAGGTGTGCGACGTGGCCGCCGTGAGCCGGGGCGTCCTCTTCACGGAGCCCGTGCCCGGGCCGTGCCTGGCGGACCTACTCCTCCAGGAACCCGGCCGTACGGCCGATCTCCTGGCCGACGTCCACGCAGAGCTCCGTCCCCTTCACCGGCCGGGCGCGGCCCGGCTCATCGATGAGGGCACGGTGATCGGTGAGCGCGGTGTGGGCGGGACCTTCCTCCGGAAGTTCAACGGGATTTCCGGCCGGGTCTACGTGGACCGGATCGGGGAGGAGCGGTGCGCGCCGGAGGACCGGGAGGAGGTGGTGGCGCTGGTGCGGAGGTCCGTCCGGGAGCTCCGGAAGCTCCGGGCCACGCTGCCCGGCGCGGTGGGGACGACGCTGGTGTACGGGGACCTGAAACCGGAGCACGTGAAGTATCCGGACGGCCCCGGGGGACGGCCGGTGTTGCTGGACCCCGGGCTGATGCGGATGAGCCCGGCGGCGGACCTGGCGAAGCTCGTGAGCCGGATCGTGCTCTCCCTCTGCGCGCACCGGCCCGGGGAGAACACGGTCCGCCAGGTCGTGGAAGGTGTGGCAGCGTTCGCGGCCCGAGCCGTCCAGCTCTCCCACCGGGAGCGGGCGCTATGGCTGCGCAACGTGGTGACGCTCTGGCTCATGGACACCGTCAACATCCTGTCCTCCTACCTCTCCGCGCCGGCCGCGCTCCCGCTCCCCGGGCCCGGCCTGGCGCTGGTGGCCCGGGCGGTCCCTGTGGTCTCCTTCGTCGCCGCGGTGAGCAAGGACGTGGCGGGGAAGGCCGACCCGGCCGGCGTGTGGGACCGGGCGCTGGAGCGTGCCGCGGCGGTGGCGTCATGAGGGCGCCGGCGGTCGGGGTGATCGGGGCCGGGGCGGTCGGCCAGGCCGTGGGCGCCGCGCTGGTGGCCGTAGGCCTCTGTGACCGGCTCCTCCTGGCCTCCCGCTCCGTGGACCAGGCCGCCGCCCTGGCGGACGACCTCAACGACCTCCGGGCCGGGATCGGCTCCCCGGCCATGGCGTACCCCGTGAAGGTGGCCGAGCTCCGCGACTGCCCGGCCGTCGTGGTGGCCGTCCGCGCCCGCTTCACGAACACCCGCCAGACGGATGTCCGCATGGCCGGGATGCACGCGAACACCCCCGCCCTCCTGGCCCTGGCCGAGGAGTTCCGCGGCTACCCGGGGACGCTCCTGGTGGTCACGAACCCGGTCGACCTCATGACGCGCCTCGTGGCCGAGGCCTCCGGCTGCGCCCGCGTCTTCGGACTCGGATCGAGCCTGGACACGGCTCGCTACCGGCTGACTCTGGCCCGCCTCCTGGACGTGCCCGTGGACGCGGTCCGCGGGCACGTGATCGGTGAGCACGGGGACGCCGCCGTGGTGTGCGCCTCCACCACCACCGTCAACGGCGCGCCCGTCACGGTCCCCCTTGAGCGGGTACGTGCCGAGCTCGCCGAGCGGCCCGGCCGGATCAGTGCCGGGATCGGCCGGACCCGCTACGGCCCGGCCGGCGCCCTGGTGAGCGCGCTACGGCTGGCCCTCGGCCTGGAGGACGGCATTACCGAGCTCTCCGCCCCGCACGGGGACGTGTGCCTCGGAATCCCGTTGCAGTTCACGGGGGGCCGTCCTCTACCGTGCGTGCCTCCGCTGGACGACGCCGAGGCCCGGCAACTGGAGGCCGCCCGTTCCAAGCTCCGCGACGCCTATCAGGGCGTGTGCGGTGTCCCCGTCCAACACCTACCTGTGAGGAACACATGAGCGCTCACGCCGTACGCCTGGAGACCGCCGGCGCCTCCGTAACCGTGGTCTCGTCCGAGAGGTCCGTCACGGACTGGACCGGCCGGTACCTCGGCCCGTGGTGGAACGCGGCCGAGGTGGCGCCGGAGACCATCTGTGCCGGGCCGCTGCTCACCGCGACCGTCGGCCGTGAGGCCTACGACGACGCCGCGTTCCTGGTGACGCAGGATCCGCACACCAGCACCATGTACGCGCGGGAGCAAATGCTCCTGGCGGGGGACGTCTCGGCCGGCGTGATCCGGGGCGTGACCCCTGGCAGCGGCCTCGCGTACCGGTCGGTGCTGGGCACCGGGTCCCTGGAGGTCACCGGCTGCGGCACGGAGGCCGTCGCCACGGCGACCGCGCGCCTGGCCCGGGAGATGATCCGCGGAGTCCTCCTCCGGGACGGCTGGTCCATCCTCCACGCCTCCGCCGTCGTCCATGAGGGCCGGGTGATCCTCACCCTCGGCGAGAAGCGGGCCGGGAAGACGACCACCGCCCTGGCCCTGGCCAGTCGTCACCGGCTCGGGCTCCTGGCCAATGACCGGGTGTTCGTCCGCGCGAGCGGGGACGGGGGCGTGGACGTCCTCCCGTGGCCGTCCGCGGCGGCGGTCGGGTTCGGCCTCCTCGGCGCTCTCGGCTGGTTCGACATCGCCCGCCACCGGCTGGAGCGCGGTGAGTCCTTGCACCCCACGCAGGACGAGCGGGTCACGGACGCCCTCCTCCGCGGCATGACGACGCCGCTGTGGGACGGCGGACGGGAATTGAAAGCGCAGGTATGGCCGGACCAGTTCGTGGACTGGTTCGGGCTGGACCTGGCGATGGGCGGGCAGGCGGCGGCCCTCGTGTTCCCGCGGGTGGAGGCCGGCGCCGTCCCCGCCGTGGAGGACCGAGGCCGGGTGCTGGAGGACGGTGACTTCATGTCCGGGGCGACGGAGGACCGCTACCCCGACGTGTTCGCCCTGGCTCGGGTCGACGGAGGCGGATCACCCACCGCACGGCGGGAGGTCGCGCGGCGCCTGGCCGAGCTCCCGCACCACTGCGTGGTCCTCGGCCATGACGTGACCGCGAACGCGGACTTCCTCGCGAAGGTCACCGGCTGCCTGTAGCCCGAGCATGACGAAGGGCCCGGCCTCCAGGGGGGATAAAGGCCAGGCCCTTCCGTGTGGTGGAGCGGCCCCGGGGGGGGTGAGGAACCGGTCCACCGTCTGTGGGGGTTGGGGGTTGGGGGTTAGGCCGCCACGGTGGCGGCGGCCTGGTCCTCGACGCCGAGCACGCGGCGGAGGTCCACGGTCTGGACGCGGAAGAGTCGGCCGGCCCGGATGACGCGGCACGGGAACTGGTCCGCGCGGGCCAGGGAGTAGCCGTAGGAGCGGGAGAACCCGAACGCGCGGGACGCGGTCTCCACGTCCACCGTGGCGGGGAGGTCCAAGACCTCCCGGACCGTCAGGGCCTTGACCGCGGCATCCGTTTGGGTTGTCACCGCTCAACTCCTCCCGTGCATTGGGTAGTACTGGCTGGACTGTAGGGCACGCGTTGCTACTGCGCAACACTCTCTGTACGTTGAGCCGTTGTGGAGCAACCAACGGAGTGGCCCGCCCGGGTCGGCCAGACCATCGCCCGGGAGCTACGCAGACACCGGACAGCACGGAAGATGAGCGCGCAGCAGCTCGCGGACGAGTGCGCCCGCCTCGGCCATCCCGCCCTCCAGCGGACGGTGATTTCCAACATGGAGAACGGCCGCCGGCGGGACGTCTCCGTGGCGGACGTCCTGGTCCTGGCCGCCGCGCTCGAGGTAGCGCCGGCGGCGCTCATCTTCCCGGCCGGGTACGCGGCGGAGGTGGAGCGCCTGCCCGGCCGGACCGCCGCGCCGCTGGAGGCCGTCGACTGGTTCGCCGGTGCCGAGGCGGAGGAGAACTCCGCCCTGGCCCTCATGCGCCGTCACCGGGACCTGGAGCGCCGTATCCGCGGCGTCTACCGGCGTATCTGGGAGCAGGGGATCGCGGAGCAGCGGTACGGCGTGGAGCTGGAGGACGCGGAGGCGGAGGCCGGCCGCGAGATGGCGCGCGAGCTCACCGACCAGCTCCACGAGCTCCGGGAGGAGATGACCGGCCGGGGCCTGGAGCTCCCGCCGCTTCCCGGCCTGGACGGGCCGAAGCAGAACTGACACGAAGGACAGACATGTTGAGGGAAAGTCAGGAGGCTGACCGCCAGGTGACGGTCCGTGAGTGGACGTCCGAGTGGTGGGCGGGACGGGTAGTGCCAGGAGGGATGGAGGACCACCTCCGCCAGGAGGTTGCGCGCCTCGGCGGCCACGGGCTGGACCGGCTCAGCGCGATGCAGTCGCGTGCCCCGGGCCGGACCGCGGGCTCATAAGGGAGGGGGCGTCATGCCTGGACCACGCCGCGCGGGCGGAATCAGTAAGCGGTGCGAGTGCCGCGGTGAGGACGGTAAACGGCTGGCGGGGAGCTGCCCCGATCTCCCGAAGAAGAACCACGGCCGGTTCCGGCTCATCCAGGAGCTCCCACCCGGGGAGGACGGCAAGCGCCGGCGCTTCGAGCGCACCGGCTACGACACGTCCAAGGATGCACAGAAGGACCTGGACCGTATCCGCGCGATCCTCGACCTGGCCGGGGATGAGGAGGACTGGCTCCGCCGGGTCGGGGACCTCCTGGCGGGCGTGCAGAAGGAGCGGCGGGAGATCCCGGACCCCACGGAGGTCTCCCGAAAGCTCGGGGTCGGCGTCCCGCTGGACGGCAAGATGACCGTTGGGGAGTGGCTGGACACGTGGCTGGCCGGTAAGAAAACACGGGCCACGACGAACCACGGGTACGGCTCCCACATCCGGGTCCACCTCCGGCCGCACCTCGGCCACCTCCGGTTGGACCGCCTCGGTATCCCGCACTTGGAGGACATGTTCACCGCGATCGACGAGCGGAACGAAACCGTGGTCGCCGAGAACGCGGCGCGGCGGGAGCAGGAGGCCCGGTGCACGCTCGGCCGGCCGGGCGCACCGAAGGCGAAGGACCGGGCCCGCCTCGCGGAGGAGCGGGCGCGGCTGGCCGAGATGCCGCCCTATCGGAAGGTGACGGGGAAGGCCTCTCAGCAGGCGATCAGGACGACGCTCCGGACGGCCCTCAACGCGGCGATTGCCCGGAAGCTGATCACGTTCAACCCGGCGTCCTTCGTGGAGATGGAGACGGCGTCCCGGCCGAAGCCGATGCTGTGGACGCCGGAGCGGGTGGAGCGGTGGCGGGAGACGGGGGAGGCTCCCGGCCCGGTCATGGTCTGGACGCCGGAGCAGCTCGGGACGTTCCTGGACGAGGCCGAGGAGGACCGGCTCTACTCCCTGTTCCACACCATCGGTTTCCGGGGCCTTCGCCGCGGTGAGGCCGTGGGCCAGGCGTGGGAGGACACGCAGCTGGAGGCCGGGCTCCTCACGGTCTCCACGGAGATCATCGTGGACGGCTGGACGCCCGTGGAGACGGTCCCGAAGACGGCCGGGTCTGTGGGCACGATCAGTCTGGACTCCGTCACCGTCCAGGTCCTCCGGGAGCGCCGGGCGCAGCAGCTGCGGGAGCGGCTGGCCGCCGGGCCGAAGTGGGCGGAGACGGGGAAGGTCTGGACGACGGAGACCGGCGGTTGGCTCCACCCGGACACGGTCTCCAAAACCTTCCAGCGGATCCGCGCCCGGACGGACCTCCCGCCCATCAACCTCCGGGACCTCCGGCACGTGGCCGCGACGATCCTCCACGCCGCCGGCGCGGACCTCCACACCATCAAGGAGACGTTGCGGCACTCCACCATCAAGCTCACGTCGGACACGTACACGTCGCTGCTGCGGGAGGTGGACCGTACGCACGCGGAGGCGGCCGTCGCTCTGGTCCCCCGTGCGAAGCGGCGGGCGGCGGAGTGA